ATGTATACTCGCTACAGCTACAGCCCGTCTCTGGGTCGCACCTACGTGTACGACAACAAGTACTACAAAAATCTGGGCGCCGTGCTCAAGAATGCCGCGCGCAAGAAGCACTTTGTAGAGCACGAGCTCGAGGAGAAGACGCTCGACCCCCTAGACAAGTTCTTGATCGCCGAGGATCCCTTCATGGGCCCGGGTAAGAACCAGAAATTGACCCTCTTCAAGGAGATCCGTAACGTTAAGCCCGATACGATGAAGCTGGTCGTCAACTGGAGCGGCAGAGAGTTCCTCAGGGAAACCTGGACTCGCTTCATGGAGGACAGCTTCCCCATCGTAAACGACCAAGAAATCATGGACGTTTTCCTGGTCATCAACATGAGACCGACTAGACCCAACCGTTGTTACAGATTCTTAGCCCAGCACGCGCTGCGCTGCGATCCCGACTACGTGCCCCACGAGGTCATCCGCATCGTTGAGCCCTCATACGTGGGCAGCAACAACGAGTACCGCATCAGCCTGGCCAAGCGCGGCGGCGGATGCCCCGTCATGAACCTGCACGCCGAGTACACCAACTCGTTTGAGGAGTTCATCAACCGCGTCATATGGGAGAACTTCTACAAACCCATCGTCTACGTGGGCACAGACTCTGCCGAAGAAGAGGAGATCCTGCTCGAGGTCGCGTTAGTGTTCAAAATCAAAGAATTCGCCCCTGACGCACCCCTGTACACCGGACCTGCCTACTAAGCGTGAGTATGCTTGCGGGTGAGTACTATTATTAATATATACAATTAATATATATACAATCAAACATGCTATTATATAAAAATAGTTTATTATAGAGTTTACAAAGGCAATGCATCAGGTAAGTATAGGAAAATATAGGTAAGTAAAGGAGAAATACACACACATACACTCTTTAGATTGTAGTAAAATCTTTCAGCCTTTTGTCCAACTGCTCGAGGTAGGTTTGCAGGAGGTCGGCGTCGTCTATGGTGACTTGTTTTTTACTAAGCACGTGCGCAATGTTGCCGGACAGCGAAGACACGACTGCGGACGGTTCCATGGGCAGCTGGCTAATTTTTTTTGCCAAATCATTGTACGTATTCTTAAGTTGCGCGAGGCGCTCTTGCGGCACCAGCCAGTCGTTGTCGCCCTCGTCGTTGGGTTCAGTGGCGCTCGACGATTCGGCGACAGCGAGGCGTCGATTGGTCATTGCCTCGCCCAGCACCTCAACGATGCTCATGGTGGACGGTGCCCGCTGCGGTTTGGGCTTTGCCAGTTTACTGTTCGACGACGCCACGTCATCTTCCAGCAGCGATTCGAGGCGCGGTCGTTTTGTGGGGCTCAGCACTTTTTTCTGCAGCGCCATGCGCAGTTCTGCCGCAAAATCTAGTGGCGGCGGCGACCCTGCCTTCGGCGGCGGAGTAGCGCGCGCTTTGGAGGGCGACGTTGGTGCGGAGACTTGGGGCGGTGGCGGCGGCGGTGGCGCGAACCCTTCGGGCATGGGCGGCGGAGGAGGCGCAGAATTGGGCGTCGTGATCAAGGCGGGCATCGGCGGCGGTGGTGGTGGCGGCGGAACGTTCGACGGCGGCGGAGGCGGTGGAGGCGGCATGACTGACGGCGGAGGAATTAACGGTGCAGCGACCGGCGGCGGAGGAATTGGCGGTGGCACGGGCGCTATGGGCGGTGGCACGGGCACCGCGGATTCTGTTGGCGGCTGAGGTAACACGGCCGTTTGTTGAGGCAACGCGTGGCCGTTGACGGCGGGCGCGCTGACGACGGAACCCATATTTGTTTCGCCGGCGTACGATGCGCTCGGTGGCAGAGGTGCGAGTGTGTCCTTTTTTGGGGGTGCAACAAGCGGCGGCGTTGCCGCGGGCTGTTCCAGCGTGACGATTTCTTGAAACAGGTGGTCGAGGCTGCTCTCCTCGTCCTGGTACAGTTTGTACATGTCGAGAAACGTTTTAAACAGCGCCGTCATGCCGTGCACGCTGTTTTCGTTGACAATGCGCTCGAGAAGGTCACGCAGGGCCGGTTTGAAGCGACTGCCATCGTTGATGCGGCGCACCATGTTTTCGAGCTGCGTAATTTTGGCGGAGAGCGCGGCAGGCACCTGCACGGGCGGCGGGGCGTCGACACGGACATTGACCTCGTTCCGGTAGATGCTCATGCTCAGTTGCAAAAGCTCGAGTAAGGTGCGAGAATTAAGCACAATTCCCTCGTCGTCCTCGCCGCGATAACACACTGCATCGTACAGCTCCGTGGACACGGGTTTGGTTAGGCGCGGAATTAAATCGACGGCATTATTTTCGGGATTTTCAAAGTACTCGTACACGCTTTGAGTGGCCGCCATGGTGCAAGACGCAAATATGGACAGTGTACTGGTCGAGCTCAACGACTTTTTCTCCGAGATAACGCAGGAGCGTAACCATAAACTGGTGGACGGCAAGTACGGCAAGGTGACGGTGTGGAAGCACGGTCCTACGCAAAAGCTGTTCCTCAAGAAAAAAATCAAGATCAAGCACTACAACGAAATAGAGCCTATGATTCACTCGCTCATGAACAACAACCGATACTACATCAAACTGTATTACAGCATCACCACTCTTAAAAGTCACGTGCTTATAATGGACTTTATCAAGGGTGGCGATTTATTCGATCTGCTGAAAAGCGAGGGCCGTCTGTCGCCGCTCGAGGGCAAACTGATTGTGGGCCAGGTGGCGGAGGCGTTGCACGCGCTACACAAGCACCAGATCATCCACAACGACATTAAGCTCGAGAATATCCTGTACAATCGCTATAAGCAAATCTACGTGGGCGATTACGGCCTGTGCAAGAACGTGGGTCTCGAGTCCTGCTACGACGGCACAGTCGACTACTTTTCTCCCGAGAAGATTGCTCGACAGCGCTACGATTTCCATTTCGACTGGTGGGCGCTGGGAGTGCTGGCGCACGAGCTACTCACGGGCGACCACCCTTACAAGGACAACCCCGACGAGACGCTGACAGTAGACAGACTGGCCGATCGCCAACGACAGAGGAGGGTGTGCTCAAAAAACAACTTGGATAAAGATGCAACAGCATTTATTGCGGGCATGTTAAAATACAACATCAACTATCGCCTACACAAATACAGCGACATATCTAAACACGAATTTTTAATTTAAATATCACAGATTAATACAATACAATTTGGTGTGAATATTAAAGAAAATATAATTAACAATATAAAAACTATAATTAATTAAAATCGGTGTACGAACTTGACTAAAGTTATGTATATATACAATGTACAAAATGACTATACTTAAAATTAAAAAGACTATAACAATATTTGGTGTTTGATTAAAATATACATCAGCCTATTTCTCTAGCTTGACGCGCTTGGTGGGCGGTGGCTCATCGACGAGCACGCGCGAATGGCTTGTCAGCTTAAAACACGGACGCTTCAGCCTCAGCGTGGACGGCGTTTCGTCGACAAACACGACATCATCGTCGTCAGCGTCAGCGTCGTTGACCACTATGGCCTCGGCGGGTGGCGGCGACACGGGGTAGCAGTCGTCGTCTCGCTCCAGCTTGAATATGCGGTCAGAGACCACGTGACCGCCCATAAACTCGTACTCGAAATAATCCACAGGCTCGTCGGGAATAGGCTCCTCCTTGACCAGGACACCGCCAGCGAGTTCTTGCTTGATGCGCGCAGCAGATTCATGATTAATTTGCGCATCGCTAGTGTTTGCGTCGTTGACAGTGGCGTCGTCATTGACAAGAGTGTCGTCGTTGACAGGGGCGTCGTCGTTGACAGTAGTGTTGTCATTGACATTGTCGCCGCCGAGCAAATCTTGCAGCAGCTCGGCCACAGATGTGGTGGGCTCTGGTGCGACGCTGGGTGGATTAACTATAGACATGACGGCGTTGTCAAGTTCATCGCCATCGTTAGAGCAAGTCTTACACAGCTCCTCTAGCACAGCTCCGATATCGTCGGACTCGGGGACAGCGACAGGGGCAACGACGTCAGCGGTGGGACTGTTGATGGTGCGAGTTATGATTGCGATGGCTTCGGTCACCTGTTGCAGTTCCGCGTCGGACATGGCACCGTCATTGCCGTCGTCGTCGTCGTTGCTTTTGCGTCGAAACGTACTGCCGTCGCATGCGTTGTCGTCGTCGTGTCGCTTGACGCTGCTGTCGGACTCGGCGCACTTTACTTGTGTAGCAACCATGTATTCGTCGTCATGACTATCTTCTTCGACGTCGGCGTTGACACTGGCGTCGACGTTTGAATTGACGTTGGCGTTGACAACGGCAACGTCATTGACAGTAGTGTCGTCATTGACACTGGCGTTGGCGTTGACACAATCGTTGGCGTTGACACTGGCGTCGGCGTTTGCATTGACGTCATTATCGTCGGCGTTGACACTGGCAGCGTCGTCGGCGTTAACGTCATCATCATCATCGTCGTCACTGTCACTGTCGGCAATGTTGGCGTCATCGGCGTTGACACTGGCATCGTCGTTCTCGTCGACAGTATTTAATTCTGCATCTGCATCGGTCGTGGCGTTGTTTAATTCTGCATCGGTCGTGGCGTTGACATTGGCGTCGACGTCCTCGTCATCGCCATCGGCACTTGCGTCGTCGACATCGAAATCATTGTTCACCTCGTTATCGACAACGTTTTCGCCGTCGACCATGTCATTACTGACGTCGTCGTCGTCGTCGTCATCGCCGCTTAGGTCATCGCCGTTGCTGTCATTGCTACTGCTGTCGTCGTTATCGTCGGCTACGTTGTTGGCATTGTTATTTGCAACCAGAGCGCCAGTATTGTTAAAATCGTTTTCAAATTCGTTTGCAAAATCGTTTATACTGTCATCGCCGCGTAACGTGTCAAGTTGTAAGCACACGATACACTGTTTCTTTTTGAATAAACTAGTAAACGCACACTGGGTACACAGACGGTGATTGCACCGATCGTGTGTATAATACGTGTATGCAGCTTTGCACTTTTGACAAGTGGTGGCCAGATTAAAAATTTTGTACACCGCCAATATCTCTGAACAGCGAGCCAGTTGTTTTTTTATCTTGTTCTGGACATTGGTGTACTCGACATTAATGGCTGGGCTCACAATTTCTCTGATTCTATGTAAAGTGGCCCTGATCTCGCACCCGAAATTTATAGACCGCAAATCTGCACCAATGGTGCGGACTTTTTCGTGTAAACGCGTACAATCAATTACTGCCTCCTGCAAGCTGAGGTCGGGCAGGCGCGACATAAATTTATCAAACAACGAATAAGTTTCGTTGTCCTTGTCAATTTTATTATAATACAGTACGTAGTCTTGAGTGCAAAAAATCAAGTGTTCCAGAATGATACACTTGGTGAAGAGGGTGAGAAGCGTTTTAAGCGCGGTGTTATCTTTGCCGGGATTCATGTTAACGATGACGTTATACAAATCTTGAAAGCGATTTGAATATACGTAGTGATCTTTGAAGGTAACATTGACAAACTTCCAACTAGTGTTTGTGTTTACTTCGTCAACGTTACCAACGTGGATAAAACTACCCTTGCGCTTTACTTGCAAATAAACATGCACAACTTTACGTACCGGGTTGTACGCCATCTGGAGGTGTTTGTGCGGATCGGGATACTGTAACAACAACAACAAAAAAACCATGAGTATAAATTCAATTTCGTCTCATATTGATGGAAAAAAAAACAAATGGACAATAATACTACACATATAGTACAAAAATAAAAGTACAAAAATAATATGGAAAGTCAACAAATAAAAAAGTATGGGATACTTACATCTCCGGGCTGGAGCCAGAGGGGCGACGTTTCGTAAGACGAGGAAGAGTCCATGTTGCTCAGTCTTATTGTTTACTCGTAGAGCTTGAAATCTTGAGTGAAATCCAACCAAGTCGAATGCTTATTTATAACCGCGCACACTGCTGCACATCGATGATATGGGCGCGCACACTTGTTTGCCTTGCATACGATCGTGCCTAATCGGTCGCGGCGCCGCGATAAAGACGAGTCTACGTGACCGGACGCATGTGCGCCACTCGGCGCGAATGGAAAATTTTATTAATCAATAGGTCGTTGATGTTGTCATCGACCTTGCGTCTTTTAATAGGTCGACCGCGATGATATCACCGTGCCGAAACAAGCATCTTCTTGACCTTGCACTGTTCGCCGCCGACCGACCTGTTTGTCTGATCATGAATCACACTTGTTTGTCCGAACACGAGTAGCATTGTGCCGGCGTTGGCATGTGCACTGCCCGGCCGCGTGACCGCCAGTGGCCTACGTGCTTGCCGGCATGTCCGCCTCGGCCGGCGGCGTTCGTGCAGTCGCGCACGTAGGCCAGCGCCGCGAACGTTCACCTTTGCCGGTGGCGTACGTGTCGGCGCCCACGTTCGCCGCCGCCCTAATCGGATTACTTTACGACTCATTGTCCGATAACGATCATGATCGATGGCATCCTTATCGCGATCGATGCATCCTGTTGTTGTGCAATCGATGCCTTATCGGGTGGCGTACGTGACCGGACGCACGTTGGCCGCGGGACGTGCCGACCCTCACGTACGCCCCTGAACGAGCACGCCGGCCTGGTCACGTAGGCAACTTTTTTGCAGTGCAAAAATGTGCTCTAAAGTGTAGTATATAGAGAGCATATACTACAGTGTAGACTATGCTAGTATAATAGTCTACGATTCGAACTATTGTTCTATATATGGGTGCATATTCAAAGGCGAAAATTTTTGAAGTCCAAAAAAGTTGGAGTGGGGGTACGGATATAAAAGACCGCTCATCGCCGATGGACATCATTCAAGTTCTGCTTGTACATCAGCGAAGTTCACTTTTGTGTTTCGTCTACCAGTCAAAGTAAAATCAGTGACCATGTCTGTAGCTACCGTGCCCATGCGTAAGTTGCCTACCGGCCCCATTTCGCTCAACCTCGGCTCTAGGCCTGTGTCATATGTGAAACCTCTTTTGCCGTGTACTTGTTGTCGTTCTACTACTTCTGATGACAACGAAAACAACCCAGTGCCCTCGCCGGGTCGTCGCTCGCGTTCGCGCTCGCGCTCGCCCCTCGAGGAACATGGTTGGCACTCGCCTGCCCACTTTTCTCCTGTTCATTCGCCCGACTTTTCGCCGGAGCGCTACGACCCTGTTGATCGCCATGACTACAATTTTGACGTCATGGATGTCGTTGCTGACGTCTCACCTGCTGCTGCACCTGCTGATGCGGCTGCACCTGCTGATGCGGCTGCACCTGCTGATGCGGCTGCACCTGCTGATGCGGCCGCACCTGCTGATGATGCTGAACCTGCTGATGTTGCTGAATCTGATGCTGAATATGATGCTGAACCTAATCCTGAAAATTATTCAAGTGAGACTCATGCATTTTTAAATCTAATTCATGATCATGTGAATGGTTATATTGATACTCCCGAATTTGAACGACATGTGGCTAGACTGCATAGCTTGCCATCTGAGGAACGTGTTTATCCCTTACCTGACAATAATGACTCATCGGTTGATAATGATTCATCAAATAATGACTCATCGGCGCGCGATGACGTAGCACAAGTACTTGGCGAAGCCGCGTCTATACTCAGTGACTTGGCTCTTCCCGCCGACGACGACAACAACGTTCCTGCCGACGGTAATGACGCTGTTCTTGATAACGTTAATGACGCTGTTCCTGCTGACGTTGATGAAGACGTCATTTACATTGCACCGGTCTACGACACCATTGACTTGACCGAGCCGGAGCCTGTGACGCCCACGAACTCTGTCAATGTGCCAGCGCCGGGGCCCATTCGTACCCGCCACGAACGTAGTTCACGTAACACGTCCCTGCGCGGACGTCGTTTAACTTTCAATTAACTATGTATTAGTTACGTTTCATGTGATATATTGTATTATTTGTAATAAAAACTTGTGATATATTTTGTATTATAAACTTGTGATATATTTTGTATTATAAACTTGTGATATATTTTGTATTATAAACTTGTAATATATTGTGTTATGTGTTGTTAAATATATTTGTTGTTTGAAATACTTTGTTTTCCTTTACAATTCCCTGCAACATGCACTTTAACACTATTCACATACAAACATAAACTATCATACAAACATATCATACAAACATATCATACAAACGTATCATACAAATATATCATACAAACATAAACTATCATACAAGCAATTGTACACAATTATACAAATATGAAATATACTCTATATCATACAAAAGTAACATACAGCATTAGTCAACAAACAAACAAAACGACATATAAATGTAATACATGCAACACGACAATATAATGGTAAGCTTGTATTAAACTATTCTGACGTAATCATGTCCAACTTTTTCCGGCCACTGCGCACCGTCAACAGGACATATGGTAACGCAGGCGCATTTGTGGCGGACAATGCCGGTGTCATAGCCGGCGCACCGTCAGGGTTTCGCGGGGTGCTCAGCAACCCTACGACACAAACCATATCGGGCAATCGTGTCATACCCGGCTATAATATTGGCAACAACAACTTTGTCTCCACGGCCGACATGAACCGGGTGCTGCGCAACAACGACTCTATAGGTATACGCGCCACCTTTGGCAACGTCAGCAACCCCGACCTCAATGCCCTGACGCAGCTGCGGCGCAGCGATAACGTGCCCGACGCCCGCCTTCACAGCTCTAAAACACGCGCAGACGCCGTCAAAACCAACCACCCCGCCACCAACACCACCACCCCCGAAGGAGTCGAAAACGTACTCAACAACAACCCTCGACTGTACTCGTACCTCGATGGTCTCAAAAAGGCGGGCACTGTCGCGCTCATCGGCGCAGGCGCTTATCTCGCCTTCTCCGCCGCCACCCTCGTGCAAGACGTCATAGACGCCATCAATCGCACGGGCGGCAGCTATCTGGTGACAGGCGTCGACGGCGGCGACGAGCTGCAAATGTGTCTGCTGCGCTTTCGTACTTGCCAGCTCGACCATATCCGCGACGACGTCACCGTTTGCACCAACGACCCCCTGATCCGGGACGAGGCGGTGCTGCGCAACATTTGCTCGGGTTTCAACTATGAGGTGGAGCAAACCGTGTGCAGGGCCAGCGACCCCAACGCCAACGTTGACTCACCGCAGTACGTAGACATTTCAGAGCTGACGCCCGATCGCACAATTACGTGCATCGAGCCCTACAACATGGGTGACCTGATCGGTGACCTAGGTCTAGATAACCTGCTCGGCGACAACGGCATCCTGACAAACTCATCAAATAAAAGCAAGAGTGTCAGCGACAGTATCCTGCCGGCCATTCTTATGATAGGAGCGTTCATACTCATAGTTTTAATAGGGTATTTTATTTTCAAAAAGTTGGGCAGTGGCGGAGGCCGGCAGTCGTTTAATATAGAGCCTGTAGCTATGCAACCGGGGCCTACGACCATTATACAAACTAGATGAGCAAAACAAAGACACTTTTTATAATAGTATATTTATTAACAAAACAAAGACACACTTGTGATTAGTATATTTAATTAATTGGGCGTTATTATACAAAGTAATAATTGAACATATTTATAGGTAAAACATTATATAGTATACATATATTTTTTTATTTCAATTTCTTAACCATGGTTTTATACAGCACCATATCATAGTAAATAATACGCCTCGGCTTTTGCGTTTTAGACTTTACACACTCTTTGAAAAACATTGTATTGGCCATGACCGTAGACTTGCGAAAGAACAGGGCGTCGGTGAAGCCGCACTGACTACAGTACAACACGGGGTGCACTTTGAGGTATATCTTATTGTCCTTGCACAGCTTACAGTATAGCGTACATTTGATGGGAAAATATACAACATAATTATCATAGTTTGAAGAATACACTTGTTTTACCACGCGATATATATACGTCAGAGGCTTGGTGTCCTTGTAGGTGGGCAGGAACGCCATCATGGAGCTGTGTTGGGGGTAGAATTCCAGCTCAGTCGCCATCTCGCCGTACGGGTCAACGGTGCTCTTCATGACGCAATCATAGTCAGTCTCGGTGAAGAGAACACGGCCGTAAGTAAGCAGCTGCAACTTGGTGATCTGCTCATGAGGTTTTTTATCCTTGACAATAGATTTGACAACCTTGTAAAAATCATGGTAGTTGGGGACCTCGGTTTGCGTCACCACTTCGGTGCACTCGAGCTTTATGGGAAACACGTACTTTGTGATGAAACCCTCGTCGCACAGCACCTTTATATTGTCGAGACCCACCGACGGGTACAGCTGCACCACGTGGTACGGTTCGGTGAAGATGTATTGGTCAGAGCAGTCCTTGCACATGAACCGAAACTTGCTCCAACGCCGTGCCACGTCGTCCAGATCGACGGACTTGTCAACGACACAGAACAATGACTTTGCGTTATTGCGAGTAAATTTTTTCTTACACTCTCCTTGACAGGCCGTCGACTCCAGCACCTCTGGCGTCTTAAGCTCCTGGCAGTTCATCTCTTGCATATTATTGATACGCACCACGCCCTGGGCATAGTCGGTGGAGAAGCGGGTCACCGCCAGGAGAAGACGGTAGTTTTGCACGCTCAGGAACCGCGGACGCACATCTTGCGGCACCTCGGCGGGTATGTTGGTGTTTACACGGGCACTGACTGTTTTTTTACTCATCTGCACAAAACATGAAACAACAGTCAATGGAAAATCAATGGGAACATGCACCATGTTCACGACTCATACACATGACTCGTGACATGTACGCACAAATACAATGAAAATACAAGCAAAGACACTTACCGTGACACTGGCTGTTGACTGATCGGGCGCGTAACTTTGAATACAATGTTAGACTTCAGGCAAGTGTTTATATAGTCGTTATCTGATCAGATTTGCATGCAATCTACATGTAATTAGCTGATGTCATTGATGTCAACGCCCTTTGGTCGAGGCCATCCTTTGTTCTATTGTTTCTTTGTGCGCACTCAATCCTTGTTTGTGTCCTCAATGCCGTATTATCTTATCATCAGTATCTAATCTATCATTTTAATATAAGCGGTAATGTCGTTGGTTCTGGTATAAAAGGACGACACTGCCCCAGGCACGATCAGTCTATATTCAGGCATCATGGTGAACGCAAAAGTGTTGTTGTGTTTCGTTGTGTTCGCTGCTTCGGCGGCACATTCAAAGTTGGCAAGTGAAATAGTGCAAGTGAAGGAGTTGCCCGCTACGTCTGGTCTGTATTTTCAATCTACTAGTAACATGCAATTTGTCCAGAACATTTGGCATTTTGTCATCGAAATGGACCATGGCAGTGTCTTTATGGAGCTCAAAACTCTATACGATGACGTATTTGAACTGCTGGAATATCTGAAAGATCAGGCAGAGTTCAAAAATTGCCCCAACGCTAAAATTGTCACTGCCGAGATCAATAGCAACATTGTACGACACATCAGAGAACTGACCCGTGTGCACAACATGCTCGACGACAAAGTTCCCAAAGCGGGCGACTACGAGCGTCCGGAGCCCGTCAAGCTAAAAACCCATCGCCGTCACAAGCGCGGCCTGCTCAATTTTGTGGGACGCGTCGACAAGTTCCTGTTCGGCACCATGGACAGTGACGATGCACATTTACTCCATCAACTGGCCAATAACTCCAACTCGCTAAATTCCCAAGTCAAGCAACTTGATGACGAACTCATTGCCATTGCCAAGTACATTGACCATAAAGCGCAGGTGGACGCGCAAAAGTACAGCAACATTTGTCTGTATGTCACTAGCAAGTTAAATCTCATATGTGAACAAGTGGCAGAAATTGAAGCGTTGTACAATAAACTTGATCGCGCCATCGATAGCGCCAAGCTCAATCATCTCAACTCTATGGTCATCTCTCCTGATCGGCTGCTGCGCGAGATGAAGAACGTCAGCGGACATCTTGCAGGTTTGTCGTGGCCCGTGCCCCTGACCCACGACAGCATGCACGTGCTCATCGACACCATCATCAACGTGCACGTGTTTGTGACGGAGGAACGCAAGTTGCTGTTTATCCTGGAAGTGCCTCTAGTGAACTCTCAAGTGTACAATCTATTTCATACTATTCCCCTGCCGTTTTGTGATGCGCACAGCAAGTGCGCCATAGTGCTTCCCGACAGCAAGTACCTGGGCGTGTCGGTGGACCGACGCACCTATCTCCGGCTCGACGACACCAAGACATGCAAAATGGCGGGTAAGCTGCTGCTGTGCTATCGGCCCCAAATCATCTACGAGACCAATCAGGCTAAATTGTGCGACATCCGCATTTTTATGAAGAGCGAACGAGAGATTGACTTTGAGCACGACTGTGACGTCAGAGTGGGCAGGTTTGAGGATGAGTTGTTCTATGCCACATCAGACTTTAACAATTGGCTGTATGTTTTGCAGAATGACGTTGACCTGAACTTTGAATGCACTAACTCGCCCACAATTCCCGACGGCAACGCCATTCTTCCCATAGTCCTCAAAGCCGGAGTTGGCGTCATCCGCGCCACTGGCCACGACAGCTGCAAACTGACCACCAAAAAGTCTACTCTGAGTGTGCACGAACTGTATAGTAATCTAAATAGCGTCATCGAAATGCCCATCAACACCATGTTCAACATTAGCGCCGCCCTACACGACATTGATAAACTACAGCTCAACACCATGAAAACCAACAACGATCTAGAACACACTAATCTGCACGAAATGACCGACCGTCTCTACGAGCTTCGTCGTCGCATCGGCAACAACACTGTGTTTTCCGGCTCTGACGTAACCGACGAGGTCGAAAGCAATTGGCTCGCAAACTGGTTCGCCGGCGTAGGCATAGACTTTCACATTGTAAAAATGGTGTTTGTATGGGTAGTGTTGACGTTTGTGGCTTTGGCTTGTTTTAAAATTTATCAAACTTGCTGTCCTGGCACCTGTTCTGCCCTCTGCTCCCTGTGTCGCCGTCGTCGCCACGATCCCACTGTGGTGCGTCGCGACGACCGCGACATGTACTACCAACACACCATGCCCAAACGATCAAAGTCTAAGCACATGGCCATAGAATCAAACTATGACCCCGACGACGACCTCGAAATGCATAGGCTAAACTAACGTTTGTATTGTAATTAAAAAAATGTCGTTATATTGTAATGTTTATTTCATAATATTAAACAATAAAAGTACCAAATATATACTACATAATAAAGTATTGTACATTTTTATAATAAATTTTATACATTGTTAAAATACAATATATTTACAAATTTTTATAATAAAGTTATTGTTGTGTATAGCATAATAAACACTTTTGTACAAATTTATGGTGGCGGCTTGTGTGTTAAATATTAAATGTTGTTATCGAAACCAATGACTTTTTTTTATTTTGTTCACAAACACATTAAAACTATAGTCACACATGCAGGGCACAAATCTACACACGTACGGCACACTGCTTCCGTACGCTTCGTTGTCGCACACCCTAAAATTTCCCATGGCCGTGTACGTGTCGGACCACAGCACCTGCAGCTGAGCGTAGGCCCCGCAAAAGCGAGTCTGCTGCACCGCCAGGCCTATGCGGCCATGTACCGAGTGGTACACGTAAAAGCACTGGGAAACGTTGTTTACGTCGGCGACGCTGGTAGCGCAAGTGAGTCGCACATGTTGCAAGTCGTCTACGGTCAGAGTCCTGTTCAAGTAAAACAGCACCGGTATTTGACTGAGCAACAGCTCGTCGTGCTCTAGGGCCCTGTACGCTCTGCTGCCGTCGTAGAAACTACAAAAAAAACTATTGTCGCAACGCTGCGCTATGCAGTCGTCGTAGATGCGGGCGCGCCACTCGTCGCCGCCGTCGCGCTGTCGCTCGCACAGGCCGCGGTGGCACGCGGAAAAGACGTGCGCGAGGTCCTTGTGTCGCGGCGTGGCGTCGTCACGGGCGATCACGTAGCCCTCTGCAAAGCCGCGTACGCGGTACTCGCCCGGCTCCGCGTCCAGACGCATCATGGCGCCGCCCAGATTAAACAAGGTGCTGACGTACACGCCGTCGTGGAGGCGCAGCTCGAGGCGACAAGCGCCGGGCGCGTCGGCGTGCGTGGTTTGCACGCGCCAGCAGTCTTGGCGCACCATCACCTCGTCCAGGCGCGCGCTAGCAAAGGTGCCCGCGTGCGTCACATAGTGCACGCGCAGCGCGGGCAAGGTGAGCGCGACCAGGCGTCTGTGGTAGTGCGCGCGCAGCGGCTCTGCGCTAGTCGAGGCCACCGCTTCGGCACACAATCTATACAAGGTGGGCACGCGCGCCATGCCCGATTATCACTGGACCGCGCACTCCATAGGTTTCGAATAAATACAACGGCGCTGTACGGTTCATTGAACATGATACTAATTTATTGTGATAGGTAATATAATTCTTTAATACTTGTTATTAATGACTTTTTTTTTCGTATACACTATATCTAATGGAATTTTTTTCGTATACACTTTATTTAATGGTTTTGAAGAAGCGTATCAATCTTGTCGTTGATTACGTCAATTTTTTTACTATTAATAACCACTAAATCTATAGAATGGCGCGTCATGTTGTGCAAACGCGATATGCTGTTGATTGCCGTTTCATGGTAGGTGGCCATGTCTTTGGCCAGGTCGCCGAACCGCGCCTCTACCGTTTCATAGATGGCCACTAGTAGCTTTTTGACCACTGTAATTTCGGCACTGAGGCTGTTGGCGTACCACAGGTACGCTCCCACGAGCAGCAGAGTCAACGCGGCGTAGTTCATTGCTATCGGTCGTCGAGCGCAAAACCCTCTTATTGTTTCTTGCGATTTATCAAATCTTTAATGGACTTGAACCCGTCGAGCATGGTGTCATTGCTAAATGCCAGTTTATTGGTCAGATCAACTTGCATATTTCTAATGGTCTCTAGCACGGCATTAATGTTGCTGAACAGGGACAGGTTCTCGCTGCGCAGCGTCTCGCGCCATGCCTCCTGCTGACCGCTGTCGTAGGCCGCCGCACCGTTGCCCGACGACGAAGACGATGACGACTGATAAATGGCGTTGCCGTTGCCGCTGACGATGCAGTCTTGCAGGGTACAAAGCTGCGTTTTTATGTCGGCGAGCGGGTCAATCACTTGGCTCTGCGCGCCCATGATCAGGTCACAGAACATTTGCTTGAGCACGTGCAGCTCGGGGGCGGGCGGCTTGTCGGTGGCGAGGCGGTACGAGGACAGGTAGCGGCCCAGCGCAAACGCGTGCACGTAGTTTTTGCCGTTGCGCGACAGCTTGTGCGACGGAATAACGTTGGCCCACATCACCGCTTGATTAAAACCCCGTATGCTGACCAGGGGCGCGAGCAGGCGCGCCGCCGCCGACAGTTCCACGTACCCGTCGCGGTCATCGTCGCCGTTCTCTATGATGACCACCTCGATCTGTTGGTCATCGTAATTAAAGTGCACCGAGGGCGCGCTCGAGCCGGCACTCATGTTGCTCTCGTACATTATGCAGAGTTCTTAATTTACCGAATAAGATGCTTTCATTTTTTGAACTCGATCTACCCGTATCACCATCGCCACCATGTTCAATTCCGCGCTCCAGCGGCGGTACTACAACGACTATGATGTTATTATCAGACAACACGAAATGATACGCAACGATCTGCGCACGTTAAAGTCGCAGGTGCACGAAATGTGCCAGCAGTCCGGCTCTGATCGCGCCCTCTGCGACAGAATTCGATCCTCGCTCGACGGCGGCGTACAGGTCTACGCGCCCAAACTCAACGTCGTCACCGCCACCGCGCCCCGACTCAACAATGACGCCGCCATTGCTGTCGTGGACACCGTCAAGCTGCGCTAGCGACATCGACAAGGACGCCGACTACGCCGTCGTGCCCGGCGAACTGCCCATCGATCTGACACCCTTCACTCCGTTCCTGGACAACGGACTGCGGTTGCGCGTGTCGGGCGTGCGTCTGTACTATCTACTCAAGAATCGGGACAAGTTCGACGCCGCCACCGCCACCGCCGAGCAGCAGCGACGCCCTTTTAAGAAAAGTCTCAAAAACGTTTGCCTGCGGCAAGTGCAAAACAAACAGGGGGCGGCGAAAGCGCTGACCGCGGCGCTGCGCATGCCCGATTGCATTGCCCGCCTGCTGGCCGCCATCGAGATACAGCCGCGCGGCAATCGCTACCGCAAGCGTTTCATATTCAACGCGTACGTGGCAAACGTGCTCACTTGCACCAAGTGCAACAAGCGCTGCATCGTCGACGCCATGGCGCTGCTGTACGAGCACGAGGAAAAATGCACCCTAGAATTTGATCGGTTACTGTACAGAAGCGAAACTATCTACAAGCCGCCCAACTGCGCAAACATGAAAAACAAGGACAAACTGTGCTGCAAAACCACCGCGTGTAAGGGTACCAATCCCATTTGTAATTTTTAAATAATAAATTTATCTAACATACTTTGATTGTGATTATTACTACTTTTTCCCATTGCCGATGGACATTGCCGACAATCGTCGATGAACGGCAAGCTGGTTTTTAGTGACGCAATCGCATTATTAGTATCGACACGCTAGAATTCATCGACGATTGTCGATGAACGGCAACACGGATATTTTATACAAAAGCGAACCATACGAATGACACAACGGTCATTGAACCGTACGGATGATGCAATAATATAAATCTGCTAGAATTCACCGACGATCCTCGATGAACGACAGCGAAATCGATACGATTGCACAATCTTTATTTATACACACATGACGCAATACTTAAATGGCGTGGAATTCACCGACAATCCTCGATGAACGGCAAGGCGGTTTATACACTATGACCAAAACACATACACACCGTCATTGAATCGCGTCATCGCTCAAATGACGTTATTTTTATTAATAGCACTAGAACACGGATTGCGTTCACCGACAATCGTCGATGAACGGCAAGCTAGTCGTGTTTTAAATCCGGTTACGAGTCAACAATCTACAAGTCAACAACATGACGCAATCGCGCACGTGATTCGATAACAGATTATTATTAATATATGCGCGATCGTCGCGCGAATTCATCGACAATCGTCAGTGAACGGCAAGCACGACGAATATAAGCGTACAATGACGCACACTCGATGACTTACAAATAAACGCGCCATGACGCACACTTGTTGACTCGACACCCAGTCTCTATGCGCTCGGCCGCGACACTAATCTTGCCGGCGTCCACGTGAGTCGATCGAAACACGTGCTGCGCTTGCGTCATACGACGAGATTACATCAACGAGTTGCACTAAAAATAGGTATGCGTCAAACTAAAGTAGGCATTCTAGCGCTCGAGTAGAATTCATCGACAATCGTCGGCGAACGGCAGACAAGTTAATGCAACTAAAAATAGAAATGATGTCAGAGTATGTGTGTGACGTAGGTTTTGTGCGTCGAGGGAATTCATCGACAATCGTCGGTGAACGGCATGCACAATGTGTTTTAGTGTATTGCTATTAAAATATGTCGTCATTTTTTAAAATAGTGTATGACGTAATGTTTAATTTATTATACTATGTGTTGTCGGGCGTTGAATTCATCGACAATCGTCGGTGAACGACATGCAAGTTAATTTGTAGTACAGTAGTATATTTTTATTTACTTTTGTAATACACAGAGAGTACAATGGCCTAGTGTTTAGTGTTGAGGGAATTCATCGACGATTGTCGGTGAACGGCATCGGGAATCAAACAGACATATATATTGTACATTGTTTATTGTGGTCATTAGTATTGGGTTAATATTTTACAAATTTTCTTCAATAAAAGATTTTACAGTGTCGAGCGAGCAGTTGACGTGCACGACCCTTCTCGCCTTTTTACAATAGCCAAAGTTCTTCATGTCTAGCTCTTCGTTGATGCAATGCATGGCCAGCTGGGGATTGGGGTGAACGCTGTCGTAGATCAGTTCCATGTCGTTGTATTTTCGCTTGCGCGCCGCCGCGTTGCGTTGCTGGCTCGCCACAAACGCCACCTGCGTGCCCGTCTCCAGGGGCTTTGCGAACACCGACAGGCGCGGGTGCTTGGACGCGTCGCGCGGAAAGCGCACCGTTTCGTAGCGACACATTTGCCGCGCCTCGACGTCTTCCCCGCCGCGGTCCGTGTCGGACAGGAACGACATGTGCGTGTCGCGATCCAACAAGCGGTGGTGTTGCCGTAGGCGCTGATACAACGTCTCTACATTGTCAAACGCAGACATTTTCTCATGCAGCTGCGCCACCCGCCGGTCAAACACCTCGAACCGCTCAATCACTTGAGCTTTGAACTCTTCGTTGACGCTGGCCATGGCCCCGTTGTGCTGCTGTATAGAGTCCACTGCAGCTAGCACCTTGTTCAGCTTCTCTTCTGTCGGCGACGGCGGCGCGTTCTTCGACTCGAGATCGCGAAACACTTTTTCAATGAGCCAGGCGGTGAACTCGGCCTTGTTATCAAAGTCCGCGTGCTCGAGCAGCTGCAGAATGCCGTGCTTGTTGGCACACATCACGCCCTGGTCGTTGGCTGCCCTGTCGGCGAACAGCAGCCGGTTCACGTTCTGCTTGTACTTGTCGTCGATAAAGTCGTGCACGGCCGCCTCGGGGTTGTCGTGGCCCACGCCCGCCGCAAACGGCACCGCTGCAAACCACACTTGGTCGTCGACGAGCAGGTGGTGGACGGTGAAGCAGAATTGGTCGTCAAAACGAATGCGTTTTTTCTTGAAAATATATGAAAAGCCGTTGAGATGGTCACTGCCGCAGGGTTTGGCGGGCGGCGACGCCGGCGACCACAGGCTCGACAAAAACCTTAGCACTCCGTCCATAGTGTGGAGAATTTTTTGCCTTTATAATTGTAGCTGTGTGGCACACGAATTTGATTCTGATTGCAAAATACGTGCTTATCCACCGTCGGCCATAAACTTAGTAACGGTCTGTTCGCGCACTCTGCTATCGAAGACACGGCCTCCTTGAACGCGTACGCAAAGCACCCCTCGGGCACGACTTCTGGCAGCTCCGAGGGCGCCGCGAACACCTTATAGTATTTTTCTCGGTCCTCCTTGGACGCGGACATCGGGAAGCGGTCGATGCGCAGCCACACGTGGATGCCGCGGTTGCCCGAGTGCACGATGCGCGCCACGTTGTCGCCGAAAAACGAACGAAAGGTGCGCGCCGCCACGCGGATCTTGAGTTGCAGTTCGGCCGCGTCGGCCGCCTCCACGTCCACGTCCACCACCCACTCTCGGCCACCGTCGTTGTCCAGCGCCTTGACGTGCACGTCGCTAACGTTGTGGCGCTGGATGCACTGGTACAGGTCCTCGGCGTCGCCAAAGTGCCGGTCGGGGTGGTACCAGCGCGCGCCGTCGAAAAACGCGTACGGGCGCGCGTCGTTGAACGCCACGCTGTTCCACATGAGCTCGACCTGCTCCCGCGAATACAGATTTTTGCGTTTCAACATGTTGCGCGAATCGTTGGGATGCGAGTGCTGGTAAGTACGATGTTATTAACGTTAATAAACACCGGTATACCAGCGCCGTATAGCGCACTCAACGCCTCGTTCGAGCACCAAGACGGCAGCGACGAGGACGACGACATAAACGGCCTCTTTGACATGATCATGCACGAGATTAGCAAGATTGAGCGCACCGAGGACAGCGACGTCAACTACACCAAAATGATTTTTGGCCTGCTCGTGCTCGTGGCGCTGCTCACCTTTCGATCAAAAATATATCGCGCGAGCACATGCTGTCGTCGGCGCCATCGGCACGGCCGCAGCGACATTGCGCCGCTCGACACCATCACGATACAAGAGCTAAACTATAATGTGGTCATTGAACAGGACAGCGCAGCGGCGGCAGCGACGACGCCGCTCAAGCCACCTGCGCCGTAGAGGCCAGCTCGTTGATCATGCCGCACGAATTGACGCCGCGGCGCACGCGCACGTAGCCCTCCTCGCCGTAGTCGGCGCCCCACGAGTTTTTGATCGTCCAGTACGGCACGTTGTTCTCGACGCCGTAGCCCACGAGCAGCACCGCGTGGTTCAGCCCGTTGTTTTCGCAAAAGCTCACCACGCCGCCGTAATAGTCGGTGAGGTCGACGGCGTCGACGGCGATCGCGATCGGGCCCACGTACCGCAGCAGGTCCTCGAGCCGCTCCTCGTTGAGCAGCACGTAGCGGTAGCAGTTGCGCACTCCCGCCACGAACTTGTGCGGCTTCAGCGCGCACGGCTGGCGCTCGGCGCGGTACGGGTAATCAATCTCCTGCTCCACGCCGCCCATGTTCATGATCTGCTCGTAGGCCGTGTGGATGAGCCCGCCGTTGCAACCCATGTCCACCGTGTCGCAGTCCACCAGCTGTTGCTCGCTCAAATCGACCAGACGGTCGTACTTGATGGCGTACTGGCTCTCGAGCGCGCCCAGGCCCGCAAACGCCCAGCACGCGCCGCACATGCGCTGGTCCTTGACCGAGGTGACTTTATTGTAGTTGCGCCAGTCAAAGCTGGCCGGTCGTTGCCGCTGCCCCGGCCCGTCGACCACGATGGTCTCGCAAAAATTTGCGCCCGTTTCGCCGGACGCTAGGCCCGTGTGACGGCTGACCACCTCGTTTTTGGTCATGTCGGCGAAACGGTTGATTTTGTACACGGCCGAGTCGTTGCGGCTGTTCTTGTGGTTGATCGACTCGATGTTGTGGCGGAAAATATTATATCGATATTTCTTCTCGTCCTCGCTCGCGTACTGCTTGTTGTACTGCGAAATAAATTTTTCAAAGTACAGCGGGGCGCTGTTGATGTTGTACAGACTCGTCTTGGCGGCCACCACCGCGTTGTGCGTCGTTAACGCGACGCTGACGAGCAGCAAAAGTAGTAGTGTTTTGTTCATTATACATTCAATAAACGATATATACTTAATTCAATGTAGACCGACGGTCATTATTATAAAGTTGGGTCCTTCACCGGCAATATAGGTTTTAATATTTTCAAAATTGCTTGAAATTGCGCAGTTGTATAGTTCTGGAATGCTGTTAGCTGGGCGGATAGACTCGTAAATTGCGTGTTCACTGACGTGTTTAAAGCGGTCACTTGACCTGCCACCCCGTCTACTTTGTTACTGACAGCCGTGAACGATGAAGTCGTCGATTGCGTCAAATTGTCCACTTTGGTGTTTGTCGATGCAACCTGAGTACCCACCGCGCCTATGGCAGTATTGGCACTATTGACGTTAGTGTTGACAGTGCTCAGGGTAGAGTTTGCAGTGTTAACATTAGTATTTACGGTATTTACAGTGGTGTTAGTTGCATTCACGGTACTGCTGATACCGTTCACGTTAGTGTTGACCTTTTGTACAGTGGCATCCACACCGCTCACGGTGCTTTGCAAAGCGTCCACGTCAGTTTTGACGGTGGCCACTTGCGACCCCAACGGCTGCACAATAGTTTCCACCTCAACGATTGCAGTGTGGTTGTTTGCCACTTCGGCACCGACACCATCGATGGCGTCTAGCACCACTAAAAATATGTTATCGTCTTCGTCTGCGGCACTCATTATTTTATGTTATTACTATTTTTCTTATAAGTATTAAAGGGTACATTGGAAAAAATACACAAACATTAGGCATTCATCATGTTTATTTTTGCATAATAATTATTTATATAATCGTTACGAATGTACATGGGTTTGGCGGTGCCATTAACAATCTCCTTCGAACCGCTGTAATCGATGCAATCAAAATCGTCAGTGTCAACGGCAAACGGGTATCCATCAAACTGCTCGAGATGTGCAAACTTTACGGGATGTCCGAGGGTCATCAGCGTTTTCAGCATTAAATTTTGAAAGTGTTGCGTACGATTGCGTTTGTTGTCATCGATCACGTTCCGATCGGCCACCACACACAAACAATATCCATTCGCCACCAAATCTGCCAACACCGCACAAACTTTGGTTTCGTCATTCTCCTGCAGCAAATGCTGACTCAACAGCACCAACTTGGATGACGATGCGTCAAAATGATGCGACTGATACAACACTCGTGACATGCTTGTTGCAATAATAAAATGATTAGTTGACAACCCAATTTTATAATACTTTATATCTAATCTCTATATATAATCGGATAACGATTATAATTATAGCTTCTTTTTTGCCAAAGCCAACTGACGTGTCGTCATCGTTGATGAAATCACGTCGACAAGCTCTTCTTTTGTCATGTCGTTCAACAAGGTAATCTTGTTGTGGCGAGCAGTAAACGTGTTTTTGGGCAAAGTTTCCTTGACTTTGTTGAGTACATTGACGCCATTAGGCACATAATCGGATTTAAACACAATATCCTGTTCTTCGACAGCCAAACGATCCAGGCTGCGTTTGAGACTACGTTTCTGGGGTCGCACGAAAGCGTACTGGTCACCGCCCATAGAGCAAACTGCTAAAGAATGCAATAGCTGAGGGTTGGCGGGTTTTGCGATCACGTCCTGGGCAATGTCGGCCATACGATTAGCCAGCTCGGCTGTGTCTTTGCGTGCATTTTCACTATCTATTCTAGCTTCATTCACAATATTAAAAGCTTGCAACAATCCTTGATTAGCCACTATTAAATTTTGATTAGCTTCTTGCAAGTTTACAGTTAATTTTTTATTTTCTTCGTCTTTAATGGCAATAATTTGGTCTTTCAACGCTACGATTTGTTTTAATTCTGATAAATCTTTCATCCAAGGCGCTTCTTTGCCGTCGTTGGTGGCCACGTGCACGGCGTTCATTCCTTCTGCAATGTCGGCTGGAGCGTCAGTTTGCATATGATATTCGCCAGTATCGCACAGTTTTACCAACAGATCTGAATTAATCCAGTTGCGAAACTCTTGAGCTTTAGGCATTTTTGACGCTTGAATCAGCTCGAACAAGCCGGCGCGATTGATGAATTTTGACTTGGCTTGAATTGATAATGATGTCATACTAGTCTGCCCCGGTGGGGCAGACCTAAAATTTTCATGCTGCGACGATGACGTCACTTGAGTCGCGATGAATTGACGCGACTTAATATTTTCATGTTGCAATGATGATGTAATACTGGTCGTACCGGAATGGTACGACTTTAATTCTTCCCAAAAGCGTTGATTTTTCTCGGTCACATTTGTGGATATAGCTTTTGGAGCGTTTGAATATTCCAAGATCCTCGCAAACGGATTCGCCAACATCCAAAGCTGGCCTTCTTCGTCGCGTAAGCTAACGACCTCCAGATCTTGAGTTCCAAATTGAACTTTGACCACGGCCATTTTAATTAAATAATTTAAATAAAATTTAGAGTCACAATATACAAGATTAGGGTAGCGCCTTCGGGTGCTGATTAAACTTATGACGTTGCCATGCGCTTTTATAGGACGACGTATGGCGTGATCGCGGACCAATGGCGTGCGTCGGTTATGGCGTGATCGCCGACCAATTGTAGCGACTAATGTGACAACATTGTAATAAATAAAATACAAATACATGTATACTATTTTATTTCATTTAAGACAAAACAATTACAAAACTCAGTTAAAGTACGCAAGTTATCATCGGTCAATTGAAAAAATTCCCGTTTAACTCGTTGCTCGTTATACTTGGAATGTAAAAGGGATTCAAGGCGACGACAGTGTTCGGTGGGCACGACGAGCACGGGTCGAAAATCGTAAGCGGATGCCACGTTCAGTTCGGAAAGTCGGTCCTTCAAGTTGTGGGTGTAGCCAATTTTGTACAAATTTAACTTTTCGTACAAATCGTTTGTAATTATGTACACACAACCAAGATCTTGTTCGTCACGTTTTGGTATTTCTTCATTAAGAATTTGAGTATTGTTCGGGTCATTGCGCCACACGTAGAATTCGTTTAACGCATTTATTTTTAGTGAAGGAAACAATTTGTTTACCAGCCAATACCGAAACTCGGCGGCGTATCTCATCTTTGATTTAAAAACAAGTTCTATCAAACCCGATTGATTCACAAATTTTGATTTCGGTTGAATATTTAATAAAACATAAGCTTTATTTTGAATAATGTTTTGATATTGTTTTTGATTTTTTTTGCTAACAAACTTTGTAACGGCATTAGGAGCGCTTGTATATTTTAAGATTCTAGCGAACGGATTTGCCAGCATCCAAAGCTGGCCTTTTTCGTCATGGAGGCTGATCACTTCTAAATCTTGAGTCCCAAATTTAACTCTGACAACGGCCATTTTGATTATTATAGGTAGCGCTTGCAACTAATTCAATTTTGCGTTGTCATGCACTTTTATAGTCCGCGTGCGTCGGTTATAGCGTGATATATGAATAATTATGTAAATAAGGTTTAATAATATAATGCGGTATATTTGCGTGCTTGCGTTGATGTTGACGACGGCGTGGGCAAGCGTGCCCGGCGTGCCCAGCATCGATTGGGCCGATCGCAACTACGCGCTCGTGCGCGTCAACCAAGAGGCCACCGCCTACGAAAACCTCGTGTCCATGGCCAAAGTCATCGACGTGCCCGTCTCCTGGAACGTCTGGTCCGGCGACGCGGGCGACGTGGCGTATGTGCTTTTCGACGGCGTCCAGATGTACAAGGGCGACGCCGCCGTCAAAAAAGCCGTCGTGCCCGTCACTGCCGGCGGCCGCTACGACATGACTGTGAAACTGTGCAACGTCGACGGCTGTTCGACTAGCGTCGCGGTCAAAGTGATTGTCGCCGACACGGACGGGGCCCATCTCGAGCCGCTCACCTACACCTACGCCGAGAACAACAAGCGTTTCGAAAAGCACCCCGACAAGGCGGTGGCGGCGTACTTTGTCGAGTGGGGTGTGTACCCGCGCCAGTTTCCCGTCGACAAGGTGCCCGCGCCCAACCTCTCGCACTTGCTCTACGGCTTTGTGCCCATCTGCGGCGGCGCGGGCATCAACGATGCGCTAAAAACTGTGCCGGGCAGCTTCGAGGCGCTGCAACGATCGTGCGCCGGCCGCGCCGACTTCAAGGTGGCCATCCACGATCCGTGGGCGGCCATACAGAAACCGCAGAAAGGCGTGTCCGCGTGGAACGAGCCGTACAAGGGCAACTTTGGCCAGCTGATGGCGCTGAAGCGCGCCTACCCGCACCTCAAAGTGCTGCCCTCGATCGGCGGCTGGACGCTGTCCGACCCGTTCTTCCACATGCACGACAAGGCGGCGCGCCAGACGTTTATCGACTCGGTGCAAGAGTACCTCGTCACCTGGAAGTTCTTTGACGGCGTCGACCTCGATTGGGAGTTTCCCGGCGGCAAGGGCGCCAACCCGGACGTGGGCAACGCCGAGCGCGATCGCGCCACCTACACTACCCTGTTGGCGGAGCTGCGCGCGATGCTCGACGCGCTCGGTGCCCACCAAAACCGCCACTACCTGCTCACTAGCGCGATTAGCGCGGGCAACGACAAGATCGCCGTCGTCGACTACACTGAGGCGCAAAAGTATCTCGATCTGATATTCCTCATGTCGTACGATTTTAAGGGCGGCTGGTCGCTCAACGAGCTCGGTCATCAGACGGCGCTTTACGCGCCCCCGTGGCGGCCCGACGAACCGTACTGCGCGGACCGCGCGGTCGAGGCGCTGCTCGCGCAACACGTGCCCAAGAACAAGATTGTGCTGGGCGTTGCCATGTACGGCCGCGGCTGGACGGGCGTAGCGAGCGACGACAGCGACAATCCATTCTTGGGCACCGCCACCGGTCCCGTCCCCGGCACCTGGGAGGACGGCGTCGTCGACTATCGACAGATTGCTCACAACCTCACGCAGTACACGTACGCGTACGACGACGTTGCCAAGGCGGCGTACATTTATCGCGCATCCGACGGCAACTTGATTAGCTACGACGACGCTGCCTCGGTCACCGCCAAGGCCAAATATGTATTGGACCACGAGCTGGCCGGTCTGTTTGCCTGGGAAATTGACGCCGACAACGGTGACCTGCTCAACGCCATGAACAAGGGTTTGGGCGGCGCCGAACGCGACAACATTCTGACCCTGGTCAAAACTGAATTGTAAACCTTTAGGTGTTTGTTAGTTGTGTGTGTGTGTGTTAATAATAAAATAAAAGTACAAGTTATAATATAGTCTTTATTTTTTTTCCTTTTACATTTAGAGTACTATACGTTTAAACAAATTTGCCGCACAAACATGGCAAAAGAAATTTTTGTAATACAATCTTGATGCCTTGCGCGCCTCGTGTCCTCGCGCGCACTCGTTGAGCCGTCGAACGGCGTCGCGTTCTTGCTGCGGCACGCACTTTTTTAGCAACGGCTCGAGTATCTGTAGTTTTAGTTTTGGCGGTAGCGGCAGCGACCAGATGTCGTCGCGGATCGCTGCCACCGTGCTTAGCGGCGGGCAGCGAATCGAGCCGTGCTTAGCCGTCACGATGCGTTCGTACAGAAGGGCGCTGCACGTATCCTGCAAAGTGGGCGCACATTGAACAATCGGGTCGTCCACCACTTTAATGCTGCTGTGCAAAAATAAATACGAAAACAAAAGATACGGCACATTTTCGCATTCGTTTCTGCGCACCACCATTTGACCGTCGACGATTCGATAGGGCATCAACATCGGCTCTGGCGGTGGGCCTTCCTCGTACCTTGACATGTAGCCGCCCCTGCTACGTTTGTGCACAATCTTTATAAGCTTGACTGCGTTGTCATCGTCGTCGTCGTCGTCGTCGTCGTGTGTCTCATCTTCGTCGAGTGTCTTGACCTCGTCATCTTTGTTGCGTGTCTTGACCTCGTCATCGTCGTCGAGTGTCTGGACGTTCCTACTGAATGGTGTGCCCATCGCGCGCAGATTGCGGCATGGTCGACGGCGCGGCGCTTTTATAAGTCCAGATCATGATTCGTTGTTTGATCTGGTCATATACGCTCATCGCCGCCGTCGCGGGTCATGGCTACCTATCCTTTCCCGTGTCGCGGCAGTACAAATGTTTTCGAGACAATCACTTTTGGTGGCCGGAGACGGGCGACGAAATCCCCGACGCGGCGTGCCGCCACGCGTACAAGACCGTCTTTGCCAAGTACCGTAGCCAGGGCGAGTCGCCCGGCGTGGCGGCGAACGCCGCGCAATACATGTTCCAGCAGTACTACGAGTACGCGGCGCTCGCGGGCCCCGGCTACGGCGACCTCGACTACGTCAAGCAGTACGTCATTCCGGACAATCTGTGCGCCGCCGGCGCGGACGATCGCTCCGGCCCGTTCGGCGACAAGTCGGGCATGAGCGAGCCCACGCCGCTGTGGCGGCCCGACACCTTTTTCCATTCGGCCCACGAAAAATACCAGAGCGGCCACCAGACCGTGCTGCACTTTTGCCCCACGGCCGTGCACGAGCCCAGCTTCTTCCAAGTGTTTATCAGTCTGCCGCAGTACAACTACTCGCACCCGCTGCGCTGGGAGGACGTCGAACTGATCGGCGGCGACGGCTCGCAGCTGGTGCCCAACGACGGCAGCGACATGGCGTGCGCCAGCGAGCAGATTTACACCATTCCCGTGCGCATTCCGTTTCGCTCGCGCCAATTTGTGCTGTTCGTACGTTGGCAGCGCAACGACGTGGTCGGCGAGGGCTTCTACAATTGCGCCGACGTCGTGTTCGACGACTACGCGCTCACCCACGCTGTCGCACCCGCTAAAACACCGCGCTCGACTCCTCCATCTGCAGCTGGCGCATAAACGAGGGGTTGGGCCTGATGCGGCGCCGCTCGCTCACGTAGCGGTACGCGTCCGCCAGGCTTTGGTTGCGCGCTTTCATTAGGTAGCACACCACCACGGTCGCGGAGCGCGACACGCCCGCGTGGCAATGCACAAACACCTTCTTGTTCTCCAGCTCGAGTTTCTGGCGCAGAAAATCGTAGGTATGGCCAAAGTGCTGCATGATGTTGGCCTGCTCGTTGTCGTGGATGAATACGTACTTGTAATCGGCCGCCGCCACGCCCAGGCGGTCAATGGCGAGCATGCCGTCGTCCCAGACGCTGAGAACAGCGTCTATCCCCTCCTCGCGCAAGAACCGCTTGAACGTCGCCAGATCATAAATTATAGCGCCCAAGTACAACCGGTCGGTGATACGCGACACGTTGACGCCTTGACCGTCGGCCAGCCTCACAAGGTTTTGGGAATGCATCGCACGTCTTATTCTTCCGCTCGACCTACAATATATAAACGCTACTGTGGGTCACCTAAATACTGTTCGTTGACACTCTGCACGATGAGCATCCGTTTGGCGTTTGGACTTTTTGTTTGCGCTCTCGCCGTCGTCGGCGGCGGCAGCGCCGCTCGCATACTGGCCGTGTTCCCCACGCCCGCCTACAGCCACCACAGCGTGTTTCGGGTGTATGTGCGCGCGTTGGCGGAGCGCGGCCACGACGTGGTCGTCATCAAACCGACCGAACGCATCAGCTACACAGACGATAACGATGACACGGTCGGCAACATCACCGAAATCGACGCCACCCTCTCGCAAGAGTACTTTCAGCAGCTGTTCAAGCACGCTAGCGTGTTCCGCAAACGCGGCCTCGTCGCCGACAGCAGCACCGTCACCGCCCACAACTACATGGGTTTGGTGCGCATGATGAGCGACCAGTTTGAGCTGCCGGCCGTGAAGCAGTTTATCGCGCAAAAACAGCGCTTTGACCTGCTCGTCACCGAGGCGTTCATGGACTACCCTCTCATATTCTCGCACCTCTTCGGCCACCTGCCCGTCATCCAAATCTCGTCGGGCTACGCCATCGCGGAGAATTTCGAAACCATGGGCGCCGTCAGTCGCCACCCCGTCTACTATCCCAATCTGTGGCGCGACAAGTTCAGCGACCTCAATGTCTGGCAGATGATCAACGAGATTTATGTAGAAATGCGTCTGCAGAACGAGTTTAGCCAGCTGGCCGACGAGCAAACGCGTCTGATGAAGCAACAGTTTGGCATGTCGGCGCCGTCTGTGCACGAGCTGCGCGACCGCGTCGAGCTGCTGTTCGTAAACACCCACCCCGTGTTCGACAACAACCGCCCCGTGCCTCCGAGTGTGCAGTACCTGGGCGGGCTGCATCTGGTGCACAAAACACACAAACCCCTGTTTGGCACGATCCGCCAGTTTTTGGACAATTGCACGCAGGGCGCCGTCTACGTCAGCTTCGGCTCGGGCATTAGCTCTGACGACATGGAGGCAGAGTTTGTAGAGATGCTGCTGCGCGCGTTCGAGCAGCTGCCGTACGGGGTGCTGTGGAAGCACGAGGGGTTTGTGCCGCGCCTGCCGCCCAATGTGTTTATGCAATCGTGGTTCGACCAGTTTGACCTGCTGCACCATCCGCATCTGCGCGCGTTCGTCACGCAGGGCGGCGTGCAGAGCACCGACGAAGCGATCGACGCGCTCGTGCCGCTGGTGGGCATGCCAATGATGGGCGATCAGGCGTTCAACGCCAACAAATATACAGAGCTGGGCATCGGATTGGTCGTCGATACAATCAGCGTGACCTCAAATCAGCTCGTTGACGCAATCACGGAAGCCGTGGAGAATTCCAAATACCGCAAGCGGCTGACCGCATTGCGACATTTGATTAATCATCAACCAATCACGCCACTGCACAAGGCCGTCTGGTACACTGAACACGTGATTGCGAACCGCAACACCACCACCATGCTTCGCACCAAAGCGGCCAACGTTAATTACAGCGATTACGTCATGTCTTACATTTTTGTTCCGTTTGTCACGTTCTCTGTAATGAATCATTTGCGTCAATTACTTAGAATTAATGTATTGTGATGTATTTGTAACAGGATACAATAAATGTATTTCAAACGTAATTAGTATTCATTTGTTCCTTTTGTGTGGCCCCGTTTTTGTCGGTCGTGCGCAGACGCCCACTGCGCAGTTTCGGTTATAAATGGTCGGCGCCGCGGTCGGTATCATTCAGTGTCGGCGGCGTTTGAGCGAGAGAACACACACACATTATGTCGACCATAAGGAATAAACGCTTGTTGCGCACTTTGGAGCAGGCAAATTTTCGCCAAGTGCCGGTAAACGATTTGAAAAAGGTGGCGCGCGCCATCGACATTCTACAGCAGACCAACGCGCGCCTGTGTAAAGTGATAAAAACTCTGCGGCTCTACTATGAGCGCAAATATAAGTTGAAACTGGCCAATCTGCAGTGCTCGGTGGAAACGAAGCGGCGACGCATCGCCGAGCTGCAAGAGAAACTGTCGCCCGCCTATCTGTTTGTGGTGCGCAAAGACAATTGCATCCATCTGCACGAGCACTTTGCCCAAGTGAACGCGGCGCTGCTGAGCAACGCGAGTACGCGAGTGCTGCTGTGTCGAATTTCGCAGACGTCGCACATGGAAAGGGCTCTTTGCGTGGCGGTGGCAAAATCCAAGTTTGGCGATAACGTGGTGACGCGCGACGACGATACCGTGGTGTTTTTGCGCACGGCCGACGCCGACGAGTACGAACGCGACGTACGCGTCATGTTCAGCGAATAGACCATGGACCCACTACCAACGCCGCTGCCGTCATATCAATTCCAAACGAATCACGTGACGGTGTTTGTGGACGACGCGGAAACGCCTTTTGTGACCGCCGTCGTCGATCGAGTGAACAGAGAAGTTACGTACAAGTATTGCCTAGCGTCGTCGAGGGCGCGCGTTCGCGTGACCGTGGCGTCGAACGGAGCCCGTCTGCAGGGCGTTTTTCGCTGCCACGGTCGGCGCATGTGCGTCGTCAACGCCCACGACCGTTATCAGCCGCTCACGTTTGACGGCTTTATCGACGACGACGACGACGACAGCAACGAGCACAGCGGAGACGAATCTCGCACCAACCGCTTTGTGATAACAGATCTGAATGCCTTGCGGCCGGAACACGGCCTGTGTGTGCGCGACATGGCGCGCGCCATGGAAAGTCCTTCAGTATTGCAAGTATTTGTAAACGAGGCTATTTTAGGAAAAGAAGAGCATGAGAAAGAGGAGGAGGGTAAGAAGGACGACAATGTTAACAGCAATAATCTTGCCAACAACGCCGACCTGGAGCAGCTCATGGCCCGCCTGGCCGTGGACGCTTCGGTGGCGTTGCCCACGGCCAGGCGGCGCGAGCACAACAGCACTCGCTGGGCTCGGGTGTCGTGCAAAACGGGTAAACACTTGCTCACCATTAACTTGACGTTTACGTTTAGTACATAGAAAATTATACAACATTTATTAAAATGATTTATTTATTTGAATAGGGGAATTGTACATTCATTGTTGTTGTAAAACTTTTGTTTGTTAAAACCAGTGTTTGTTGCTTTATCATTAGATTTACGTATGTAATATTTAACAATTTTTACAGTAAATACACTGTTGAAAGATACTACAACCACTACTACTATTATTTCTACTATTATTGTGATTAATAAATTATTGTCAATGTGAACACTTGTCGTTTTAATTTCCTCCACGGTCACGTTGAACGTGCGCTCCTGCCGTAACGCCGTCGCGTTGTCGCCTGTCGCTTCGTGTGCACCGTCGACGGTGACCGGTTCAGAGACGTTGACATGTTCTATAATGTGTCTGGTAATGTTAACATGTTCAGTGACATTGCCATGTTCAGTGACATTGCCATGTTCAGTGACGTTGCCATGTTCAGTGACGTTGATTGGCGTCGCAACTTTGACAAGGGTGTTGACGATTAAAGGAAGCTCGGTGGTCGTAGTGGTTTCTTCCTCTATCAAAATATCGTCGTCGTTGTCGGCGCTGTCGTCTCCCACGAGGCTGTAGCAATAAGGACCCGGTTCGTGGTGAAACGTTTGGATGTAGCGCAGGGTGTTGTGGTACAGCTGCATGGGCGTGCGTCGGGCGCGGTTCCTCAGCGACGTGGCCGCGGGCGCGTGTTTCTTGAGCAGACGTCTGAACAGCGCGCGGTTGCGAATGGCGGCCAAGTGCAGGATGGTGTTGCCGTGCACGTCCACCGGCCGCACCACGTTCGCGGCGGCAATGTGCTCGTCGCGCAACTGATGCAGGTGTGTCAGATAAGTGGCCAGGCGGCCCGTAGCGTTCAGCGGCGGCGACAAAAACACTCGGCACGAGCGCACCGTGCTGTCGAGCCGGCGCACATACTCGAGGGCACGGTCATTGTCATCGGCGTACGCCGCCAGCGGGGTGCGTCGTATGAGTGGCGCGGCCAACGCCGTTTGTATGAGCGCGCGCGCCGGCGACGCTGTGGGCGTTTGACAGGACGCTGTCGCCGCGTACGAGTACAGATTGTCCAGGCTAAAATATTTGTTTGGAATATCGTCGTTGGCACCATCGTCGTCGTCGTCGTCGTCGCCGTCGTCGTCATTGATGTCGGTGACGTTGGCGAGCATATACTCGACGCCCAGCTTTATCAGGCCCTTTTGAAAAAACTCAAAGTCAAACTGAGTCACTTCTATGTTGTTGAAGCGTATCTCGTGCTGGGCGTTGACGTTGGCCCTGTGGTTGGTTTTTAGCAGTCGATCGGGCGTCATGATGAATACGCAGTCGACAAAATCCAGGCGCACATAGTTGCGGCACTCGTCAAAGGTGTCGGCGCGCACCATGGCAGCGTACTGCAACTGCACGGTGTTGACGCGGGCGGTGCGACGCTGCAGCAAATAGTCGCACTCGCTAATCTTGTTGTATTTGAAATCTGTAAACTCTTGCTCGATTTGCGCGTTCGCCACTATGGTGTAGTTTTGCGCGAGCACGGCGGCGCGCAGAATCTCGGGTCGCTTCTCGTACAGATACGACACCAGCGCGCTGCCCATGGGGTACAGATGATCGTCATCGTAGTCGGCGTGCACAATGTCGTGCACAGTCTTGCTGTGGTAGATGCGCAGGTTGAAATAGTCGCGCCAGAAGCAGGCACGAAAACCGAATCTGTTGGCCGCGCCCTCCACGTACCAGTGCGAGTGGGCGCGGTTCAGCACTCGGCGATCGGTGCTGTAGAGCAGGCAGTGGAACAGCTCGTGGCCGAACGCGCGCGGAATCGCGTCGCCCTCAAAGTACACGGCAGACGTTATTCGGTGCGGCCGGTAACTGTACATGGACACGCCGCCATTGTCGATGGACGTCGCCTTCAACAGACCGGTGCGCGTGTATTCGGTCTTGTTCTCGTAGACGTACATGTCAATGTTGTGGTCCGTGTGCGCAAACGACACGTTGAGTCGTCCCCACAGACCCACAAAGTTGCCGTACACGAAATCGCACTCTTGCTGCATCTTCATCAGGGTGTCCAGCCGCTGAATGTTATGGTGCACCGTCAAATTAACAGGGCCCGCGCGCAGCACCGTCGTTTGCGGAAACTGCGTCCGCTCCATACTCTCGTACATACCGCTAAACTTTTTGCGCGCCGCCCGCGGCACCTTCGACACATAGTGGATGTAGGCGTCCTGGCGCACAAACTGCGCCGGAGCGACGAGGCTGCGCGGCGGGTACTCTAGGGCAATGCGCATCAGGCGCTCGGCGGCGTCGTCGACTTGCGCGGTCAGGGAGCGCGAACGGTGCACCGACGCGCGCACTCGCGAATACATGGCGAGCAGGGTCTTGAAGTGAGTCGACGGTGCCCACACAATGTAGGCATTGAAAAAGTTCTGGAACGACACAAACGTTTCGCGCTTGTCCAGGGGTCCGTGGTAGAGAGCAAAGTATTCCGCCACCTCGCGGTACACGTCACCGCCGGCAATTTGCATGGCGTGTGTCACCTTGTCGTCGACGGCGGCCATGCGCGACACAAACGCCGCCACAGCGTGCACGGTCTCGCGTTGGGGCCGGTAGTGTTGCATGGCGCGCATCAATTTCATCCAGGCACCAAAGCGCCTAATCTCCGTAATGTGTCGGAACGCAAACTCCTGGGCGGCGAACGTGGCCAGCAGCTGGGCCGTATCGCAGCGGTCGCCGCTCTTGAACAGCACCGTTTCGCACTGCTCTCGCAGCACCATCAGTTGGTTGCTGTCGTACGTGGAATAGGTGGTGTTGTGGCCCACACACCCGGCCACCAGCGCCAGCACAATTGCCGACGATATCCAACGCGACGCTGCCATCGAGTCGTATTGAATACATAAAAATTACAGGTGGTGCACCTTTTATAATGCAATTGTACGTGACCGTATCGACAGCAATTGTTCGTGACCGTTTCAATGACGGACGGGCATTGACTGCAATTAATTGTGCATGCACGTCCGCATTAACGCTTTATCGGTCGATCGCTCGTCGCGGCGGTGCGCGTGGCGTAGACCTTTTATCTATACTAAGTCTGTATTGGCTCTCGTCGTAGTTGGACGTCTGCGCCCACCGTCATGTCGATCAAACAATACATTAAAAATATCCTACGAAAATACGACGGCGACATTCCGCCGTTCGTGGACCCCCTGGCCGAGCTCCATGCTCACGTGCTGAACAGCGTGAGCGACGCCGACGCCACGCAGCTGCGCTACCCCGACCGCAACCGACTCGTGGCCGACGTCATGCACACCATCATCGACGCCTACCTGCCCGCGCAGCACCAGCAGCACGAGGACGTCGTTTGCTATCGCGTCTGCGCCGAGTGCGACCGTGTCGCCGACAAGCACCATCGCAAGATTGTGACCGTCAAGCGGTACGTGTGCCGCTCGTGCGGTGCGCTCATGGTGCACGATGACCACGATCCCGCCCAGCGTCGTCGCCACCATCACCGTCACCACGAAGTCGGGCCCGAGGATTCTGCTTCTAGCGACAGTAGTGTCAGCGACGTCGACGACCTCGACGACGACGACGACAAACACAAAACAGTAGTGCCGTCTTCCGGCCTGGCCATTTCCAAGTGGACCTGGATCAAGTTGGCCACCGAGGCGTTTCTGCTGGTACGCTGCTGGGTGTGGGGTCTGTGCGACAAGCCGTGGTACATTCTGTGGTCGAAGAAACCGCAGCAGCAGCAGCGACCGCCGTCGCGACCCACTAGTGATAAGTCCATGTAGACGCACAGTCGAATCGAAGCATCGGCGCCCGTCACACGTACACACCGCTTTCGATATGCACAGCAGTGCCGAGATGCAGAGCAGAATCCATCAGTTGGCCAGCAAGGAGAGCAACCTGCGCGCCCAGTACGAGACCAAAGTAATGGCAGCGCTGCGCAAGGGGCAGTTTGACGAGCGAGTCAAAAACGAGCTGATTGTCATGGTGGCCGACCAGTTTGGCCTCGAGGAGCAGCTTTACGCGCTCCGTCACAACAACACCATAAAACGTCAGGCCGAGTTTGTGAATCATTTCAACGATATTGACTATACCAACGAGGAAATTGAAAAACTGCTGGGAGGCGACGCCGCGTACCTGGACACCAAGTACAATGTGCGCTCCGACGCCGCCCAGGTGCTGCGCGACACTTTTATCAAGAACCGGGATCGCTTTGTCAAGATCCTTAAACAGTTTGTGGACAAACGTAACGTGTATCGTAAAAACGACAGCACCAAACTACTGGAAGAGCTCGTCATGCTAAAGGCCAACCTCATTAAACACTTGTGTATCATGGAAAAAATTGTGTTGTAACCCCATTTTATATTACGTGTATTCTAAATAAAACAATCATCTTTAAAACAATGGTTTTTATTTATACAATATATACATAAACATATTTAACAATTATACACACATTAACACATTTAAATTTATACATATGATTTACATATTTACATTTGTACAGTCAATAATAATAGTTGGACAAGACAATGACACCGCCGCTATCGTGCATGACGCGCAAAATTTTGTTAATCATAGGCACCGCGTCCTCGAGGTCGCCATGCTCCTGCAGCGTGGCCGCCACCAGCTCGGCATGCGGAGATCGCAAAAAGTCGTCGTAGCACCTGTACTGCGGCGGACTCTCATAGTTTTCCACATATTTTTTGTCCTCGCACACCGCCAAGGTGTCGATGTGGCCGTGCGCCGCAAACAGGGGGCAAAAATAGGTCTTGAGTAGGTAATCCACAAACAGCGTATTGCGTTGCGGTTGCACACACGTGATGGCGACAGTGTACACGCCCACGTGCATTCTTCTAGTTGTCCTCGAAAAACACCCAATTGACCGGCGGCGCGCCCGGCAGCAACAACGCTTCTTCGCGGTTCCTCCAAAACGTGGGCGAGACGGGCTTGTTGTTTGTGGGCACACTATACTCTGCTCCGCTAACGCCGGAATCTAGCGTGAACGGGTCGCTGCGCACTGAGTCGCCGCCGCGTTGCTCGTACAGTATATACAGGCTCCAGAGCACCCACACATTCGCCGCCAACAGCGTCACCAACACAAACACAACACCGAACCGATAGGTATTTAGAAAGGTCGGCTCGTCGCGATAATACTCGGAGCGGCAGCGCGCGCAAAATGTCTGCTGATGCTCCACAAAGCAATTATTCTGCAACGTCATCACTCTGTTAAAGTCGCACAGCTCGATGCCCTCCCAGCAGACGGCGCCGCGGTCGTGAGCGCGCACCTGCGCGTCCAGCGCCGGCACGTGGCCGTATTGCACGGTCCACGAGAATGTGCCCAAAAACACCACCAGAGTCGTCAGCGTGAACGCCGCCGGCACCGCCAGCCCGTACAACCGCCATCCGTGACACACTGGTTTATTCAGAAACACCATCGACGATGCCACGATGCCCAGGGCAACGCCGTACGCAATCGCCACGCAGCTACAATTGAACACGGGCGAACCGTTTGCGTAATCGATGAGCAGGGCGGCGGCGGGGTGCACGGCACCGACGACACCCCAAACGACTATGGGGGCGGCCGCCACCACGGCGACGGTCATGGCGATGGCCCTGCGAGCACTACAACTAAGTGGCACCGACATGTTTTTGCTACTAGTGGTGTGCGTGCTGCTCTTCATGTTTTTATTGTACAAGCCTATCTACGATGCCCACGCCACGATCAAAACCAATCAGGCGGATTACAACGATACGGTGGACGAGCGGATAGATTTCATGCAAAACGTGCTGCGTCGCAGGCGCTACGTGCCGCTCAGCGCGTTGCCGCACGTACAGTTCAACACCGACCTCGGCACCATCAACGAAGGCGAAACAAAGTGCCTATCGGTGCCGGTGTACGTGGGCTTGCGCAACACGCCGCAGTACGACTGCGCCACCCTCTGCGACAACCCCGGCGCCGCGTACTTTTTCGTAGGACCCTACGACAAATTTGTCATCAACGGTCAGATGCTGATGCAGGGCGGCTACTGCACCACCAGCAGCGTGCCGCGCAACTGCAACCGGGAGACGAGCGTGGTGGTGCACAGCCTCAACCAGTGGTCGTGCATCGCGGAGGACCCGCGCTACTTTGCCGGGGCCCAGAACATGACCCAGGTGGCGGGACGTCAGCACCCAGAGCGCATCGCGCCCGGCCAGGCCAACCGAAACGTGCTCTTCGACCGCCTTCTCGGCCTGGAGGTGGACGTGGCGCGCAACACCTTTCGCAGCCACTGGGACGAGGAGATGCCCGACGGCAGCGGGCGGCGATTCGAGATGCGCTGCAACGCCCTCGACAGTCGCTACAACCGTATGTTTGTCAACCCCCTGAATCCCATAGAGTGCCTACCGAACGTGTGCACCAACGTCAATTACGTGCACCAGGACGTGCGCCCCAATTTCGAGACGGGCGAGTGCGAGTGCGGCGACTTTAGCGTGACGCGCGTGCGACACGTGGTTCCCGGCGACCGCACTTCCCTGTGCGCCGGCGTCGTCGACACCTTTGACCGGGACAGCCGCTCGCTGCAATACCGCATCGAGTGCGTCAACTACGACATGCTCGTCGACCGGTACTCTCCCAACATGCTATGGTGTCCCGAGAGCATATTCGTCATGAACACGGACAACGCCCATCTATTCACGGTGCCCGGCTCTTTTCCCATGTCCGGCAACGGCCTCAACGAGCCCACGTGGCGTTTTTACATGGACACGCGCAACCGCGTGCCCTACGAAATTGACCGTCCGTTGCCGGAGTCGTAAGGAGGTTAAGTAGAAAAAATGTATTTATTAGTAGCCCTGGCGCTGCTCGTGTTCGTCATACTGTTTCTGCAAAGCTACATTGCTCTGCTGACCGGGGCACAGGAGGAAACTATCAATCCGCTGCCGCGCTTCGACAACACGGGCGTGCCCCTGATCGCGCCGCCCCGGGAAATCGTCGTGGAGGGCAACGAGCACGAGTGCCACAAGGAGCTGACGCCGTGCGAAACGCATCTCGACTGCGACGTGTGCCGCGAAGGCCTCGCCAACTGCCAGTACTTTGACGAACAAACCCTCATCACCATCACCCAGGACGACGGCGAACAGATCACGCACACCATAAAACCCGGCGAGTCCTACTGCCTGGCGCTGGACCGCGAACGCGCGCGCTCCTGCAATCCCTACACGGGCCTGTGGCTGCTGGCCGAGAGTCCCGTCGGCTATTCGTTGCTGTGCAGCTGCCTGGCGCCCGGACTGGTGACGCAGCTCAGCCTGTACCACGACTGCGACGTGCCCGTCGGCTGTCAGCCTCACGGACACATACACAGCATTTTCGAGTCGCCCATACGCTGCGTGTGCGACGAAGGTTTCCGCGCGGACTACGACACCGCCACGCAAACCCCCTTCTGTCGGCCGCTGCGCATCCGCGACGTCATCACCAACACCAATTTGTTTCCGCACGCGCCGTGCGCTCAAGGCTTCATACCGCTCAGTCATCCCGGCCTCAACCCGTACTATGCGCGCCAAACGCTCGAGCCCGACCTGTGCGTCGTCGATCCCTGCTCCATCGACCCCATCAGCGGACAGCGACACTCGGGTCGGCTGGTGCACGAAACGGTCGGCGACGAGGTGCTAAACTACTGCTCGTGTTCCATTCGCGACAACCTCTTCTCCGTGTACAACGACCAACAAAACATGCTGGCTCCCTCCACGCGACCCATCGTCAACGCTTGTCTGCGGCCGTTCAACGCCGACATATCCCATCTAATACGCGTCGATTACAAATTTTTCTGGGGCCACGCCGACCGCAGCTACTCGGACGAGGACGTGGTCGCCATCGTGCACGAGCGGGAAATTAGCCATCCGCGCTATCGTCGCATGCTGTTCGATCGCTCCGCCCCTCACCCAGAGGTAGTGCTCGCTATACCGGGCTACTACGTCATGAAAATATCTACAGCATACAGCCCCATGAATTTATCCGCGCCCGAAGGCACTTACGGCCATAACACGTTCACGCGCTTCTTATCCGTCATGTCCCGCACAACGGCGCCCTGTCTGTATCCCGGCGTGGGCCGGTGCATCACCGTCAACCCCAATCTGTGCATTCGCAGACACAACAACGCCGCCGTGGGGTCTGCAGAGTTTTTCACAGGCCAAACCTGCCTTTTGAGTCGCGATAACCACTGGCTCAAAATTTGGAACCCCGCCAGCCGGTACCGCGGCTATGGCTTTCCCGTGGTCATGCGGTGCATGCTCATGTTCGAGCGCGACTGGAACAACAGGCAATACACCACCATACTTTTGGTGTACGGCCATCAGATGATTCGGTCGTTTGCGGGACAGGACGTTTTGCGCCAAGTGGTCGACACGTATGCCAACTATTCGGTCAATTAGTAAAATGTAAGTCGAAACGACGCAACAATGAACAACGCGGCCGAAGCCCTGGCATTGGCCAAGCGATTCGAACATTTGCATCACGACGACAAAGCCATAGCTTGCTACGAGCTGGCCATTCATTTCCTGAGTCAAGTGCGCGCGCATCAAACAAACAATCATCAGGTGCTCACTATGCTAGATGCGGCGCTAGAAAAGTGCCACGCCAAAGTACGCGAGCTCAAGCTCAAAAGACAAAAGACGGTTTTGAAAAAATATGTTTTATTGAAATAAACAAAAATATAATTATAATAAAGGTATTACTTGTACAATTATTTTTATTTTACCACCATCACCAATTACAAACTAAACGTATATAATACAAATCTGTTATACAATACATTAAAACAGCATCTTGGTGCAAACTTTCAAAGTAAACGTTTTCTGAATAAACACAGTGTTTCGAGTGCTCGAGTTGCCAGTGTCCACGCCGTTATCCTTGACCTCCATCAAATCTTTTATGATTTTTTCCAAATTGGGATTGCCCGTTGCAAACCTGGAGTCCGTCGACAGGGTCAATTCGGGCTTATCCAACGTGCGAATGCTCAGAGTGGCCTCTGTGCCGTGGTAATAGAAATTTTTAGGATCGACACCCTCCACAAACGCCTTGTCGATATTGTCCAGCATCAGCGGAATGTCGTTGCTGAGCACATTTTTGACAATGGTTTTACCAACGTTTGGCGGGGGCAAATTGTTGGTGGCCGGGTCCTTTTGCGCCCTGAGCGGCGGCAGCAAATCTTGCGCAGGAGTAACGGGGTTGGCCACAAGCGAAGCGGCCACAGGAACTGCAGGCACAGGGGTGACGGCCACAAGCACGGGCGTAACTGCTATAGGAGTAGCGGCCACAGGCGTAGCTGGAGACACTACGTCATCGTCGTCAACATCATCGCCATCGCTGCCGTCGCTGCTGCCGTCAACTTCGTCGGAACGAGTAAGCGGCGTTGCCGCGGGTGCCTCGGGTAAAGGAACCAACAATGCCTCGGCCGTGCCCGGGATGGGCAACACGGGCGCTTGCGCTTTGGTGGCGGTGGCAAGAACGGGCGAGCGCGCACTCTTCTTATGACGCGGCGGGTTACGGCACGTTTTCGTCGGCTTGTAGTCTAGCTTTTTGTCGTAGAGGGGTTTGCACGAGTACTCGAACGCACCTTCGTAGTGCTGCACCTGCACATTGGTCGGCTCCAACAGATCGCCCAGCGTTTCCTTTCTTTGCAGCACGATGCGTCGCAGTTTGCCCTCTAGATTGAGCGCCAGATATGCGGTGCGATTGTTAAACTTTTTATAGAAAAAGCGATGGTTGTGCTCGTCGTACGTTTCCTCCCACACACACTCGTTGTTGGGCACATGGCTAGAGTACACGTAGCCACACTCGTTGATGCACGCGTAATCGCAGAGGGCCGACGAGCGCAGCAACACACCATTCTTTACACCGTGGTCGGTCAGAGCGATGCGGTGCCACAGGGTCTCGTTGGCCACGTTCGTCGGTGCGCCGCTGATGAGGCCATCGGCGTTGATGTGCAAATATTTATGATTAATAAACACATGAATTTGCTTCTGCGTGCCCTCGGCCAACGGCAGCGCCCAGGAAACACTTGCCGTCGCAAACAGCCAGAACACCACAAATGTTACAACCATGTTGATCGTGTCGTTGCCAACGATATACTTATAATATTTGCTCATTTTACGCCTTTTTATACCAATTTTCAAGGACACCGGACCGATCATGCCCACACAAAGAGCCACACATCATCATTAATCATGGCCTACGTGCAGACAACAAAGAACAAATAACCACAAAGAAACCATTGTACTCTATAACACATGGCACCGCAGACGACAAAGAGCCGATAGACATCGGCACTGCGCCGATAGATAACAATGAAACGTCGATACCGTGCGCGACGCCGATTTCTAGAGATAACGAGCAGTATAAAAGGTGGCGTTGCCCGTGTCAATGCCAGAGTAATGTTCGTGTACGGCGGCAGTTTAATGGTGAGTTATTTTAATTGGTATCGGAGCAACATTGCTTCGACTGATTTATGTGTCAATTAATACGATTGCTTTGTGGGCCAATCAATCGATCCGCTCAATGTGCGGCGATCAATCAGTGGCGCGACCCCGTAAACAAACCATTTGTTTATGGCGCGGCGGTCGTTGATGTGTTTGCGTCGGCGTTGCCATCGACACGCACGCTCTTTGCTCCGCAGGGAATAATGAAGCGTATAAAGGAGCCAAACCCGTTTGCGCTGACATAGTTGTGTGCTATAATTGTTACAGTAATCAGCGGCGGCGGCGGCGACATCGACAATTACATAGACGGCCACGCACACTACGGGTACACCGTCGAGTAAAGACCATTGGCACCGTCGTCGTAGTCACCGTCACCGAGCGACATGGAGCAGTTCAAGCTATTGTCCGTGCAGCACGAAGTACTGTGGAAGAACAACAGGGGCGACCATTTCGGCGCTTGCCAGTACATTGCCATGCGCAAAGCCTCCATGGCCATCATGCTCACTGTCCGTCTCGGCTCCGCCTTCATCGTGAGCCTGCTGCTGGCGTTTGGCCTGTACGCGGCGCCCGATCGACGCGACTACTGGATCTACTATTCGCACTGGTCCCTGGTGCTGCTGCTGTTCATGTTCCTGCTGGGCGCAAACACTTCGCTGCGCTGCTTGCTGCACCAAGGCAACGCCTACGACATTGGCTGCGGCGCGCGCTGGCAGTGGTTGCTGTTCAACGTCGCCTGCACCGCCAACATAGTGTCTAGCATCGTTTACTTTGTCATCACCTTTACGTACAAAGGCGCGCGTAAAAACGAAGTGAATCACGTAGTGCACACCTTCAACTCGCTACTCGTCGTCGTCGAACTGATCAACACCGCCGTGCCCGTTCGTCTGCACCACGTCTACCAACCGCTCGCCTACACCGTGGGCTATGGCCTGTTCGCCGCCGTGTATCATTATTTCACCGGCCACCCCATCTACCAATGCCTGCGCTGGGGAGACGCCGAGGAGATGGCCAAGGTGTCCATTAGTTTTATGGTGCTGCTGTTTATCGTTTACATGCTCATATACACTAGCAGTTTTGTTAAAAGAAAATGCAACATTAATTATTCATAAATCTATATTGTATCATAAATGTAATAACATATAATAGTAATAGAACAAATACACATTAGTTGTACAAATGTAACAATCTTTAACAAGCACTTAACAATAAATTGTATGCGCAATCAGTTGTGTGTTTTATTGACTCTGCCGCCGCCACCGCCTGACCGCAGCAAAACGTCTGCATGTTTGTACCGTCGTGGAACACGCCGCCGTCCGCGAGCGACGGATCGCTGTAGTTGGCGCGCAGCGACTCGACCCGCTTACTGTGGTGCATGTAGTCTTTGTGCACCAGAGCGGCAATGTCGACCGGTGCAGCGTCGTTGCTTTCGCCGCAGTAGTCGTGGCGCGACAGCACGTGCTCCACCGTCGACTCAATGTCAAAGGTGCGCGCACAGAACACGCACACCAGTTGGCCAAAATCAAAGTACAGGCCGTTGTCGGCGAGGGCGCCAGCCCGCTCTGCGTCGCAACCGTTTTGCATTAGCGAGAGCTTGCGCTGCGCCGCGACCCTGTACCGTCGACGCGCCATGTTGCGGTGCACAAACATCTCAAACAGACGCTTCTCCCCGTCGAGCTCGCGCAGGCAAAACATCTCATCGCGCATGACCGCCGACACCACATACGAGTTGGCAAACTTGACCACGTACACGCACATTGGCGCGTTCATCACATACATCTGGCGCTGCATCTGCCGATAGTGCGGATCGCAGCGCTCCACCTCGAACACGGGCGCGCCCGTCTTGTTCACTGAGAACGCCGTGTGCTTGATGCGGTAGCGCAGCTTGCGCGTGTTGAACGTCCGCCGCACCGCCTCAATGTCCATGTCGCGGTACGTCAGCGGACACTTGATCTCCACGGGCACGCAAACGTCGTTCTCGGTGAGCAGGTAGGCGTCGGGCGACGCGCCGTACAGACCAAACTGCGACAAGAACATGCCGCACTCGAGCACGGTGTCGACGACGCGCGTGTTCAGCGTCGCTTCCACCGTCGCCTTGATGTGCGCCACCAAAAATCGATCGCTCTTCACCTCTTTTTCTTGCGCCAGACCGTAGCTCATGGCGGTGGACTGGGGCACGACGCGCGCCGCGCTCGCGTTTCCCGACGCCGTCTGGCGGTCGAGGCGCAACATGCCCCACAGCGGGTTCTCGGACTGCATGCGCGTCGCCACCTCGATCGCCATTATCTCGTCGCGCGGCATTCGCCACTTGCTCGACTCGAGCGACACGACAAAATTGCTGTAACAGTATTTCTTAAAAATGGCACTTTGCGCCGCATTCAGTTGACAACCGCCCATGATCGCAGCTCCTTACAGTATGCCCACTCGCGCCGACAATTGTTTTTGTTTAAGAGGTCATTAATCCCAAAATTCTAGGAAATACCGATGACGTCATGGGTTTTTACAAAATTTTAATGCAAAACAACAGGAAAATGCCATCGGCAATGCACAGGTCAGCGCCAAATACATTATCGACGTTGCCCGAGTCGACGACAAATTAGTTTGCGGATTCGCGAATACAACTGTCGCTGGCATTATGATTGTGGTTCTCGTATTTATAATCTAACGTTGAACCGATTGCGTAAAACAGTATTGACATATCGACTTTCTGGCCGATAAAAATGTTTCAAATACCAGCGTTGTATTTTAATGGTAGCCGGAATGATTACTTCGGTTAAAAAGGCCACTTTTTCGAGGGGCATAGGATTTTGAAAAAGCATTATATCTAAATGCTGTAATTTAGTGTCATCAATGTCTTTTAAACGTAAATTAATATTTTTTGAATAACCTATACGATAATCAAAATATGACCTGTCTAAGTAACACGGCGTAGTATATTCTCTTCTACGTTTGTCTATAAAAGATTTAGAATTTTCGCAGCTAAATCTGCGTTCATGTAAAGAACTTGAAAATTTAATTTCGTCGCGTAAATTTACATTTAAATATATTGGCATAATATTATTTTTCTTTCGGTACCTACACTTTGTGTCGCACACGTCAAATTCTTCACCTACACACCTAAATTGTACATCAAATTGTTTCTTCATAGACATTACCGCTTCCTCGGGAACATCTGGTTTTTGAACAAGCGCTGAAATAATATCACAGCCAACATGTTTCCTCAACTTTTTGTAATCCAGTAAATGTGGATAGTTTGGGATTTGCGGATACGTATTGTTCGTATGTATAGGTTTTTAATTTTCCAGTTCGAATAAATTCTTCATAACTATATTGCCTATACTCACTACGAGTCATAAAATATTGATTGAAATGACAAAACCTGATACCAGAGTAATGCACTTTGTCGCGGTAGCATTGAAATTTTGCAAACAAGTGCTCTGAAAACAGGTCGTCCAATAGGCGCGAGTCAAAGCCGAGACACTGTCGCCACGCGTTGAACATGTCCACGTAGACGGACCACGAGCACGGTGCGGACAGAGAGGCGAGCTCGAACGGGGCCACTGTGTAGTTCATTGTAAATACGTGTGATCGCTGATATAACTGAACCGAGATAAGGAGCTCTTGGTGTTGTCGTGGTCAATGAAACACTTGTACTTTGATCGCAAACGTTCGTTTATTTATACTAGCGGACGATCGTGTTGTTACAGTGCAGTAGGCTGGACATGACGTTGTACTCGCCGCTGTTGTCGGGCAGGTTGGAGCCGCCGCGCACGCACTGCAAACTCTCGGCCCAGCGGTTGCCCGCAAACGATTGGTTAATGGTCCACTGGTCGAGGCGGGTGCCCTCTACTTTCTCGTGGCCCGTGTAGTTGCCTTTAATAAACTCTTTAAAGATATTGTCGGGCGTATTGTTGAAGAACATGTAGGGAATGTTGAAGATGGGGTAGCGCTTGGCGTTGGGGTCGGCAAAGTCGCCGCCGCGCACCACGTACTTTGTTTCAATGTCGTCAAAGTTGGACTGGCGCGACAGGTACGAGATGGGCGACAGGCAAATCTGCGCCGACGTGCCGTCCTCCGCCATCCACTCGGTGAGGTCCTCCGAGCCGTTCATAACGCCCTTCTGGCCGTGAATGCCGCAAATCTTGACGCCCTCCAGATTGCTCGTTGACGTGATCATCGTCAGTTTGACGTACACCGTGTTGTTGGTGACGGTGAGCGCCGAATCGAGCCGCTCCACCTTTTGGTCGTCCATCTGGCGGAAGTAGATGAATATCTTGCTGACGTAAAAGTTTTTGTTGCGACACGCCTCAATCTTGTAGCGCTTGCCGTCGTAGATCCAGCCGATCTTGACGTTGGACACGACCACGCCCGCCATGTGCAGCATGTTGCCACCCTCCACCGGCACGCAGTTGTTGTTGGTGCTCTTGTTGTACTTGATAACGGGCGTTTCGTTTTTGGCGTGGTTGAGCTTGCCTTTTAGCTTGTTTACCTTGTTGTTGAACAGCCGAATCGGCAGTTTTACGTCGGGAATGTACGGGTCCTCGGCGGTCATGAGCCGGTTGTCGCGCACCAGCGTCCACAGCTTGAACATTTTGTCGTTGCGCATTATCTCGGGCGCCACCACCACGGCGTTGCCGGTGGGCAGGTTGTCGAGAAAGTCCGTCTGGTCTTGCACGCCGTTGTACGCCACCACGGGCATGGCGTTCTTGAGGTTTGTCACCGACACGATCAGTTTGGGCACCGGCGTCGTCGCGAACATGTTCAGGTGGTCATGGTAGTAGTACTGCAGCAGCTTGGACATGAGGTGCGACACATGCGGCGTTTCGCGCACGCGCAATCCGCTCACTTGCCGCAGCACCGACTCGGGGTTGTGGTACTCGTAGGGCGTCAGGAGCGCGGCAATGTTCGCCTCGCCGCCGGCGTGCTTCACTTGTAGCGTTTTGCGAATGCAAATCATGCCCTCGTGGTGGTTCACAAACAGTATGTGGCCGTTTAGTTTGATCTCGACCGGGAAGCGGTTGCGCTTGAGCTCGTACACGATAAACAGCAGGCGGTCGCGCCGGCACGTGTAGATGGTGGGCCGGTTGTTGAACACGATCATGACGTCGCCCGCGGCGTCGCCGTAAGGCAGCAGCAGACCCTGATCGCGCAGCGCGGTGAATTTGGCCGCGACGCTGGCGTAGTCGACGCTGGGCAGGCGCACGTCGCGGCACAGAAAAAACTTTTTACCCGCCACCGTCATTTCGCCGTGGAAGAAGCTGTCGACAAACTTGACAAAATCGCCTTTCTGCATGAGCATGTCCTGGCGCATGGTGTCGTTGGTGATGCGCACCACCTCGTTGCCGATGCGGTATTTGAGCGAGGGCGAGTTGATCTCAATGTTGTTGTTGCTGCTGTTGTCCTGGTAGTTGATAAAGTTTTTCTTTTGCTTGCTAAACGTCTTGGACACTGAATAGATGAGCTTGCCGTTTACGATCGTGTCGATGATCTTCTTGCAGTCCTTTGGAAACAGTATCGTTTGCATCTTTTTTTTCCGCGACGACGACGACGGTGACGACGTCGAGGCGGCATTCTTGTCGACGACGCACAGCGCCACGTAGTTTTTGAGGATGGGCTTGTAGATGAGCGCGAGCAGGTAGTCGTGCTTGTATATGATTTTGTTGGAGAGATTGTCGATGGAGTAGTTGATGTCGGTGGCCATGATGCGCTTGATCTGCTGCACCAGGTCGCCGCTCTGTTGCGCGTCAAAGTCAAACATAAAGTTGAGCGGCTCCCACTTGCCGCTGTTCTTGAGGTACATTTCGAGGATGGCGTTGAGGTCCTCGGTGACCACGTAATCGCTGGCGTACACATCGCGCGCGAACAGCACGTCGTCGTGCTTGTCGTACACCAGCTGAATGGCGCGGTTGATTTTTTTCTCCTCGTCCACGTTGCCGTAGAGGAACATGCGCTTGCAGCTCTTCGAGTAGAGTTTATCGTAAAAGTTGTGAATGAGAATGTTGTTGTTCATCATGATGTTGGGAAAGCTGAGGTTGCGGCCGTCGATCATAAAGGTGCCGTGCAGGTGGCGCGCGTCGTTGGTGTCGTCGGCGCGAAACTGCAGGTCGAGCCGCGTGCCGAAGATCACCAGCACGCACCGGTGCAGCACGCATCGCTCCGCGTCGTCGACGGCGCAGCAAAAATAAGAACGGCGCTCGAGCAAGTACTTGAGCGTGCACGTGTTGGTGGTTTTGTTGCAGCAATTGAGGTAGTAGTGCAGGCCGTATTTGCTTTTCAGATTGTCGTAGAGCCGGTTAAAGTCGTCGATCACGTCCGTCATCGTGCCGCGTCCGAGACAGTATGAACCGCAGCACGCGCAGCGGGGGAGTCAGGCCCGCGCCCGTCAGGCCCGCACCCGTCAAGCAGACAACGCCGCCCGCCTCGACGATGACGACGCGCAAGCGCATCAAGCCGCCCACGCCGCCCGTCAGCCGGCGCGAGACGCGCACGTCGCGCTCCAACTCGTCGGAGGGGTCTTCGTCGCAGGAGCCGCCGCGCGTGCTGCCCAAAGTCACGCACGTGGTCAGCGACCTGTACAAGGCGAACCTCGACGCGCTCGACTACTATCAGGTGCTAAACGTGGGCCGCGGCGCCACCAAGGCCGAGATCAAGTCCGCCGCCAACAGCATTAGCCGCAGCAAAAAGCGCGACACCACCGCCGAGAAAGAGAACACGCCCGAGCAAATACACAAGGTGCTCAACGACGCCGTGTTCGTGCTCAGCTCCATGATCAACCGCAACGCCTACAATCGCGTTCTCGACGAAAAGATCAAAATGCGCGATTACTACAAGGAGCGAGTGCGACCGCTGCTGAAAACGCTCACCGAAATCTATAACGGCGCCCTGCGCGCGCGCAACGATCTCGACGAGCTGTACGAGATGGACGTGCTAAAGCTGCTGCAAGAGCACGTGTACGCCACCATCGAGCGCAACACTAAGAACAAACACTACAAAAGCACCAAGAGCAATCGCATCCGCGTCCAGTGGACCGTCACGGACATCGACCTGGGCCGCAACATTGACGAGCGCTATCTGGCCAACTATTTTAAAAACGACGGTCTCATCGGTCTGGTCATGTGCAGTACGCGTCCCGGCTGCGCCGTGCTCGAGGTGCTCACTTCGCACGGCGTGACGTCAATCATTGACCGCGAAAACAAGCGGGGCGTGTTCGAGGTGCGCGACTACACAGAGGCCGAGTTTGGCGCCGACAACACCGATTTTAGCCGGCAAATCGATCAGCTCAACACTCTCACCTACAATCTGGACGAGTTTGAAAAAGACATTATGCAGCGCGCCTCGGAAACGGTGCCGTTTGAGGTCAACGCCAGTGCCGTGCAGGATCAGTTGGATCTACTAGAGGACATGATTAAAATGGAGGAGGACGAAGAGGAAGAGGAGGAGTACGACGATGACGAGGACGAGGAAATGTTGGAATATGAAAAGGAGGTTGATTAGTAGTAAATGTTAAAGTAGTTTGTATATATATATTATATATATAAATAATAAACCAAATTTAATCAAAATATAGTTTTATTGTAACCCAGGCATACATTAGGCATAAAACAATTTCTGAACCTTACAATAGTTTTGTCGGCACAACGGGCAAACAAACACCGCCAGCGCGCAGCTGTAACACGCCACCACGTGACCGCACGGCAGAAAACACGTATCGCATTTGTGCTCGTAGCATATCTTGCACTGAAGCGCATCGCCGCTGTCGTTGTCGTTGTTCAGTGACTCGGTCACCGATTTCGCTGCAGACTCTGTCACCGACAAAGCTGCCAATGGTGCCGTCAATGGCGTCGCCGATGTCGTTGCGGCGGATGCCGCAGCCACAAACGACAACGTGTCCGTCGCCGGTGCCCACGGCGTGGCGGGTTGCTTGATTGTGCACGCATCGCTCATCACGCTCTGCACAAATTCTTTGCCTTTGACTTTTTGCACGTAGGGGCACGACGGAAACCAGCGCGCGTGCTCGTACCAAGGTTCTTGGTCCGGGCCCCCGGCGCACATCGAGCAGTTGTAGTAGAAACACATCACCCTGTCGCCGGGGCCCGCATAAAAGAATCCCGCGTCGGCCAGCTGCCAAGGCGTGGGCCTGCGATTCTCCGGCCAGCGGCCGGCAAACGAGTCGATACGCGCTTGCAGATCGACTAAACCTTTGTGCAGCGGAAACGTGTCGTCGTCGTCGTCGTCGTCGTCGTCGTTGTCTTCGTGCCATCCGCACTCGTCGTATCCGTAAGACTCGTTGTCGGTGTTCGAGTCGGGGTCCGCATTCGAGTCCAAGTCTGATTCCGAGTCTGACGATTCCATCATATGAAAGGGCATGTCTACGTTCATTTCATTCCACTCGCGCAAATTCTTTACAAACGGACACTGCGGCGCCCAGCGCGCGTGGTCGGTGGCCACGTCGTCGCCCTCCATCCACCGCATGATTTCTACCTTGCAGAATGCGCAGCGCACGGTGTCGCCGTTGCCAAAATAGTAGAATCCGTTGCGCGCCAGCTGCTCGGGCGACACCTTGGCGTCGGGGGGCCATGTGGCGAAAGATGTAAGACGTTTCTTGTACCGCTGCATCGCCATTGTGTCTGCTGTTCGTCGCCCGTTCATCAATAAATACCCGATGATCGTGATCTATTTTACTATATCCGCGCCTCACAAAGACTACACTAAAAGAGGACAATGGCGCAACGTGCGATTGTATCGGCCAATCAAACGCGGTTGCCAAAAACCTCGTCGGCGCCGTTTGATTTATTAATCTTATCAGTTGCATTACAAAATATGATGCAATAATCTTTGCGCTAGAATTCACCGACAATCGTCGGCGAACGGCATCCAAGTAGAGCTAGTCGTGTACATGTCCGGTGACACGCGGCCGATGTGAACGACCGAGTGGCGTACGTGACTCGATAAGCAAATAGGTATGCATGACTCGATAAGTCGACCGATGACGCGAGTAGGTATGCACGTCCGGCGCACGTGACCCCATTTGCATAAATAATTGTGTCGCAATAGTACATCTGCGGGGAATTCACCGACAATCGTCGGCGAACGGCACGCAAGTCGGGTGACGTAATAATTGTGCGCAATACTTCTAAATAGAATTCATCGACAATCGTCGGCGAACGGCAAGACCTGTATTGTACGCTTTATCAAATCAATGACTCGTTATAGTCGCGAGTCATTGTTTATAAATTTTGCATGTAGACACTTGACCGTTTGCCCTAAAATTCATCGACGATTGTCGGTGAACGGCATTCAAATCGAGTATTTATAAATAGAAATGATGTAATAATGTGCGCAATACAACGGTGTAGTAATTCATCGACAATCGTCGGTGAACGGCAGTCAAATTAATGTGACTAAAAATAAAAATGATGTCATACTGTGCGTGCGACAAAAATGATGTCATATTGTTTGTGCGGCGAATTCATCGACGATTGTCGGTGAACGGCGCTCAAGTTAATGTAACTAAAAATAACAAATGACAAGAGTTTTTTTGTATTGAAACAATAAGTGACGTAAGCCATTTGCGTCCGGGAATTCATCGACGATTGTCGGTGAACGACACCCAAGTTTGATGGTGACGTAATAATATTATCAACTAACATGCAAACAACTAATGCAAAACTTTCGAGTAGAATTCACCGACAATCGTCGGCGAACGGCATGCCAGATAATGTTTGGGACTTTAATTATGATTACTCTAACTCATTTGTGCGCAATCGTGCCTAAATTCAAAATATGCACAATAGATACACATTCCCTAGCGCCGAAATGTGAGTTATTAACTCTGTCCGCGTCGGGTTCATTGTAAATTTAGTTAATTTTGACGACGACGACGACGTCAGAATTGCCGTAGGGTTAAAGTTTTGTAATAAACGTTGAGTACTTTTAGTTATATGAGATACAAATAGTTGGGCAAAGCTATAGAAAAACAATTTCATATAAATGTAATAAATAATTTATTAAAAAAAACTTTGAAGTATTTGGTATAAAGTATGTGTTATTATTAATATTATTATTAATTTACTCTTTCTCGAAATCGTCCACCTCGAGTCCGTCGAGTAGCGCGTCGACACGAGGCGGCATCTCAAGCTCGGGCATTTCGCTGTACACGTGCCTGAGAATTGTGTCGGTGCGCAACATTGACGGCTTGATGCTTTGCAGCAGCTCGAGACCGTCGGAGCGCGTGACGCGGCTCAGCGCCACGTACAGCTGCCCCACCGCAAACATGGAGCACAGCGGCACGCGCAGCCTGTCGATGGTGGCGCCCTGCATCTTGTGAATGGTCATGGCCCAGGCGAGGTTGATGGGAAATCCGGTGCGCGCCACCATGCGCTTGTAGTCGGTGGGGTTCTCCGTCCTAAAGTTGATCGTCTCGCTCACCACCGACTTGAGCACGTTGTGCACGTTGCGGAACAGAATGCACACGACGCGGCCGTTGCGCTTGCCAAACTTTTCGACGACGCCCAGGTCACCGTTCACGCACTCAGAGTCCTTGCAGTTGACGGTGACGATAATGCGAGAGCCGACGCACAGCGTTAGCTTGTCCGGCACCACCTGGTGCATGTTTTTGTGCGGGTACAAAAAGTCGGGATCGACGGCCGGCATCACCTTGCTCGTGCTCACGAGCTCGTGCGTTTCGTCGGCGTTCTCGAGCAGCGTCTTGTTGTTCTTTGTGTTGATGGCGTGCGCCGCCGCCACCGTCGACACCAGCGTCGTCGCCTCCATGCTGTCGATGGCCTTTTGCCGGTCGCGCAGCTCGTTGAAATACTGGATGCCCTTCTCGTCGCCGACGCGCAGCTGGTTCAGCGCCCGGATAAAGTCGGGCTCGCTCTGTCGCATCATCTGGCGCAGCGTGTACAGCCGAAACTCCTTCCACACGGCGGCGCTGTAGCACTTTTCGCTCGATGCCGTGGGATTGACCCACTCGCGGTCCACGACCGGCGGCAGCTGGTACAGGTCGCCGAACGCGATTACGTGCACGCCGCCAAACGGCACGTTGCGGCCCATCACGACGCGCAGTATCTCGTCAATCTTGTCGAGGTACGAGCCGTGGATCATGGACACCTCGTCGATAATTAGCACGTCAATGTGCATGAGGTCCTGTATGAGAAAGTCGGTGAGCTTGTAGTGGCCGCGCAGATTGAACTTGAACAGTTTGTGCATCGTTTTGCCGTTAATGTTCTGCGCGGCGAGCGCGCTGAACGCGATCCGTTCCACCAACAGGTTTCGGTCGGCCAAATGCGTGTTTAGGTGTTTGAGCAGAAACGTTTTGCCAGTGCCGGCGTTGCCCGTGACAAAGGCGATGAGCTGCTGACGCTGATCGAGCGTGGCGTCGCAGATGCGCATAAACGCGGATTGATCGTCGTTTAGGGCCGACATGGTGGGCGACACTAGTGTCGTTGTTGGGCAAGAAGCAGTATTTATTCAAACAACATTGTTGCATAAAAAAAATTATTAGTATATTGTAACAATAAACATAGGAAACAAGCATTTGGAACAGAACATTTTGTCGTTAAAGTACGTAAACTTGGCGCCGACGTTGCGGCACAGCTGTCGGCACTGAATGCAGCGCCGGTGCGCCACCTCGTACAGTTTGTTTTGCCGCTCGTGCTCGTACCAGGTCATCTTGAGGCGCTGCCGATACACGTTGCGGTGCGTGGGCGAGTCGCACGACGTTTCGTAGTAGCACACGCTGAGCATACAGTACGTGATAAACTCCTCGTCGCGCAGCGGAAACAGGCACTGTGTGCAGAAGCGGTGCGCGGCCGTGTGCGGCGCGTAGCAGAATCCGCACAGCCGCTGCTCGCGGGCGTCGTCGAGCTCGTCGACGTGCTGCCTCACCTCGCCGCGCCACTGATTGTAGATGCTCTGCTTGACGCCGCTGTCCGTGGTGCGTCGGTACATGCGCGAGTACTTGACAAAAGGTTTTATAAGCTCCATGACTCATACGACTCTGAACAGTACAGCGGCAGGCCAGAGTATTTATTGTCGGTTGTCAATATGCTAATAACGATAAACGTTCAAGATCGTAAAGGTTATCTGTACCGACGCTTCCATGCACTGTGGGCGCAGTGCACGGTAGAGTGCCAAATCTGCTTCGAAGTCATCGCCAACGACGGCGTCGTGGCGGTGACCGAGTACAAAACGCTGAACCTAGAGAAAATGTTCCACGCGGCCTGCCTGCAGCGGTGGCAGCGCGAGCGCGCCCGCGATCCCTTCAACCGCAACGTAAAGTTTTACTTTAACTTTCCGCCCAAGAGCGTGGACGAGTGCAGCGCCCTGCTCGACCAGACCACGGGCTTTATCGGCGACGAGGCCGCCGACAAGCGCTACGCCACCGAGTACCGGCGCGTGCACGAAGAATCTACGCTAGACGTCGATCTCGACTTTAGCCGCCTGTTATCGTACAAATGATCCGCGACAAGGGCAACGACAATCGCAGCACTAAAAATACAATTGCGGCACGTTGAGCACCACGTGCAGCGGCACGTTCAGGATGCGCTCTTCGCGGTTGGAGGCGGGCTCGCCGACGAACGTGTTGGCGTCGTTGTCGGGCGTGTGCTTGTAAAAGACGATGCCGCGCAGGTCGCTGAGGCGAAAATTGAATAGATTGGTGAGCGTAATCTGGTTGGCGCGAATCACCTTCATGTACTCGTCGGGCATGCTCACGGTCATCGATTTGTCCGCGTTGATCAGCTGCTTAATGTTACTCACTACGTAGTGGGCGCACAAGTTGAAAAAGGCGGTGAGCTGGTCGCTGATGTTGGTGCGGTGGCGCGTGTAGTTGACGTTGACGATGACATGCGCCACCGAGGCAGTGTTGTCGAATAGCTTCACAAAATAGTGGTAAAACAGATTGGATATGGCGTAAAAATTGCGGCGGTTCACCGTGTTGTTGTTAATGATCGAGAACATGATGTCTTTGTAGGCGAGCTTAGTGACCTGTTCGGTGCGCAGGGTAAAGTGCTCCTTGAGCGCGATCGAGGCGGGCCCGATGCCCGTCTGCAGCGCGTCCATGTACAGCTTGATGGTGTTGATGGCCAGTTGCACGTCGCGCACGTTGGCCGCGTCGCTCGCAATCTGGTTGAGCGCGGGCGGCTTCACAAACACCACCGTCGGCCGCGACTTGTCGTCCATCTCGTAATCCTCGTCCTCGTCCTCGCGGTACACGCCGAGCGGAATCTCTGGCCCGAGAGGCGGCGGCAGCGTCGCCGAGGCCGGCACCTGAACGGGCGACAGCGGCCGGTCCAGGTCGGGCTCGTAGGCGGGCGAGCGCAGCTGCGACGCGAGCACCGACTCCTCCAGTCGCTGGCTCTGGCTGGGCGTGCTGATGATCGGCGCCGCGCTAGTGGTGTCCTTTTTCTTAGATTTGCCAAAAATCGACGACGTCCGCCCCGACGACGACGCCCTCTTCTGCGGTTTGCTGCTCATGACTAGTGCACCAGAATCAGGTAGTGTTTCAGGTCGCTGAGCGTGCACAGCGGACGTGAAATTTTAAGTACCTTATCAGTGTACCGGTCGCGATAGTGGTACTCGTTGTCGAGCCGCTGAACGAGGCAATAGCGCGACAGGCAGCTGTATTTGTCATAAGACATTATCTTTATTCGTTCGCGATCAAAGATGTCCGCGTCGTCCCTCGCTACTGACGTGGTGGCGAACATTTTGAAAAACAATTTAGAATTGGTGGACAGCTCTTATTTAGTTTTAAATGTCGTCGACCACGAGTCTGGTGCGATTCAACCAGTGTGTCTCGGAGAAATTGACTCCTTTCAGGCCGATCAAGTTGCCAAGTGCTCAATGTCCGATTCATCCGTTACGAGCGAACTGCCGAGCGATCAGACGCTATGACACCGCCCACGGCGACGCCCCGTTCATCAACCACGTCACCGCCATGAGCGCCGTCTACCAGGATTATGACCGCGTGCCGTACTTTATGTGTCTGGTGAACGAGAACACCGACCCGGAGACGCGCGGCGCCTACCTCAACGCCAACGAGCTGCTCGCCTACGTGCACCTGCAGCAGCTCGATGACGACGAGCACTTTATGGGCATCGACGAGGCGGGCGAGCGCAACATGGCCACGCTGCGCAACGTCATCAAAGGCATCATGGACGCGTTTGCCGCGTGCGCGGACCGCGTCGTGCTCATGGTCGACGAACTGCAGCTCGACGTGGTGTACTCGATCTTTCGCTGCGTCGTGCTGCCCCAGCGCATGGTGGCGCTATACCTCGGCGCGTACGCCCCGCTCAACGACGACGTGGCCGTGTTCGGCGTGCCCGGCACCGACGCGGCGCTCGAGTGTCAGCTCATCTACCGCACTTTTCTCATGTACAACACGGTGCTGACCATGTTGCTGAAGCAGCGCAATCCGTTTAACGAGCCAAAAAAAAATATCTCCGTCATCTTTCGCACGCTCGGCAAGTGTCCGAACAACAAGGAGCGCGTCAAGTGCTGCGACCTGCGGTACGGCGGCGCCGCGCCCGGCCACATCATGTGCCCGCCGCGGCTAATGGTCAAGAAAATTTTCCACTACGCCAAGTGGGCGCGCTCGCCCAACAACTACAGGCGGTATTTCGAGCTCATAGTGACACCGCCCGTGCCGAGGCAGAAATACCAACAGACCGGCGGCGGCGACGGCGGCAACGCGCCTAACGAGCAATTAGTCGTGATGGATTGGTACAATTTTATCGACGATTTTCGCGCATACTTTGGCATTGTGTTGGCGTGATGCCTGCGTGACCCGGTATTTAATCGAGAGCCGCGCGAAAATTGGGGTCACTCCCGAAAAGTGTGTCAAGCAAACAGACGCTCTTATCAGCCGCCGCTTATCAATATTGTTTTATCAGTTGCGCAATTCGCTGCACCATGAGTCAAATGAACTTCAAGCTCAAGGAAGTCATCAACAACACCGTGGACACCAAGCTCAAGAGTAAGACGCAGGACAATCTGGCGACGTTCTACGACAAACGCAAGACTGACGCGGCGCAAGTAGGACGCAGCACCACCTACGATGTCGTCGGCAAGCGCGACTTCAAGACGTTGTTTGACGAAAAAAAATACAAGTTTTAATGAGCACCGTCGCCGCGTGGATCTCTACGACGGGACCGTGCACTGCACAGAATGTATGTTCGTCGCCCCTCTGTCTGCGAGCTACGAGGAATTTATTCAATTACACCGCCGCTTTAATCGTATTGTGGGTCGCGATTGTCGCTCCGACGACGAAGTTGTTGTGCTCAATCTAATTAAACTGTCGGACGACGATACGACTGTGTAAATGTTGTGATTCAATAAAAAAATATTATTAAAACTTTGTTGTTTTCTTTACTAAAGTGTTTGCAAGACACTAACAACCTTAACCCTTAGTGTTAGGTTACATTTTTAACGAGCTCACACGGCGCGTAAAGTCCTTGTGTCGACAAATTATTTGTAAATAGACTCGACCCTATATATAAAGCGACGCCGCCGCCGCCGCGCCGTTAGTCTCGAACAAATATTGGATAGCAAAATGTGTTCTATGACGCATAGACAGCTAGAGTTTGGACAGATCGGCGTCGATCTTGGCCACCTGTCGTTTAGCTACGATGATCTGAACAGCGTCGAGTATATCATCTTTATCAACGTGCAGCGCGCCATGTTTTGCAATTTTAAAATATTCACGGATCTGTCGCTCGAGTCGCTGGCCGAGTACGTGTACGAGCACGCCATCTGCACGGTCAACGGAGCGGCCGTGCCGCGCGCAGTCAGCCTCGGCGAGAGCGTCGTTTTCAACGAGGCGGACCACAACAAGTCGGTGTTTATACAGCTGCACGCCCAGGCGCGCGTCATCGTGGCCAAGACGATCTACATGCACGAGAGCTACGCGCAGCGCGTCAGCGGCTATCTCGACTTTGAGAACCGACACGATAAACACTACGCGCCGCCCGGCGACGATGAACGCGCCACCATCAACAGAGAGTGCGAAATAAAACTCTTGGAATTTACTTGAACTTGCGTTTACTGCCGGCAAAGTAAAAAGCGTGTCCACCATCATCGCCGTCGGTGCTGCTGCCCTCGTCATCGTCTTCCTCAAAGTTTTCATCATAGTCATCGCTGGTGTCGTCGTAATCGTCCGACTCGACCGCCGTCGTCGCCGCAGCTGCCGTCGTAGCGGAAAAGGGAGACACGTTTAGTGCAGAGGCGGCCTGCGCGGCCGTGCCCGTTGCCGGCGGCAGAGACTCGGTGTCGCTGTCCTCGTCGAGGTCGTGGCGCACAATCTCTTCGGCGGCGCGCTTGGGAATGTAGCGGTCGTTGAGCTTGACGTACTCGCGATCCACCGCCTGGCGGGCCATGTGCAGCGCGACTTCTTCGTCGCCGCCGTCGAGCTTGTGATACTTTTTAAACGTCCGCACAAACAGCCGCTTGGCGCGCGCCGGCATCTCTTGGTTGTAAAACGACTCGTTCAAGTGAAACATATTTACCCTTAATAGAAACCGTCGTCAGTGCGATTATCGTCTTCGTCCGTGGTGTAATCGGTGGTGGTAGTGGTATCGTCGGTGGTGGTGGTGTCAAAGTCGTTGGCGTTGGCGCGCGCCACCCACTCGTTGTCGACGTGCTTGTATTTGCGCTTGACCGCCTGCCACGCCACCTTTGTCGCGGTCGCGTCCGACTTGGACTTTTCGTAGGCGCGATTGAAAAACTTTAGAAATATACGTTTGCCGTTGTAGGGCAGATTGCGCGTGGTGGGCGGTAGATCGGCAATGCTCGTGTACATGTTGCTTATAAATTAACAATAAACGATCGATTTGTGTCCACCCTGTGTTTCATTCACTGCTTTATCTCGCTTAGCAACCGCACCATCATGGCGGGGTCGCAGTCCTCGGACAGCTGGATTCTGTTGTAGCGCGCCACAAACTTATCCTTGGGCAGCTGCTCCTTGATCTTGTTGAGCACGTTCATCGAGTTGGGCACGTAGTCGCTCTGGTAAATGATGACGGGCTCGCGCTGCTCGCTGCGCTGCAGCCGCTTGACGCTGCGCTTCAGCGAGCGCAGTTGAGTGCGCAGAAAGGCAAAGCGGTTGCAGGACAGGTCGCAGACGGCGAGCGCGTGCAGCAGCTGCGAGTTTTGCGGCTTCACCACCACGTCCTGGACGAGGTTGGCGAGCCGCGTGGACAGATCCACGCACTGGGCGTTTGCCTGCAGTATGGCCTCTAGCAACTTGGCGATTTGTTCGTCCTTACTTTGAATGATGTCGTCCTTGTCGGCGATGGATTTGATTAGATATTGTCGCGTTTCAATATTGTCCTCCATGTTGGCGGGGATCTTAATTTTTCAAAAAAAAATGGCAAGTCATCGTGACGTAATACTACGTAACACTAATAATACTGCGTCCGTGGCGGCCGGCATTGTCGCCGGCGCCGAGGGACCGTCGTCCGATTACAGCTACCCGTACCCGTTAATTTGTACATTGGAGATTCAACTTGATATTAACCTATTTCCACGTGACGGGCCATTGCGGCGCTAGTCAGATGGGGTGCGCGGCGCCGGACATTTTGCTGAGCAGGTCGTAAATGTCGTTTTCGTTCTTTACGATGTAGATTTTACTGCGCTCGTTCTCGCGCACCATCACGCCGCGCTTGCACAACGACACGTACTTGTAGTGCGGCAGCAGCGCGTCGCGCGTCTTCTTCAGCAGCTGCTTGTGCTCGGCGGAGGCGGCGACGAACACCTTGATGGGTCCGTCAAAGTTTATGTCGAGATCAAAATTTTTGAGACGCACCTCGCGCGACCGGTTCTGCCATTCGCGCGCGGTGGTCGCGTCGCTGAGCTTGAGCTTGATGTGGTTCTTGTCGTAGGTGCTGTCGACGACGGCGCGATAGTCGAGCGCGAGCAGCGCGCAAATTTTTTTCACATAGTTGTTGCGCACCTTTTTGTTGTGCAGCCGCGCCTCGTGCACCCCGTACACCTCCACGCAATCGTTGAGGTGGTCGTCTTCGAGTTTTTTGAGTTTGCTATTCAAAATGGTAATGTTGCTCGTGACGTTGCGGTCAATTTCGGTTTTAATTAGACTTTTAAGGATCGGCACGTTAATTAATTCGGTCGTCATGTTAGTTTACGCGAAACTCAAAAATTTAAATAAAATACCCTCTTATTAACTATGACCTTTTGTTGAACTCAGTCAGCCATGGACGCCCGCCCCGGCAGCACGTCGTCGAGCGTGTCGTTTGTCACCAAAAACTCGTCGAGTTTCGACCTGCTGTTCGATCCCGCGGACATTGACAATGTGTTCTTTTGCAACATTGACCAGTTCAAGACTTTTCTCAAAAACATTATCGCTGACGTGAAAAAGATCAAGATTAACTTTTTCAACAGCCTCATCGAGCAGCTCATCTCGGTGTACCAGGAGCGCGAGGAGCGCAACGAACACACCGAAATGCTCAGCCGCATCCTCATGGCCACCACGATCGTGGTGCGCGACCTGCCCTCGAACGTGTACCTCAAAAAGCTGAAGCGCAACAAGTTCACCGACAACATCAACTACCTCATCATTCCCAATTTTATTCTGTGGGACCACAACGTAATCATATTCCTGAACAAGTCGTTCAACTCGAAGCACGACGCCGGCCTCATCGACATTAGCGGGCAGCTGCAAAAGATCAAGTTCAACCACGGCATCATCAAGGATCAGTTTCAGAGCAAGAACGGCTATGCCGGCCAGTTTCTATACTCGACTTTCCTCAATACCGCCTCGTTCTACGCCAACGTGCAGTGCCTGAACGGCGCCAACGTCATCGTGCCGCCCAAGACAAGCATCCAGCGCTACTACGGCCGCGACGTGAGCAACGTGCGCGCGTGGACCACGCGCCACCCCAACATCTCGCAGCTGAGCACGCAGATCTCGGACGTGCGCCAGCCGCAAAAGTACACCGACTGGAGCGTCAAAGTGGGACTGGGCATATTCACCGGCGCCAACACCGACTGCGACGGCGACAAAAAAGTGATCACGTTCTTGCCGCAGCCCAACTCGCTGATCGACCTCGAGTGCCTGCTGTACGGCGACCCGCGCTACAATTTCATCTGCTTTGACAAGAACCGCCTCGCGTTTGTGTCGCAGCAAATTTACTATCTGTACAAAAATAAACACAAAATCGAGGCGTTGCTCGCCACGATGCCCGTTCTCAAACAATTATGGCATGCCCACCGAAGCGCTACGTTCGCCGCCAAATTGGATCTGTTGCTACGCGATTGTGCGTTGGTGTTGAGCTCGAACGCGAGTTATTTACTTTTCGAGCGGCTCAGCGAAATGATCAACGACGAGGAAATGATTTGCGGCGACGAGGAGCTGCGCGACCTCCAGGGCCAGTTCAGCGCCATCATCAAGTGCGGCGCCAAGGGCAGCAAAGATTTGGTGAAGAGCACGAAAAACTACAAACGCACCAAGTGCACCGACATTGACCTGATCGCCGACAGAGCCATCAAAAGCCTCAACAATTACATTTCGTCGCACAACCGCGTCAAGGTGGGCGGCGGCGACATTTACCACAACACCACCGTTCTCCAGAACGTGTACATTAAAAACGACCGCATCTGCTACAAAAACGATGCCCTCAAACTGGCGGACGTGTGCACGCTGCCCTCCGAGTTTCTGTTTCCCGAGCATTTGTTGGACATGTATTTGGATTAAATAAAAATATTATTTTTTATACAATTGTTTTATTAACAAATTAATATTACACACATACACACACACACATACATTTATAAAACGCAAAATTATTATTTTAAAGTTTTATTCAATTACATAATGTACAGAAGAACATGTCGTAGGGAAAATTGTACGTCTCCACGTCGTACACGTTGAACAACGGCCGCCGACACCGGCTGCAGTAGCTGTGGATGTCGGTGACGGTGGCGGTGAACCCCTGCGACTCGTAGTGGTCGTAGTAGGCCGCTTTCAAGTTGGAGCAGCAACTTGTCATGTAGTAGTTTTCCTCTTTGGCGACGTACACGCAATCGTCGGTGCACCACTTGCACAGATTCGTCTTGTCCCGACACCACAGCACGACGAACCGCTCGGGCATGAACGAACGCGCCACCGCGTTCAGGTGCAGGTACAACGTCACAAACTCTAGCGTCTCTGTCTGGTCGAGGTTGGTGAGGTCGCGCAGCATTAGCTCGTACAGCCGGTTGATGGCGTTGGGCTCGTACAGCCGCTCTTGTTCCACGCCGTCCGCAAACAGTGTGCGCAGCACGGCGTCGAGGTCGCGCGTGTCGGCGAGGAATCGGCGCAAATGGTCGGCGGTGCGCTGCACGCCGATGAGCGCGGTCCAGAGCCGCGCGCGCACCACGTCGGGCACCGAGTTGGCGGCGTCCACGTCAATGTCGTGCGCGAGTGCCGCGCGAAACGCCAGCAGCTGCAGACTGGCGGGCGTGCGCACGCTCATGACGACAGTAAAGCGAATACCTTTAGTCGGAGCGGATTTATATCGTAGTGTTCATTAGTAAGGCAACAACATTAATATGACAGACTCTAAAAATATATTTGTAGTCATACGCAACGACATTAAGAACCTGCACGACGACGTGCGGGACGTGAACGCGCAGGGCAAGCTCGCGAGCGCGTCGCTCAAAGTGATCGAGAACCGCGTCGACGACATGCCGTTCGCCGCGCTGCTCAACGCCGGCGACGCGCTGGACAAGTCCGTAAAGGGCATCGACACCAAACTCGACTCGTCGCTCGCGCAGCTGTCCTCGCTCGATGACCAGATCGCGCTCCAACTGGCCGATTTGATAGCCGGCCTACAGCTCATGCAGGGCAACGGCGACAAGCGCTTTGACGGCGTCGCCGCGCAACTCAAGGAATCGGCCACGCAGCTGCTAAACACTGACGCGCGCATCAACGCCATCAACACCAACATTAACACGTTCACGGCGCAACTGGGCTCCTATCAAAAGGACAACAACGCCAAGCTCGACGCGCTCAGCACCACACTCACCAACCAGCTAAACGCTTTCCAAAAGGACACCAAGTCCACGCTCGACGGCGTGCTCACCCGGCTCACGGCCATTACCAACATTTTGCGGCCGCTCGGCTAGTCTCTCATCCGAGATCCGCCGCCTTTGCCTCTTCCTCTGAATCATCGAGCTCGGTTATGCCGTTGGCAATGTCGTTGAGAGGCGTGTACGCCAAACGGTAGCGGCAGCGCTCATACTGTTCGCACGGCACACACAGCGTGTTCAGCGATGAAGCGCTCGCGTCCGCGCACATGTGCTTGCCCATGCACGAGTGCGGTCTTTGCACCTCGCACTCCCAGGCTTGCACGCACGGATTGAACGCGACGTGGCGGTACCGCGCGTTATCGGCGAACGGACACACTACTTGGTTGGCTTCTATCGCGTCTACGGGCAGGTGCGTGGGTATGTGCACGACGTCGAGGTGCCGGCAGCCGGGCAGGTCGAAGCACTCGACGTACCGCCACGAATTGTTCACCAGACTCAGACATTGGCCCTCGGGCGCCACTATCGGTCTGTTTGTGGAACAATTGCGCAACACCTGGCACGGCTGCTCCGGATGGCGCTGGTACAGCTTGCCGCCGCCGCAGTGCATTTCGTTCGCGGTGATGGTGGTGGGATTGGCGGCGGCGGTGCAGCCCTCCTCGCCCACGGGCACGCACTTTTGCGAGTAAAAGTCAAACTCGTGTTTGTGCTTGCAGCGACGCAGCTCGCGCTTGTAGTGGTACGTGTCGCAGGTGGGGCCCGCGCGCAGCACGTCGTTGGGGTTGAACAGGAAGCCGAGCGCGACCAGGACAAAGAAAATGACGATTGCCACCAGTGTCCATTTCAGGGGCGACATGGCAAACAATCTTATAATGAGTTATAAGTTTGTTTACGTTCATGTACACACACACGACCGCTTCTACACAATAAGAGGTTTATTGAATCAATTGAAATGTTTATCTACTTTACGTTTCTCGTACTAATTGTAATCGGCTTCATTTGCGACAAGAATGAAGGGTTCTCTCATCTGCTGCTCTTTCTGCTGCTGATGTTTGTAGTGTTCCTGCTGCTCATGCAAGTGTACTACATACAAGACGAGTCCACCACCGTCAACCTGCCCACCGGTAAAGCTAAGAGTATAAAGAAAAAACGGGATCTCGAGAAGGCGTTTGATGCAATACTGAACAAGAACCAGAGTTCGGTAGACTAGTACACAATGGAGTTTTTTAAAAATTTCGTAAATCAGGTGTTCAGCAGCATGCCGGTGGCGGCCAAGGTGGCGCTCGTCAACATGCACCTGAAGCAGTACCTAAAGGACCTAGAGCGCGACGATGCTTTCTGCCACAAATTTACGCGCATCATCCAAATGTTTGTGCGGCGCGAGATCACCGTCGAAGACGTGTGCAACATCCTCGACGCGGCCGACGGCCTCAAGCTCACCCACGGCCAGATTGACTACTTTTGCAATCAAGTGTACTACAACAGCCACATTATTCACATACTGCGCAACTTTATCAGCTACCAGCATCTCACCGACGACGAGATCGCCGACCTGTCGCAGTTCTTGGTGAAGGAAATTGATAATGCAGTGTTGGTTGATAAATAAATTTATTATACAACAAATACAATAATACTCTTTTTACAACCCATACAAATACTTTATTTTTTTTTCGCAATTGCTCAACACTCTGCGTCGCACTTGGCGCACACGGTATTGGTGTACGCCCAGCGGTTCAGCGTCGTCGGCGGCCGCTTCTTGTACAACGAAAACTGATGCGTATGATTCAACACGACAGCGTCCTCGGCGTTGCCATCGTCATTGTCAGAATCGCCATCGTCACCGCCATCGTCGTCGCCGTCGGTCGCCTTCTTGGTTTTTGGTTTGGCTGCGCCGGCCGCGCGCACCGGGTTGAGCATGGGGTACTTGACGTCGTGCAGCTGGTCGCGCATGTACACGGCGCAGATGCTCTCGAAATAGTACTGAAACTCGGGTCGGTTGCCAAACACTTGGATGAGCTCGTTGAAAAACGTACACATGATGCCCACGTGCTTGATCCAGCTGACGCGCTGCTGCTGCGCACCAAACAGCTTGAGGGGAAACGACTTTTGCGTGATGTTGCCCTTGACGTCGACGAGCAGATAGGGTATGCGGTCGCCGGTGCCGGGCAGAAAGTCGGTGCCCGAGTTGCTGAGCAGCTCGCGACAGCGGCGCGCAATGGTGATCGGTCGCTTGCGCTCCGGGTCGGCGCTCTTAGTGTTCTTGCCCGTGGGGTTGGCGTTGTAGCTCATGCTGAAGCTGTAGTCGCTGTAGTTGTCGTCGACGCCAAAGTTGCGGTGGTGCTCGACCATTAGGTCTTTGAGCAGTTTTAGGCCGCACGCCACGCTGTGCCCGAGCAGGTACGAGTCGACGACGCGCCGAAACGTTTTGCGCATAAACAGCGGCATGTCCTTTTTCACCAGCCACCCCTTGTACTTGAGCCGGTTCTCGCTGTTTAGGTAGCAGTATTTTTTTTTCTTCAACAAAATCAAGCTTGACATTACATTCTCTAGCGCCATTTTGTAGCCCACCCAGCCGCTATTCAAATTTTTCAACACGTACTCATTGATTATTCTGCGGATCGCGCTCTCGGCGTCGCCGACAATTTCGTTTTCGTCAAACAGCACTTGAATAAACGATGAGTCCGTGTCGCCGTATATCACTTTGAATTGAATGTGCGTCAGATTAAAGTCGGCGAGAATGGCGGCGTCGTTGCTCGTCGCCTCTATTTTCTCGATGGCCTCCATCAGCTTTTCGCGGCCGATGCGCGTCACAAAGTTGGCGAGCGGCTTGAAGAATATGCCAAAGTAGCCGTAGATGCTGTTGGCGATGCGCTTGACCGCGTTCTGCAGCTTGTCGTACAGATTGTACTGAAACGAGCCCGCCTCGAAGGCGTCGCGCCGCTTCTTGTACACGGTGCGCAGGTCGAGTAGCGTCTTGAGCAGCTTGGGATTGATGGCTTTGCGGTCCTTCACGAGGTACACGAACCCGTCCTCGGCGATGAACACGTTGGACAGACAGATGCCCTCTTGCATCATGATCGACAGGTACAGCGAGTTGAAATCCAGCGTGACCACCCACTTTTTGAAGCCGGGACTGGGCGAAAGCACCTTGCCGCCCGTGTACACGCACTTTTGCTTCTGGTGACACAAGCGCACCGCGTCCGCGGGAATGTCCGCCACGGGTATCGGCTTGCGCTGCAGCTGCGACAGATCGACCACTTGCGGATCGACGTCGCCCGCGGCCTCGTCGTAGCGCCGTTTGCGGCCCGACGTAACGCTCAGATCGTACTTGTTGAAAAAGTACGGATCGGGCACGCTGTTCTTGCCGGCGGCAGCGTCGGCGTCGTCAGCGTCGCGCGAATTGTTGATGGCGTTATAGAAAAACACCACGTTCACTTTATGCGATATGTTGCTGAGCAGATCGTCGGTGCTGAGGTAGAGCAGTGCGCATTGCGTGTACATAAAGTCCATAATTTCCAACTTGATAAATATGTCCACGGGCAGCACACAATCCTGCACGTTGTACTCGATGATGCGCTGCATTTGCTTGTCGTTGTACAGCTGCAGCATCTCGCTTATGGGCAGGTCCACTTTGCTGCTGTTGAGGTAGTGACGCGACACGGTGTTCAATTGAAAGTTCTCCACGTCGTTTTGCTCAGAGTCGGTGCTCAGAAACTGGTACAAGTCCACGTGGGTGTAGTATGTGAAAAAGTGCGTGTTCATCTTGTTGTGAAATTTGTCAAACAACGCTTTGGTCACTATCTCAACGGGCTGCAGATCATAGCGCTGCACCTTGAGCACGTCGGCGGCGCGCTTGCACTCGAGGCGGCGCAACGTCTCGGCCGGCCACCGCGCCTTCATCACGCGGTCAATGATAAACGGCAAATCAAACTTGTCGCCGTTGTAGTCGAGCAGAAAGTCGGCGTTGATGACGGGCAGCAGCCGAAAAAAGGCGGCAATCATTTCCAGCTCGCTATCAAACCGTGACACGAGCACGTCGCCCTGCTTCTCGGCGGCGAACTGCGCCATGTCGTCAAACACGCCCGGCTGCATGTAGTACAGGCAAATGTTGGTGGTCTTGTTGTCGCGCCGCACCACCAGCGCAATGGAGATGATGTGGTCGATGGCGGCGTTGGAGAAGCGCTGGCCGTTCGAGTGCGTCTCAATGTCGTAGCACGCAATCACGGGCACGATTTCGCGCGGCAGCGAGTCGGGGCTGACGACCTCAAACAGGCTCTTGAGCGCGCCCACGTCGCCGAACGAGCACGAGAGGCGGTGATCGAGACATTTTTGCGCCTCCCTGAACCGCACATACTGCCCCTCCTTGAGGTCCGTTTGCATGTGCACGCGGTTCACGTCGTTGAGGAACGCGTCCAGGCAAAATTTGTCGTGCTGCGCGTTCGCCGGCACCTTCTTGTATTTAATGATGTTGATGCGCTCGCTGTGCACGCCGCGCAGCCCGGGCATGACCATAGTCTTGTAGCTGACGCAGTTGTTGTAGCACGCGGCGGCGGCGTGGGTGCCGAAACACTTGCGGTACGAGTATAGCGGACAGCCAGTCTCCATGTAAAACTGGTACGTGTCGCCGTTGGCCAGGTAGCCCGTGAAGAACACAATTAAGTAGCCGTCCTTGTACACCATTCGGCTGATCCGGAACACGTCCTCCGTACCGATCCACACGCAGCCGCGCCGACTGCCCGCCAGACTCTTGAGTTTCCTCAGCAACGCTTCAAAGTCCAACAGCGCAAACATCATGAGCAACCGTTACTCCAATGCCAAGTACAGGAACACGGACGTCAACGCCAACACGGTGCACAACCTGTTGCAAACGATCAACAGTATGAGCCAGCGATGCCGGTCCCAGGCCAGCACTGACGACGTCGTGCAGCGAATTCGTTCTATTATACTGCTGCACAGACCCCATTTGGCGACGCGCATCGATTTACAGGTACCCGAATTGGTGATGGAGGCGCTAATGCCCAACAGCTCCGGCGTTCCCAACCAAATCACGCACAACTTTAACTACAAATACGACTACAACACAAACATGCCTAACGCGCCCAACCCGTTCGCGCCGTCCGCCGTCGGGGCACCGCCGCCGCAGCAGCCACCGCAAACTCAAACGCCGCCGCTGCAATCCTTTACCTTTAACCAAGTGCCAATGCCCGCGGCATCGTCGGACAATAGCGCTGTCGCCGCGAATACTATGATGCAGCAGTCGCCGACGGCGGCAGCGCCGAGCAACGCGCTCGTAGTGTCGGACGAAGATCTCATCAATCTCAATACGCTGTACGCGAACGCGCAGCGCGCGCCCTCCACCGTGACGTACAAACAGGTGCTCGCACAGATCACGTACATTGTGCGCAAGTACCTCAACTACGCGCAGCTCACCACCAGTCTGGAGCTGCTCGACACATTCGATTCTCTGCCGACGGCCGATCTCAGAGAGCTGCTTCTGTGCGTAGAGCGCGAAACGCGCTGGGCCATTCCCGTGAGCGCGAACGTGTGTCGACTCGTCTCGATACTGGTCATTTCGTACTGTCGCGTCGTTGCCATGGTCATGAAACAGGACTTTATCATTTCCACAATCAAGACGGAAGAGAAGCTGCGCGCGCACGCCACGCTCGTGGAGCAGGCCGTGCAGACGCTCGTCGCCAACAACCAGTCGCAAACGGTCACTGCCGACTCCACCGCCATGCTACAGCAGCAAACCACCACGCTCGCGCAAACCCTGCAGGAGCGCAACGACCAACTCGTCCAGGCACAGGCCAACGCGCTCACGCTGCAACAGCAGCTGGATCAAAGTAAAAGCAGTAACTTTTTGCTGACCAACGCCTCGAATCGACTAGTAACGTTTTTCACGGAGAACGTGCCCGAGATGGCGCGCCTCAATGCATCTAACTACGAAGAGTTTGTCACCGCGCTCATCGCCCACTACACCGCCCTGCAGTCGCAGAACGCGCAGAGCGCCGCAACCGTAGCGCAGCTCAACAAAGACTACGCGCAAACGACCGCCTCCCTGACCGAGGTCAACGACAACTACGCGCAACTCAAAGCGCGCAGCGAGCAGAACGAGGTGACGCTCGCCGAAACGCAGCTGCGGCTGAGCGCGTTCGAGAGTGTGCAGGCGCAACTGGCCACGGCGCAGACGCGCATCCAGCAGCTCGAGACGGCGGCTTTGCAGGCGCAAGTCAAGGTCGAGTCCAACGCGGAGATCGAACGGCTCAAGGAGCAACTCAATATAAACATTGAAAAGTACAACAAGATGCTCGCCGTTGGCGCGGGCGCGGCCGGCGGTCGGGCCAGAACGGGCGAACGCTCTATGTCGCCCGGCGTCAGGACGGAAACGATGAAGCGGCGAAACAAGAAGACGCAAAAAATGATGCAAAACCAGGCAGCGCTACTGGCCGAGCGCACCACTCTCAAGCGCTACATACGCGACCAAAAACAAAAGCACCTTGACCTGGTCATCGAGTCCGAAAAGGGTATTAAGCAAATGAAGAACGAGATTCGCGACGTGCGCGCCCGCATCGACATGCTGTCGAGCAACCAGTCGGCGCTCACGCCCACCGACTTGCGCATCCTAAACACAAAGAGCGTGCAGGCGCTCACCGACAAGGTGGCCGCGCTGAAGGCGGAGAACGCCAGTGTGCGAGAAATGTGCGACCGCGAGCTGCGCAAAGAGAGCATCGACATTAGGGAGCGCATTATGTCCAGCAAGGACGTGCTCGAGAATAAAGTGGACAAGTTGTTTGAGCAGATACAGCCGCTCAACGAGCGCGTGCAAGAGACGGCGCAGACCATCAATCAGTTTGAGCTCAGATACGAACAGCTGGCGCGCTCGTCGGCGGGCGCCACCCGAGGCATTAATCCCACAGTGTCGACTCAGTAACGGGAATATTGCAACATTATGTAACCTTTATTTGTAATGAATTTTATTAAATAAAAAAAATGTATAATTATTATTGTCTTTATTTATTATAGAATCATTAACAAACATTTTACATACACTTTACAATATAATGAAAAAACATTTTACAATATACAACATTAGACACCCTCAAATATGCTAGTTTCGGTCTCCACTTTGGTCAGGCCGAGCACGTTGTAGTTGCGCGAAGTGAGGTCAACGGCCACGTAAATGTACACCTTGACAATGTCGTTCTCGATGAGATCGTTCAGCTGATTGAGATCCGTCTCGAGCTTGTCCAGTTTTTCGCTTTTCTTGTCATTTTGCTTGACAAAGAACGAGCCGCGCACCCACTCGTCGCCGCCGTCCACCAGCGTGTACGCGATCGAGAATCGGTCCGCGCTCTGGCGTTCCACGTTGATCTTGGCGACGGTGCCCTGCAGGACGCGCTTGTTCGAACGGCTGATGCTGGAAATGTTTTCAGACTCTTCGCTCACCACGCACACGGGCTTGGACGCCAACGACAGTTGCGTAATGTTTTGCAGAGAAAAGTTCTTGTAGTTGCCGTTGCTCTGCTGGCACTTGATGCGGCAAAAATTAAACATTTTGTTTTGCGCATTGTAAAAGTACTCGAGCAACTCGTGCTCGTTGGTGATGGTGTCGTCTTTGATGCACGCGCTCCACCGACTCAGGTTGGCCATGCATTCCAGCTGCACCTGGTAGCACGTCTCGTAGCTGTCGCCAAAGTTAACCACAAACACCGCCTTGTACGCGTCAGCGTCCAGCACCTTGAAACCGTGGCTAAACTTGACCACGATTGATACCGTGTCCTCGCCGTCAAAGTCCGACTGCTCCACGAACCGTTTCACCACCAACGTCTTTTCGACCGCTTTGCTTTCGGTGGCCTTGGCAATGACGATGCGCTTGTTCTCGTACGCCAGGTCAATGTCGTAGGTGGTGTCCACTTGCAGGTTTTGAAAGTGGCTAGCGTTGCCGTAGTAGTTTTTCGACACGTTGTCCACCAAAAATTTAAATAAGTAAAAAGCTTCATTGTTGACGCAGTACATGTTCTTGGTGACCAGTTGACCGCTGACCGTTTTGCCCAGCTTGCGCGACGACGATTCGCTGCTCGTCGACCCCGACGACACACGCTTCTGCGGACTGCCCTTGGCGCGCTTCGCCGGCGACAACGACGCCTCGTCCGTCATCGGACGCTTGTTTCCGGGCGTTGCCAGTTCTGCGGCCGACGATTGATGCGAAGACATGGTGAGGTGGAGGTTGCTGAACACGGACAGGATCGAAGTTTCTCCGGAGAGCAGGGAGCACGCTTGGAAGGATCTGGTGATCGATGCGCTGCTCGACAGTCCCACTGACGATACGTACAGAACGTCGGTGAGCAAGGCCAATTTATACAATTTCGACTACAATCGTCCGCTCATCTACGAAGTGAAGAACCGAACAATTCTGGTGACCAGTGACTTTTTGGAGAAGTGTCTGAATCAACCGTCTGGCACGCTCTCGCCGTTGAATATAATGCCAATTCAGGTGCTGCTCGCTTTTATTTGCGCCGTCGTGCTCACTGTGGTGGTCGCGTGTCAGTTTGAAACGACAATTAACGATGACGTCAGACGATAATCTCAAGGTCAGCGTGGACGAGCTCAAGAACCGACTGGTAGAGTACGAGCCGCACGAAATGCGCCGCGCCCGCGACACGCTCGACGCCCGTCCCGTGCACGACCGATGCTACCACAAGCTGCGCAGCATCGACGCCAGGTTTGGCGTGTGCCGCGGCGTGCGCGTCTTCCTCGACCTGTGCGGCGGCCCCGGCCAATTTGCAAAATACGTGTTCGACGTGAGTCGCGATTGCAAGGGCTACGGCGTCACCCTGCGCAACGCCAACGACTACCGGTTCGCGCACCGCAATTTTCGCAAAATCTACGGCTGCTTCGGCACCGGCGACCTCTTCGACCCGAACGTGCTGTTCGAACTCATGTACTTTTGCCGCCACCAATGTGACCTGGTCATCGCCGACGGCGCTTTTGATGTCACGGGCCGCGAAAACGATCAAGAGACGCTGACCCTGTCGCTGCTGCGCAAGGAGACGGACATTGCGCTCGAGACGCTGCGCGTCGGCGGCGATTGCGTGCTCAAGATTTTTGACACATTCAATCGGTCCACAATAAGTCTGTTGCAGAGTTTTGTCAACCACTTTGCCGAGCATCATCTGTACAAGCCGCGCTACTCGCGCGCCGCCAACGCCGAAAAGTACCTGGTGTGCAAGGGCAGACTGGCGGCGCCCGTCCACCGGCCGCTCAATGCAAGCACTCGGAAATTTGCGCGCAAACAAAAAGCAGCGCTCAAACGCTTGTTGGGCACCCTTCAGAATGAACGCGCATAGAGTCATGTACGCAGCGCTCGCGCCGCCGCTGCACTATCGCGACTTTGCCCTGCGCCTCGCCACGCTCGAAGACGTTTTTCTGTCCGACGACTACAAACGCAACCTCGCCGCGAGCGGCATCTACCACGACGGCGCCGACGGCTACAAGTGCGCCTACTGTTCGCTGTACCTGCGCAAGCTGAACGCGCACGACCTCAAGTACCACACGTTCTCCGTGTGCCCGATGGCGACCCAGCGGCTGCTCGACAACGTCACTCTGCGCAAGGAGTCCTTCCGCAAGTTCAAAGCCGCGCGCCTTCGCTACCGAAACGATGCCGAGGCGCTGGCTAAAAATGGATTCTATTACTACGGCACGAAGCTTGAAATTCGTTGTGCATTCTGTCACGTTGTCATCGTCAAACTGGGCAAAAACGACAACGCGCAGGCCATCCATCGCAAGTATACACCCGAGTGTGTATTCAACGAACCGTCGGCGCCCGCCCAGGACGATTATTACTTGTCGCCGTCAACGCCATCGTCGTCGTCGTATTCGCACGCGACAGAACGCATTTATCCCGAGCTACCCGCCGTTGCCGACGTCACCGCCGCCGAGTACAAGTGGAAAGTTGTGACTGATAACGAATGGGCGCCGAGCGCGCCGCCGGTCGACGACCCGGTCGCTGCGGACAGCGCCAGCGATGATATCATGTGCAAAATATGTTTTGAGCGCGAACGACGCATTTGCTTCTTGCCGTGTCGTCACGTGTCCACGTGCGAGGAGTGTGCTCGGCGGTGCAAAGTGTGCTGTATTTGTCGCGAACGGGTGAAGCAGCGACTCGAGATATTTTTACAGTAAACGCCGGCTATAAAAACGCCAATCGCTTTATCGTTTCGTATTATTTTCAATGTCATCGTGTATAGTACTGGACGGCGGTGCCGCTGTCGCTGCCGCTAATATGCGCATCAAATCGATCGTGTACACGGTGGATCACGCGGCGCGGCGAGTGCACCTGCTCAGCGACCACGACAGGCCGGTGCGCGTGCACGTGTTCGGCCAGCACGACACGGCCGCCGAGTTTGAAACCTACAAGCACCACTATCCGGGAGTGGCGAGCGACGTCAAGTTTACGCGCTTGCGCCGCCACTCGTACGTGAACGTGATGCTGTTCGACGCCGAGAAGCGTCCCTATTTGAGGCGCATGCGAATTCAAGATCGACTTTACTACACCCACCACCACTACGGCAAGTACTACGTGTACGGCCAGGTGCCGGCGGTGATGCAGAAGACGAACGCCACCGGCTTCGTGTCGCAGCTGTACGTGAGCGCGCCCATTTTCGACGACGCCGGCGCGCTCGTGTCGGTGATCAGCGACTTTTACATCGACTCGGACAACAACTGCGTGCTGCCGATCAGCGGCGATGCGGGCGGCGTGCAGGGCAGGTTTTGCCTCGACGGCTTTGTCTATATCACCGACCCCGACAAGTGCCTGAGGGGCATCGCCATGCAAACGGTGGCGCGCATCGATGTGTACGTGGCGTTTGACAAGAAACACGTTTACGTCAACCTCATGTACAACGGCCAGGTGCTGTCCAAGATTCGCATCAGAACGCTCTTTGCTGCCAACGTATTAATTTTGTAGTGTAATTCATGTTGTATATTTAAAATGTGTGTGTGTATGTATAATTGTTATTTTTATTGTATCATTATTATCCATGTAATGTGTGTTGCTATAAATAACTAAATTAGTCAATGGTATGAGTTATTGTATGAAAGTGTGTGTAATAAAAAAATAATAAGAAACTAATCGTTTTATTATGTATATTAAAAGTATATTAATATTCTTGTGCGCCGTCGCGTCAGAGTACGCGGCGATGGCGTGCACCGAGGTGGGGCGCAACTGTCAATACAGCAACGAGTGCTGCAGCGGCGCGTGCTCGGCCGTGTTTGGCTTTTGTCTGCACCGATAGACTAGGACGCGTTGCTGCCCGGACTGTTGCCGCCGCTCGACTCGGCGCCGGGCAGCCCCATGTTGTAGTCGTCCTCGTCGTCGTCGTCGTCGTCAGTGTCGTTTATGTCGACGTCAAATTTGTTTAGGTAGTGCTGCGTGCTCTTGTAGGACGAGTGGTTCATGAGCTTGGCGACGCGCTGCAGCGGCACGCCCTTGTTGTACTGGTTGCTGCACAAGTAGTGGCGGATCATGTTTGACCGCGGCCGGTCCATTTCAACGCCCGCCTCCTCGAACAGCCGCTTGAAATCCTTGAACGGCGTCGACGTGTTCTTGGAGATTTGCAGAATGGTCGGGTGTTTGGCGTAAATCTCGCGCGCCAACAGCAGCGGCGCCAGCTCGAGCCGATGCAGCGGGTTGAGGCGATCGCGTTTGCGCTTGAGGTTTATCTTGCTGCGCACCTTGCCGTCCTTGATGATGGCGTCGAGGCTCTCGAGACTGATTTGGCGCGCCTCGTTGATGCGCGTGCCGGTGCCGAGCATGATGCAAAAAATGATGGCGCCGCGCAACAGGCCGCGGTCATGCACGTAGTCGCTGTTTAGGTATTTGATGCGGCTCTTGATGCACTCGATCACCGTGTCGAGAATGTTCTTGAGCACTATATTTTTTTCCTTGTTGCGAATGTTCTTGATCTCCGTGTCGCGCGGCAGCATCACCTCCTTGGGTATGCGGTACTCCTCGATGCCCATGCAGTTGACGTAAAAATTGATGGTCAGCTGAAGCGTCTCTTTGGTGACGGAGCGTAGCTCGTGCATGCGGATGCACAGCTCTTCGGGGTCAACGACCGGCTTTTGCTGCTCGATCATGTCAAACTCGCGGTTCAGGTCGTACGAGTCGAGCTCGTCGAGGTGCGTGTCGTCGATGAGGCAGTAGATGATTTTGATGAAGCGCGATTTGTAGCTTTTGAGCGTGGTGGGCGCAAACGGTTTATTAAAAATAAACTTGGACCACCGACCGTTGCGCACTTTGTCGGGCGTGCATCGCTGCCGGTCGGTGGCAATCTGAAAGATGGTCTCGAAGCGAAAATGACTTTGGATCTTGGATTTCCAGCAATTGAAAGAGTACTCGTTTCTAGAATTGTTGGTTTTATTAAAAATATTATCAGCGGCCATACTAGATGATATAGCTGGGTCTAAGTGGTGGATTTTGACTATCTCTTAATATAACAAAATAATATATCGCATACAGCAGCACTAGAATACAAAAAAACGTCAGCATCCCCAGCACCAGAGCGTCGTACATTTGTTTCTGCTGCAACGGCATCGCCGCCGCCGTCGTCGTAGCTCCATAACCCGTCATCGGCGGCGTGTTGATATCGATTTTTGGTTCGTTGCTTGCCTGTTTGGCGTTGTTGCTGTCGTTGCCGCCGCCGCCGCCATCGTCGTACAGATCGTTGAGTGCCAATTTTAGGGGAATGTAGTCCACTTTGGCGGTGGCCACCAGACGTTCGTACGGAACGTTGAGGCTCATGGTGAAATGTCGTTTTTGTAACTTAACTGTTGCAGTATAAATCTTCTTAATGCTTCATTTTCAAACGCCAGTTCGGTGAGCTGTTGCTGGCAAGTGTTTTTGGCTTCCATTATCACCGGCTTTGTCATGGGCATGGTCAGCATGGTGGCGCTCTGGAACACGCTGGGCTTTTTGCCCGAATTGGTGGCGAGCGTGGCGATGAACTTGAAAATGTTGGTGGTGGCCGACAGCGGCGCCATGTAGCTAATGTTCTCTTTCATGCTCAGGATGCGCGCGCGGTTCGTCTCGTTCAGCACGTACAGATAGTAATCGCTGCCGCCGGCGAACAGGTCATCGATCACGTTGTTGATGAGCGTGTTGATCATGTGTACGCGCGAGCTGCCGTGCATCTTGCTGCCGCTGTTGATCACCTCTTGAATGTTAGACGGTATGTTGGCGCGCTGCAACAGCAGCGTGAGGTAATCGGTGGCGAGCTGCTGATCGAACGGCAGCGGAATGGGCGTGTTTGTGCTCACCGCCTGCGCGATCTGGTACTGCACCGCGTAGCCCAGATGCCGGGCCGCCTCCTCCACGCTGCCGGCACCAATGTGGTCGGCGCCCTTGTTGTAGAATTTTTGCGCATACGACGGCAGCACGCTGTACACGAACGAGGCTTTAAACACATCGCTCGTGACCGGCTTGTCGCCGAGCTCTTTTTGCAGGCGGCGGTAGTTGGCCATGAGGTTGGCGTCGTTGTCGAAACGCTTGGTCACATTCACGTCCACCGGGTACGTTTCGATGCACACGTTGCGAATGGTGTTGACGAGGTTGAGCATTTGCGGCGTCAGCTGCGACATGTCGTTGGTGCGGTAGTAGCGCACGATTTTGTTGACGTAGTCCACGCATTTGTCCATCCACGGTTCGTTGACGGCGCCGGCAACGCTACTGGCTCGCGCCACGGCGTTGCTTGTGCGCTGCTGCTGGGTCATGTTTTAGGATTTGTTTGTGCGGACAATATACAATGTGAGGATCACTTATCATATAATTATTGTTCATGTACAATAAAAATAGGACAAAAATCACAAAAAAAATATAATACCACGAAAACCTAAACATGTTTGCCACGATCACCGCCAGCGCCATGACAATCAGCACCGTTTGCATGCTGTTGCGCTTGCACAGGATGCTCTCGCAGTTTTTGAAAGCCACATTAAAGCTGTTCTCGCCCTCCACAAACTGGACGAGCTCCTTTTTGCAGCACTCGTCGCACTGCACCATGACCAGCATCGGAAAGCCGTCCGAGTGCACGATCTGGAAGGTGCGCGGCTGGCTGCCGGGGTGAAACTCGAACGAGTAGCCGTTGGAGATTGTGATGTGGGCGTAGTAGTGGGCGAGCATCGTGCCGCAGGTCTTTTTCACGCGCACCTTGCACACCCTGATGAGGTTGGTGTTGTCGCTGCGGTTAATGTTGTCGAACAAATAGTGGAGCAGCAGTTCGGGATCATACTTGATCCGCTTGTTCGTCGTCAAGTTTTTGTCGTTTGGCTGGCACTGGCTGGGCAGACAGGTCGTCGGTTGCGGTAGCGGAGGACGCGTCATCGTCGGAGCAGGAGGAGGCGTCATCGTCCGACTCGTGGGCAAAGGCGGACTGGAACAGTTGGCTATTGCTGTGCTGTTCTTCCACGGCGATCGACTCTACCGGGGCGTTCTTATCAGTAGTGTCGTTGTACATGATTTTGAAAATGCACACGTCCTTCTTCAGCACCGTCGGCTTGATGTTGAACAGGATCACGTTGATTTTGTTGCTGTTCTCGGTGAAATTGTGCACAATCACGTAGTCGCCGCACGCCACCGTAGTGCAGTTGTGCCGCTCCGACAGGTTGTTGAGCAGCTGCGTGTCGAGAATGTTGAGACTGTAAGCGCCGACGGCTAGTTTTTTTAAGTGATATTCTTCTCGAACTATAAACGAAAGAACATTTTTGTTTGCGTCCCTGTCCAGAGTTACGTGAGCCGAAATGTCTACGGTGCCGCTGCTGTTGGTGGCCATCGTTCTCGTTATAATCTTTTCAATATTATACTTAATAATACACTCGGACTTTGACGAAGACGAGTTTGACAAAAAACTGCGCGTCCTCACCGAGTACAGCAGACGCACCAACGCCGAGCATCCGCTGCCGCCGCTGCTGCGCTACGTCGCCGAGGTCGACGGTCATGAGTTTGTCCTGGTCACCGTCCAAACCGACGACCTGCAAACGGTGGAGCGCTCGCGCCACGACGACCGCCAGCTCACGTTCAATTTTCTCGAGCAGGAGTTTGAAGCGACGCTGCCCGCCGCGGAGCGCGTCCGCGCCCACGCCGACGAACCGAGCAAGTTCGAGGTGCGCGGCGATGACGGCTGGATGGACGTGGACTGTCCCGCCGACGAACATTTCAACGCGGACGCCATGCGCTGCGAACCGGTGCCGCCGTGCTTTGAGCGCGCGCCGGGCGCATACGGGCTGACGGAGCGGCTCGTCGACGCGCTCGTGCTCAATCACCGCGTGCCTCGCGCCAATCCCAACACCGACGACGTCCATCCGACCATGTACCTGCGCTGCTTTGAGGGCGGATCGCACGTCGTTGACGAGTGTCCCGCCCATCACTACTTTGACGCTAAACTGTCGCAATGCGTCATGCACAACGACTGCGAAAGTCGACCCGACGGCTACATTCTCACCGTCTTTCCCGCCTCGCTAAACATCAACGAGTATCAAGTGTGCCGCAACGGCGAGGCCGTGGTCGTGGCGTGTCCCGCCGGCAAAATATTCGACCGCCGCCTGCTCATGTGCGTGGACGCGGAACCGTGCGCGGTGCACGGCGCCGGCTACACCTTCATCACCGACGACATCGGACCCGCGCAGTTCTACCGCTGCCTATCCCCCACCGACGCCGAACTGGTCACCTGCATCAATCGCGTGTTTGTAGACGGTGGCTACGAGTGCTCGGGCGACGCGCGCTGCACCACCTTCCCCGACGGCACCGGCACCCAAGCGCGCGTCTTTGAGGACGACGTTTGGTCGTTCGACCAGGGCGTGCTCATCTGCGACAACTACAATGTCATAAAAAGCATCGACTGCGACACGGACAACGTGCTCGCCGACAAACTGTTTGACCAAAAATTTATTGTGTCGCTCCACTGGCCGCGCGAAGCGTACGACGCCGCCCGCGTCGAGTGCGTGCCCTTCCACTTTGACATGGCTCGCGTAAAATTTAATTTGTACGGCATTGACAGCGTACCCAACGACCTGCAGCTGCAGTTTGTCACCGCGTTCGCCGGCAACGTCGAGGACGCGCGCGACCTGCCATCTAGCGGCACGCTTCGGAACAAAGTCACGTACGCCCGTGACGTGGGCGCCGTCGGATTTAATTTTGTGAGCGGCGATGCGATCGACTGCTACGGCGATCAGCTATTCGATCCGTTCGAGGGCCGCCGCCTCAACGAGTGCGCCGACGAAGAACTGGTGCGCACCGTCACGTTCGACCGCCGCCAGTTCTTCCAACCCGCCAGCCTCACCGTGGGCAGCGACGACGACTACACGCAACTGTGCGCACATCATTTAGACCAAACGTCAGATTTCGTAATTTTTGACCACTTTACGACGCGTATATTGGCAAATATACAACGATCCGACCCGTGCGCTACAATTTTGACCCAAATTCACGACCAATATACTACGATTACGTCCAAATATACTACGATCGCACTCAAATATACCTACGAAAGTGTAAAAGACGATAAATATATTGAACGATATGGGTCAAATATACCCAAAAATTCAATTACGATTTCTGACAGCGACACGGGCGGAGTCGAACCGCTTTTTAATTTATTCGAACCGTACGAGGTGGTAGCTCCGCTCTTCGATCCGTGGGAGACGCGCGACCTGCACGACCCCCCCGAAGAAACCCCCGCACCGCCTCCCCCGCCCGCACCGCCCTCATTGACGCTGACTGACAAACTGTTGGACTACTCTTGCTTCTACTCGGTGCCCACATACAAGCTGTCGGGATGTAACGTCGACGACGAGCATGTCAGGAACGCGCTAAAAGAATTGCGCGCCCGACCCGAGGTGCATCCTGATTGTCAATCGGCCGCCGGCCTGGCCAACGTCATCAACGCGTACGCCTACCTCGGCGACGGACTGGGCTGTCGTTCTGTTTATGATGATGACGTCATAAAAGTTATTCCGCAGTTGGGAAAAACGTTTACAAACATCGATACGCAATCAAACGACGGAGTTCGCTACAATACATGGCTACACACGCACAACGGCACGATAATGGCATGTCCCGATCACGCTGTCACCGACAGCTTCGGCTGTGCCCTTGAGGAGGATAAATTGTACTACATGGAAGATTTGCAATAATACTCGTTAATTTTTTTAAAAATTTATTTTTATAGAATACTGAAATTTACAACAAGATATTATATATAATTAAAATTAATTATCACAAATTTTATTTAATACATACACACATAAAACATTACAATAACTTTAACATTTTTGCGGCGCTCGGTCTAAACGCAAGGTCGTCGTCATCGTTGTCATCATCATCATCACTGTTCTTGCTCACAATGGCATCACTGTTGCTGACGGTGGCGTCATCGTCGCGCGGGCGGCGCGTTTTGGTAGCCGTGGACGTTTGGGCGAGCAGAGACGGCGACGAGCTGGGCGCGTACTCGGTGGTTATGCTGCTGATCTCGTTGAGCAGCAGATTGCGATGACACACAATGTTATTAATCTTGGTCTGCAGCCGCTGTTTCTCTGACGTCATCTCCTTGTTCTTGTTGAGTAGCGCGGTGTTGGAGAGCGTGAAGAATGTATTTTGTTTTTTCAAACGCTCATACTCCTGCATTTCGGTGGTCACGAGCCCCTGGATCTCCGAGTATTTGCGTTTAAGCGACAACACCTTGTTTGTTTGCTCAATCTCGTCGACTCGCAGCTTGTTGACCTCATTAAATCTGACGTTGATAAACCCGTCGAGCTCTGTAATTTGCGCTTCTTTTTCCCTGACCTGAGTGCGCAACGACTCGACGTTTTCCTCCAGCTGCTGCGCCAGGTCGAGGCTGTCTTGATGCGATCGCGACAGAGTTTCCAGCTGATTCTGTACATAGCTCAACTGGGTGACCGCGTCAACGAGCCCTTCTTCGTTGCCGGCGCGCCCATTGGAACGCGAAGCGACACCAGAGATAAGAGGCGCGAGCGTTGCCTGGGTCGCCGCCGTCAAACGATTGGAAAGCGAGTCGAGCTCGTCGTACATGGCCTGTATGGACGGCGAGCTGGGACCGGCGGCGGCGGCGGCGCTGTCCGATGGCACAGATTCGACGACACGGTTCGTGAGCTCAGAAACGGCATTGGCAAATACGGTGGCAGCGTCGGTGGCAGGAGCAGCGTCGTTGTCGGTAGGAGCAGCGTCGGCGGCATCGTCGTTGGTAGGTGCAGCGATGGCAGGAGAGGGGCTTCGCCTAATCACGCTTTGCGCGTACATGGTGGCGACCAGCTCTTTGATGTTAATCGGATTGGGACTCGTAGACATGAGCTTGATGTTGCCCAAAGTGATTTCGATACTGTGCACGCGATTGTCGTTAACGGCGACTATGCGCATTTTAGTATTACGCTTGCGGCACATGGGACAGGTATGTGGCTCACCCGGCCGTTTGATGGTCTTCATGCAGTTCACACAAAAATGATGGGGACATTGAGTGAACGTCAACAAGGGGACAATGTACATGCCATTGTCGCTTTGATTGGCGTTGGAACTCACCAAGGTGCTCTGGAAGCACACGTTGCACTGTATATACAAAGGCTCCATTGCGGACCGCTGACAAATGTAGACTGATGGTGACCGCGGCAACGCCGCCAATTTATACCCAAAATCGTTTCTTTATCGCCCGCATCGGGGGATTAAGATTTGATTATAATTTACAATCTGCTATTGTTATCGCGGCACGTAGGCCGGATTATTAGTCATATCTAAAAATAACACGTTGATAAGATCATGACTTGGCGTTTCTCGTCACGTACACCGTATTTTGTTACAGGCGTAACGACGACCCAATTGTCACGTGATCAAAAAAAATATTACCCACAATTTATTCCTCTATTGTTGTTGTTGTCGTATAGATTTGAGTAGTGTAATTAAATACTTGGGTCAAAGTCCATTTTTTATTACATAACATAATTATTATGCGTGGGCGTAAACTGGTATATTCAATCGTTGGATACCGCCTGTGCGATAAAATAACACAAGTACTGATGACGTCACAGCATGACGTAATCAGCCGACCACCTCCATGGGCCGGACGACGGGAATGTTGGGCGGCAGCTCTTGATCGGTGGGCAGAATGCGCGTCAGCGGCACGGGCTTCAGGCTGTTGGCCGTCACGACCACTTCGCTGCCCAGGAACAGCGGCACCACCACCGGATAGGGCTCGTAGCGCGCCAGCGATTTTTGCAGGGCGTTGGCGTTGCCGCGGAACTTGAGCACGTTTTCGATTTGTAAAAAGTTGTCGTTGTAGCCCGATCGATATTTGGGTTCGATGGGGTTGTACAGCTTCACGTCGGCGACCAGGCCGCTGCCGTCGATGCGGCACGTCGGACAGTTGCGGAATTGCAGCGTCTGATTCTCCAGCACCATGGTTTCGGGCGCCACGCACTTGTTCACGAGGTTCTTGAGGAAGCCAGGCAACTCGTTGACTACCTGTTCCGCGACGTCGACGTCGTCGTTGACGCCGTACACGCGACTGCTGTTTTGGCTGACGCGCGAGCAGTAGCGGTTGGGGTCGGTCAGCGCCAGCACCATGGCGGTTTTGTTGTAAATCTCCTCGACAATACGGAAAATGTCCGTTTCAAAGTTTTCGTTGTAGCGTAGCATCTGGCAGACGCGCTCCTGCTTCTCGCGGTCGTCGTAGATCATGTGAAATATGAGCTGCTCGGGCAGCGACATGCTGTTGATCTTAAGCACCGTTTCGTAGTTGGCGCGCGTCGGAATCAAGATGCGGTCAATTCCCTCGGCCTTGTCGCTGACCAGGCTCTTGCCGATGGTGCGGTTGTAAAGGTTGCCTTCGCCGTCGGGGATGGGCAGGTTCATTTTCTCAATTTTAAACCTGATCGAGGCGTGGTACTCGCAAATGTACCAGCCGTCGTCGTTGACTTTGTCGGGCGAGCAGGGACTGCCGTACGTGCGACAATTGTCAAAGGGCTGCACTGCGCCAAGGATGCAGTAGTTGCGCAGTCGGTTGGTTGTCGCAGCGGTGGGCGCTAGTGCCATGGCTATCGAAAATGAAATCTCTTACTCGGTAAATCTAAGTCAAGATTTGCTGTATATTATTTTAGATTCTTATATTTCTAAAACGTTTAGCGTCGTTGACGAGTACCACGACTTTGTGGACGAGAACAATGTGCGTTCGCGGCTGTCGCGCGGCGCCTTCAGCAGCGTGCTCAAGACATGCACCTCGCTGCGCAAGATGGTGTACGTGCAGGGCGACACGCTCGTGCCGTTTGTCGACCGCCACAGCGTGGAGAGCGTCGCGGACGCGCCCACCGCCAACTTGCGGCGCATCGTCAAGTGCCGCGTGTACCAAAATCCCGAGCGGCCCGAGTGCGAGATAAAGTTTGAGCACATTTACAAGAACAAAAACCTGATTGACAAATTCGATTCCCTGATGGCGACCAAACAGATTATGCTGTGGAATTTACTGCAAAACAAAAACGAAAACCTTGTTAAAGAAAGCCACTTGGGATCGGACGAGATAATGGCCGCGATTCGATTAGAGTACGAGTACGTTGACGCGATCGATGACAAAGTTTTAAGCTTTATGGCCGATATTGTGCGTCGCGTCGACGCCATTGCGGCGGCGCACAACATTAATCCTCTGTTGCCGTACACGACTCTTCAAAACAATATTATTTATAGAAAGTTTGAGGATGAGAAACTAATCTACGCGCTCGAGAACGTGGCCGAGGTGCACAAGTGGGCGCTCAAGCTGGACGGCGTGCGCGGCAAGGGGTTTTTCACTCGCTCCTTTGTCATCGTGTTCATGGACGACATGCAGATATTCTCGGGCACCTTTCCCACCCTCTTCGCGGTCAACAACGTGGTGGCGTTCCAGTGCGAACTGGTCGGCAGCGTCATGTACATCACCGACATACTGCACGTGTTCAAGTACGGCTACAACAATCGCACGCAGTACGAGGTGTCGATGGACCCGTACGACGTGGCGCCGGCGTGCGCGCTCGAGTGCATCAACCACCTGGCCGACGCGCACAACGACAACGTCGCCGGTCTGCGGCTGAGCACGTTCAACGGCGGCAGCATCTCGGTAAAATTCCAGCGGTTTTTCGACCCTCCGGTCGCGGCCGGTGGTTACACGAGCGTGCCCACCGACGGGTTTGTCGTGCTCGACACGGCCATGCGCTACGTCAAGTACAAGCAAGTGAAGACGGTCGAGGTGGAGTACGACGCCGATGCGCGCGTGTTCAAGACGCTCGAGGGACCGTTGCCCGACCATTCGCTGGATTTGGCACCGACCCTCGGCCCGCTCGTGCACCAGGCAATCTACGAGGCCGTCATCCGTGACCGTCACGTCTCCATACTAAAGGCCCGCCCCGATAGACTGGTGCCCAACTGACAGTGTATTGAAGTGTTAAAGTGTGATATAGTGTACTGTGGTTGTGATGTAGTATTGTATTTTAGTATTTTAATATAGGTAATGCGGTATTGTAATATAATAATGTACAAAGGTTTTAGAATAATAAAAATTGCAATTTAATAATACTGTTTTATTTTATTAAATTAATCTTTGCGCATGGCGTCCTGCACACGGGACACATGCAGCTCTCCTTGAGCCAGTTGAACAGGCATTCGCTGCAAAAGCCGTGGCGGCAGTCGTCGATCTGGCCAATCTGCTTGTCGGCGTCGGCGTTTAGGTCCTCCAAACAAATGTAGCACGTGTCGTTGATTACGGGAGTGTCGACGCGCAGGCAGTCGTTGTAGATAAACAGGTTGCGCGGCAAAAACCGTTCCGTGTCCTCGCCGGCGGCATCGTCGTTGTCCATTTCATACTCGTTTTCCTCGTATTCGCCGTCGTGCACCATTTGGCGATGCAGGTTGACCAGGAACAAATTGTCGTTGAGTATGTGCAAAAGGCCAAAGGTGTTGTTGTAGCCGTTGTCGTTTTCATCGTCATCGGCGTCGTCGTCGAACTGCCCTTCGTGGTCGGTGTATACGTAGCGAGATGGTGTGACGACGGGCGTTGGCCACGCGATATTCGATAGGTCTGCGTGTAAATTGTTCATGGTGACAAATGACAATATCTGGGCCGGCTTACTGTTTTATACGAGATAAGCGACATAAAAAAAACATCACCTAACAACAATAACAACAGAATCGATTGCGTCATCATTTCAGCTCAAGTAGCTGCTTGTAGGCGGACCAGTTCATTTTTTGAAAGTTTATCGGCGGCTTCATGTTGCGCTGTATCCAGCGGTAGTCGTTGATATGGTTGTGGAACACCATCGTGGCGTAGAGCACGCCGTGTCGCATGAGCGTGTTGTCGTTGACGTTGGCCGCGACGATTTCGTCCACCATCGTGATTTTTTCTCCAAAGCGCTCGCGGTTCAGGCACAGCTCGACGCGCTCGATCGCCTGTATGAGGTAGCCCTTGACGCTCATGTAGTGGTCGCGGCACATGGCACAGTCGAGCTTGAAAAATAGATTGTAGTAGAGCGCCTTCATTTGGCGCAGCTGATTGGTGTGGAATTCGTACGTCATTTTGTCGCGGTTCTCCGTCATGTCGTCGATGAGCAGCGCCAGAAAGTGAATAGTATCCCAGATGGTGCGGAAGGTGTACGAGTAGTTTTTGGGTTGCGTGCCGCGCAGGTTGAGCTCTTGCATTTTCTCCTTGAACAGCAGTTTCATTTGCTCGAGGTCGAAATCGTGCGACAGCTGCAGCGTCCATTGCGTGAGCCGCTCGATCTCGTCGCTCTGCACGTCCTTGTAGGTGATGAGGCAGGCGATTTCGTATAGATAAGTCAATTCCGTGGCCAGTATCCGCGCCAACTGCTTCGATTTGGACGAGCGTATTCGATCCAAGTGGCGGAACGTGTACAGGTAGAAGCTGTCTTTGTATTGCGCGAACAGCGCCGACTGCGGGATCATGGCAGCAGCGCCGCCGGAACGCACGATTTGTCTGTACCTGTCCGATATGCCGCCGGGCGTGAACAACGACAAGCCCGAGGACAGCGACGTGATCTACTTTGAGGGGATTATCGAGTGCGTCGACGACGAGTGCTGCGACAAGCTGAGTCTGTTTTCGGAACTCAAAAAGGAGGAGGCCTTATTTATGAAAAAGGCTTACAACGACCTGCTCGAGCACAACCACGGCAACTATTGCAAAAACCACGTGCTTATCGATGCGCTGATTATGTATAAGACGTATGTTGAATTGGTGGACGAATCGGCGTTCGGTGTAAACACGCTAAACTCGTGCGTAGACTACCTGACTCATTTATTTAAACTGTTTCGACTGCAGAGCCGCATCGTCATTGTGCTGCCCGCCCACGTGGATTGGCAACAAGATAATTTAAGTGCGCTTTTGAAACATTTACTGCATCAATCTGTCATTGAAATTGCTTCAAAATGATTGGGACCATAGTGCTGATACTGATCGTCATTGCCGTGCTGTACTTTTTGTACAGCAACAATAAACTCAACATGAATTCGCTGACCGAGTCGTCGCCCAGCGTGGCGGAAAGCAGCGATTCGCTCAAGGTGGAGGAGAACACCGGCCAGTTGACGGTCAAATTCAACAGTCCCAGGATTAAATCGCTGCGCGTCCTGCACGGCGATAACAAAATCAGCAAAATCTACGTTGCTGAACGGCCGCTCACTTACAACGAGGTCGTGGACGAGGGCAACCGCTCGGTGGGCACCAATTGCGTGTTCATCGGCACACTGCTCGAGACGGCGCAGGCCAGCTCCGCGCCCAACCGCATGACCAGCAACTTTGACATTAAACAATTCAAAAACATGTTCATCATCTTCAAGAATCTCGACTCGAACAAGATCAAAGAATCTGTGAACATGTGCCGTTTCGAAGCGGACGGCATGGTCTACTGTCTCATCGACTCGACCACCAGCACGGTGCCGGACCTGCGCGACGCCTCCTACCCCATCACCGTCTACTCGACCAACGCCAATGTGCAGCTCAAGCTCAAGGAATGGGATTACACGCAGATCAACGACGCCGGCACTCTCTTCCTCAAGAACGAAAAGTCCTTTCGACTGCAGTAGTGACGACAACGTCACCGGCATCGCTACCACTATGTAACCCTAATATTTACGCATTCAAGTATTCTCAAATAATAAACGGTATAATGTTATAATTTTTTTTATTAAACCACATTTTTATTTACAAAATACTATATACACACACAATCAGCACATAAATTCGGGCTGGTTAATATTGAAATCAGTCTTGTTCCAGGCCATGTCAATGTTGAAAAACACCTTGTCCTGTTCCCTGTAATACTGCTTAAACTTGCGCTTAAACGCATCAAACAGGGTGGCGGTGCGCTGGGCCACGTTGAGACGCTTCGATACGAGCAAGTCGTGCAGCATCGTCTCCACGAACGGCACGGCCAGCTCGATCATTTTTTCAATTTTCGTCTCGTCCACCATCTTGGCGCCCGGCTTCACCGTCACCTTGAGCACGTACAGTAGCGCGTTCAGCGGACTGTTGTTGACGTCGAGGCACATTAGGTTGTGATTGTGCACGGGGTCCTTTTCCAGAAACGTCTTGTACGACACGTAGCCGTCGCGTGCGTTGCGCTTGTACATGAGTATGTGCGAGAGGAACAGCCGCACGGGCCGCGCCAGCTCGTCGATATAGCTCTTTTCCATGGGATACGTTTTGTTTTTAATGTGATAATAAATGGAGCCGTTGAAAAAAGTCGTCTCCTCGAACAGATGGTCGGTGTAGATGACGGCGAACCGGTTGCGCACGCCCTTGTCATAGTCGGAAATGTGCAGCGGTTTATTGTTCACAATGAGCAGCTTGAAATTGCCCTCGTACTTTTGGCTGCCCTCGTACTTGCGGCACACGGTGTTGCTCTTGGTCGAGTCGGCGGTGCTCTTGAAAAAGGAATCGTCGCACACCTTCATTTCGTTGATGACGTACAACTGCGAAATCATCTTGTCCGCCTCCATTTCGTTTGTGTCCTTCTTGGTGAGCGTGTACTTGGCGCTGTCGTGCTTGTGCACCACCACGCAATGATCGAACACGGCAAAGAAACTGGACTTGCCCGAGCCCGGCTTTCCGTTGAGGTACAGGCAGCATTTTTCGTAGTCGGTGGGGATGCCGGTGCCGGCGCCAAAGTGCATAGTGACCAAGCTGTTTACATAGTTAAAGTTGGTAAACTGCCGAAAGTAAAGGTAGCCCATGACGATTTGCTTTACGAACAGCGACGAGTACTCTTTCAGGTTGAGCTTGCTCATAAAAATGCGCATGTAAAATCGCGTCAGCCACGTGTTCAGGTCGTCGTTGTGGCGACACACAATCAGCTTGTCCCACCACACGTTCCATTTTTTTAACATAGTCAACGTGTTGTAGTAGTTGGGGTAGAAGTTGGTGACGTATGTCGACGGCTTGGCGTTGACCACCACGCTGTCGTCGTCCTCGTACGCGCTGTCCGTGTCCGTGTCGATGGAGTTCTGCAGGTCGGCCACGAACGTTGCCGGGCACGCGAGCTGCGCGATAAAGTTGTCGACAAAGTCAATGCGGTCGAGCCGGCCGTACAGCTGCCGAATTATCTTTTGGCGGTGCGCAAAAAAATAATCTGCGTGCGCGCCCACAAACTTGGCGGTGAACTCGCACGCGCTCGCCGCCGCGCTCGTCTTGAGCACGGTCGAGTAGAGCTGCGACGTGTAGAGCAGCGACCACATGAGCTCCAGCAACGGCTTGCTGTTTGAAAACAGCTCCATCATGAGCACAATCTTAAAGGCTCTCACGTCAATCTCCAGACTGTCGAGGCAGGCACACTTGCGCCGCCGTCGCTGTTGCTTGCACTCGTGACACTTGAGGTTTACAATCAGGTCGGACATCTTCTTGTCGTTGAGGTACACGCCCATGACGATGAGCTCGTGGTGCGTATACGACCACACCTCGCGAAACAGCTGATTCAGCTTGGTCTGCTCGCGGATCTTGCACACGGCGCAGTTGTTGAACGCCAGAATGGCCGTCATGTTGTTCTTGACCGTCTGGATCTCGCGACACACCTTGGCCATGTGGTAAATCTTGTAGATTTCGTTCTCGTTCTTGCCATTGTCAAGCATAAACTGTATGACGCGCTCGGGCAAGTATGTCTTTTCGTTTTTGCGCGTCAACGCCTTGAGCAGCGTGTTGCCCACGATAAAAGGACAGGCGTGGTGGTAGTCGTTGATAAACAAATTGTAGACACCCTCTTCGGTAAAGTACAAATACTTCCAGTTGTTAAACTTTATGCTCGGCATCGCGATGCCGCTGCAGCCCTCGGTGAGCTTGAACAGTTCGTCGTCTTTGCGCACCAGCACGTAGTGCTTGCCGTTGAACACAAAGGCCATGTTGCCCGAGGAGACAATCTTCTTGAAAAAGCCCGCGCACAGCACCTCGGGCAGCGCCCCGCACGTGCGCGCGTTCTCGTACGAATAGTCCCAGGTGCCGTGCTTGCAGTAAATCATAAAGTGGATGGCATAGTAGTAGGCCAACGTCACGCACGCGTTCTCGTTCATAAACATGCACCAATGGTTGCAGAATCGCATAAACACCTTGGGCGTCAGCTTGCAGTACGGTTCGCAGCGGAGCTTGGCCGCCTCAAAGCACGGCCCCTTGTTGCCAAAGACCGTTTCGCAGAGCAGCTCAAAAAACAGCTTAATGTCCGTTTTTGTAAGGTTGAGCTCTTCGTTTTTCGATATCGTCTTCCATAGCACCACAATCAAATAGTCAAAATTGACAAAATTGCTCTTCTCAAAATACGTCTGCAGCACGAGACGGTCCGCCTGGTCGGTTTGCGCCATCGCCTCGATCATCTTCTCCTTGATCGTGTCCACGCACTCGGCAATGTGACGCTGCATCTGCTCAATGTTCTCGCTGGACGGTGTGATGTTGCGAAACACCTTCAGCCGGTCCTTCGGCACCACCGCCGTGCTCGGCAGCGCCTTGTCCTCGAACACTCGCAAACTGTTCAGGTCCACGTGCAGTAGCTCGCGGTACGGCGGCGCCGTCACGCAGCTCTTCAGGTTGATGTCGTCTTTGATGTAGTCGAAAAAATTTTTGTTGCTATACACGAGGTGGGCGCGCATCTTGCACACGCTCGTCGACTCGTCCGCCATCGTGACGTAGAACAAATCGTCCACCTCGGCATCGCCGTCCTCAAATTTGTAGCGGCCGTTCACAAACAGCGCCTTGCCGCCCGAGCACAGGCTCAGCTCGACGTTGAGGAAATCCTCGGGGTTGTAGACAAATAGGTTGACGTTGCCCAGGTCGCGGTGGTGCACGATCGGAATCGTGGTGCCGAGATTAATGTTAAACTTTTTGAACATAAACTTGCTCCAGCCGCAGTAGATGACCACCATGTTGGGCCAGTAGTAGTACTCGCCGGCGCGCACGCACTTGTTGGCATAATTGGACACGTTGCTCACGATGAAATCGTCAAAGTTGATGTGATTTTTGACGCGGTCGTAGTGCTCGGCGCGCACAAACGGACACACAAACATGCGAAAAATGTTCTGCTCCGCGACCCAATCGTGCGGCTGCACGGTCGCCGCCGTTTCGTGCAGGTGCGCGCACTCGACCGTCTCGCTCGTCTCGGTCGCGGTGTTGGTCATTAAGGAGAGCAGCTTGGTGAAGTTTTCGTACGTGTCCACCGTACGCGCCGCGCCGCTGACCGGGTTGCGTAGAATCACACAGTCGGCGTTGTTAAAGCCGTCGGCGGGATCGACCACGGGTCGATTGCACGCCGCGTAAATGTTGACGAAAATATCATCGGGACTGATCGTTACCGCCGCCATATTGTGTCTACTGGTGTATATGATCACGCTGCTCTATTTAAATCCTTATCGAAACGACGCCAAAAAGCTGGTGCACGATCACGCCCAGACGCTGCAGTTTGGCGCGTACATTGAGATTTTCGACCTGACCACAGCGCAGCGCGTCGAACGTCTGTTTATCATCAGACCGGAAAACGTAATACTGTATAACCTCGACGGCGCGCTCTTCTACTACCTCGAATCGTCGAGCGTGCTCTGTCCGCGCGAGTTCTCGCTCGTGCGCTTCACCCGCAACGAGATCGCCGCGGTCAACGACAATGGTCTCTTTAACACGGTGTGCACCAACGTCAACAGTCTTGTGGTGCTCGAGCACTTTCTCACGCTCAAGAACAACGTCAGCGACGAGAATCTGATGCTCACCGTCGACGAAATAAACTATAGCATTTTAGATATAATCAATTTGCTCATATATACCGGTTATGTCCAAATAAAATGATCATTATCCCTAAAACGATGGCGGGCCAACAATTCAGACGCAAGTACAACTACCACAACATTGGCAACGCCCTCGTCGTGTTCAGCGTGCCGCAGCGCGTGTTCGAGCGACGATTCGGCAACACGGGTTTCAACATGTTTGTGGCGTGCGCCGACGACGACAACACCGTCGAGCAAACGGCGACCGTGGCGGGGACAACGCCGCGCTATCGGCTGTGCGAGCGGCGCACCTTCAACTTTAGGCAGTTTGCGCCGATCCGCTCGCGCCAGGACTCGGACAACCACCTGCGCATCGTGCCGTACACGACCGACGCGGACGCCGACACGCTCAAGTTTCTGCACTTTGCCGCCAACTTTCTCGACTGCTTTGCCGAGATCAACAACGACTTCAAGTACTCGGCGGCGCGCACGTTCAACAGCTTTAGAATAATAAAAATATACCAAAAGGTTTCGGTGATAAAATAAATCCACGCGCTGTCGTCGTACTGCCACGCCACGGCGAAATGTTCCACGTCGATGTTTATCTCTTTAAAAACACCATTGTCAAGTACATGGAAACTATAAATAAACAAATTATCTAAAAAATAATCATACGTGTCTCATTTGTCTACGCAATCGCACATTCCTGTGTGTCCTCGGTTAATCACATTATACCAAAATGACCCAAGTCAAGATCGGTCTGTTCAAGTTTGGCGAGGAAGATTTTGAGTTGCGCTACGTCATTCGCGACAAAGATGTCAAGTTCGTTGCCAAGGACATTGCCACGGTGTTGAAATATTCAAACGCCAAAGAAGCCATTAAGGTGCACGTTGACGAAAAATACAAAACTACGTTTATAAAAGAAGTTGAAAACAACAGTGGTGTCGGCGACAACACGAGTAACGATGAACAAACCGTTTTTAAAAATTGGGACGAAGAAACCAAGGGTATGCAATTCACGCCCCATGGTCTCGACAATGCCCCGGTCGTCGCCAAGCAAGGAAGCCCGCTATATTTACACCCGCACACGATTCTCATCACCAAGTCTGGCGTCATCCAGCTGATTATGAAATCCAAGCTGCCGTACGCCGTCGAGTTGCAAGAATGGTTGTTGGAAGAGGTGATTCCGCAGGTGCTGTGCACGGGCAAGTACCAGCCTGCTATTGAGAACAGTGGCAACGGCGTTGACCTGTACAGGGAGTTTTCGAAATTGGTGCAGAAAAAGGACGAGCAGATTCAATTGATCACAACGCAGCTGCAGACGATGGCGGTGCAAAAGGACCAGATGATTTCGCGCGTCATGAACGACATGAACCGCATGTACTCGGGTTTCCAAGAGACGATGCAGAAGAAGGACGCGATGATGCAACAGAAGGACGCGATGATGCAGAAAAAGGACGAGCAAGTGTCCAAGCTGCTGGACAAGATGGTGGATCTGTCGGACCGCGCCGTGCAGTATCCGCAAAACGCCAACAAGGTGCCCGTGCTGTGCGTCGCCCGCCAGGGCACCACCTTCGAGGCCATCACCGGCCAACAGCCGTACGTGCAGCGACAAAAGAACAAGCGCTCGTTTGCCGAGGCCAACATCGTCGTCGAGTCGCGGCGGCCCAACCCCATCGTCGACTGGAACAATGCCGTGTACGAGGCGGACAGTGCGTTTGGGAAAAACAACGTGAAGCGGTTAAAGCGTTCGCTGTACTTTGATTCGAGCGAGGACGCCGCCCTGTTCGAGGACAGACTCAAAACCATGTTACAATCTAGGAATCTACTAAATAAAAAAAATTGATATACTATACATTTCTTTTATTATTATATAAACCTACACTCTATAACCCTGTATTATTGTCATCACAATCAATTGTGTATTACTATCGTCGTATGGCGGCAACGCCCATTGGGTTCCGGGCAACAAGAATGGGGCGAGGCGGTGGTGGTGGCACTGGCGGTGGCATTGCCGAGACCGTAGTCTTTGCGGCCGAGCCCATGAGCGTGTACAGCACCAGCAAGATTACGACTATGATTATCACCACGCCGACGACTAGCATAAGCAACGACAAACTGTTGTTGGGCGGCGACGCGTCGTCGGCGTAAACGGGTTTAAAAGTGTCCTGATTCGTCCATTCATAGTTGATGACCTGTTCACCGACGGCAGCCTGCTTTTGCAACTCGCCGTCGATAACGACAAAGGCGTAGTCGTGTAATTGAGGCATTTGCACACGCACCCGATCGCCTGTCATAAGTAGCACGCTCTTGACCGATGCATAGACGGGTTCGGTGCCGTTCACGGTGAACTCGTACATGGGAACGTTGTCGCGTATGTAAATAAACGTCAAGTATCTAGAGTAAAGCAGGTGTGGCGCGGTTCTTTCGAACGTGGCGATTTGCAAGACACCGTTGCTTTCGCGGGCCTGCAACACCTTGTCGTTGTCGGCGCCCACCACAGTGAAAGCGGTGATGTTTGTATCGGGCAGGAATGTGACCACCTGCGGGTAGGTGCTCGATTGTGCCCAACCCGGGAGCGCTCGATGCGCCAGGTACACGTTGTTCTGTATGTACGTCGAGTTTTGCAGAGCGGGAGAATGTAACAGAATGTATTCACAGTAATTCTCGAGGCGCGCTAGCATTATCATGGAGGGATTGTTGTTGCGGTGACGCAGGCCGACGTCGGTGACGATGAAATTTTGCGTGCGGTCGGTGCCAAAGACGAATTGGCCGACAAGGCGGTTGTTGGGCTCGCGGTGGTACACCTCAATCTCCTCGCCAATCACCAGCGGATACTCGAAAACGGTCTGGTCAAAAGTGGCCTGTATGCCGTTCACCTCGACGGCGGGGTAATCGCCCACCTTGACGCTAAAGTATACCTCGTTTGCAAAAACCGAGTGCGGCGACCTGCGCACCTGCTCGAAGCGACATTTTTCGTTGTAATAGTCCACCGTCAGAATGGCAAACAGGTGGTCGCCCAGACCCAAAAACATAATTTCCGAGTTCATAAGCGACGAGTAATTTTGGGCACGTAAATTGAGGCGCGGCATCACGGCGCTGCCGTCGTACAGCACGTAGTCGCTGCTGCTCGCGTAACGCTGCGTCGAGTTGCCGCTATGATAAAAAAATTTGTAGCAGCCCACCGGCAGTTGCACAAACGGCTGGTTGCGCTCCAACACGAACGTGGCGCTGCGCGTGACGTCTTTGCTATTCATCAGGGTGTACTGGCCGCCGATCAGGCCTGGCGCGGGCGTCTCGTCAAACTCTAGCATTGCGTTGCCAACGCCGGCATGGTCAGTGAGCGCAAAGTCCAACTGGCCGGGCCGCAACAAGAATCCGTACACGTTTACATTATTGTTTTCGTTGTATAAAATGTTCTCAGTGAGGATTTTGTCGAATTTCGGCACTTGCATCAGACGGTGCACGTACACCACGTCAATGCCGTAGCCGTCGAGCAGTCGCAAGATCTGCTCCACCGTTTTAAACCCGTTGCGGTCGAAATTCGGGTCGCTTTCGATGCTCGATATCAGCGTGGCGTACAGGTCGCGCATCAGTCGGCGATGACCGACTCGATAGAAAAAAGCAACGAGATAGACGAGCCGTTCCCTGAGGCCCCAAGCGCTGAGGGGTTGGGTGTGGAATTTACTAATTATATCGCCGAGCACCTGCTCTCGTTTACCGTAATCGTACAGCCAGCCGTCGACAAGGTACTCTGCCTCGGTAAAGTGCGTGTACTGATAGTAGTCGGCAAAGACGTTGGTCCACACCTCGACCAAGCTGACTTGGGTAGTGTGGCGCGTGAAATGCGCGTCGTACGAGTGCGCCGTCTCGTGCAAACAGCCCCAATTGCTTACTTGCGGCGTAAGGAAAAAACGGCTCATCGTACTGTTCGACTGGCCCATAAAAAACGTGCCGTAGAACGCCCCGCCGGGCCCGCTGATGTTCGCCTTGGCAAAGTACTTGCGCTCGAAATTAATGTTCGTCAAGTCGTCGTAAAACGACACAATGTCGGTGTAATAGTCGTCGAGCTCGGTCAGTTGGGCGTCGTTGGCGATCATGCCGTTGAGGTGGGCGAGGTCGGTGCGCGGCACCAGAAGCTGGATGACTTTGCCCTCGACAAAGACCAGGCTCAGCTCTTCGTCAACGCCGTCGGGGTACGCGTTGGCGCCGCACACCACGTGCGTCAGCGGCTCAAACTCGCCGTCGATTACGTAATCAACGCGATACTCTTCGTCGGCGTTGTCGACAAAGATGCAATTGATAAACACGATGCTGTCCGCGTCCGCCTCGAACACGGCTTCGTCCACCACGTTCTCGACAATGCGTTCGGTCGCGCTGTCGTCGTTCAGCATGGACACGGTGCACGCGTAATTGGTGTTGACGGTGACGCTGGCGCCCGCCTTTATCAGGTACGGCAGCGGTTTCTTGGTATGGTGGACGGCCAGCATGCTCTCGCTCTCCCGCACCCAGCCGGGCTTTAGCACAAACGGTATAACCACGGATCCGGACATGTCAACGCTGTCGCGGTCGACGCCGATGCTTATAGATATAGTTTACAATCACGTTTGAAATTCTTGCTCGTAGGCAGCAATGTTGTCGAGGATCATTTCGTGGTAGTGCTCCCAGTCGCGGCGCGGCTCCATGCAACGGCGCACGTTGATGAAATAGTCGTACGAGTAGTCGTTGTCCTTGAGGTCGTCAACGAGCGTGATGGTCTTGATGTAGTTGACGCCCATCTTGCGCAAATAGTAGAGAACGACGCGCGGCGACTTGGGCAGCCGCTCCGTCGTGTGCTCCGCGTCCAGATAAAACGGCTTCTCCACAAACACCATTGACGAACGGTTGTCGACAATGACGCGGTCGCTGCCGGCCGTCTCGCGCTGGCCTCCGCAAATGGTCACGTCGAATATGCCGCCGTCAAGGTCCGTCTCGCTCATCGAGTGCGTGACGTGCTCGCGGTTCCCGTACGACCACAGCACCAGCACGCAGCCCTTGAGCTTGAGCTCGCGCAGGCTGTCGTAAACGGCCACGTCGCGGATACCAACGCGCTCCTCGTCCGTGATGAGGGTGTTGTCCAGGTCAAAGACGATGACGTGCGGCATCTCCCACACAAACGTGTCGGGCCGCATCTGGTACACCTCCATAAAGTTTTGCACGTACCATTCTTTTAAAAACGCATACATAGGGATCCGTTCATTAATGACGTACACGTGTCCCAGCGCAGACGTCCTGAACGCCAACTTCAAGTTTTGCCGCACTTCGATCATGCTGTCCGCGCACCGCACGATCTGCAGCATATAGTCGCGCAGCTCGACGCGCTGATGTCGATCGAACGCGAACACTACAAACTCGAACATATTCAAATGTCGAAAGCCAATGCGAAAAAGGTCCGTGCTGTCGACAAGCACAAGCACGTGCCGGCGAACCAGAACGTCGCGGCGCTGCAAAAAGGTCCACGCCATGACTGCTACGAGCTGTTCCTGATCTTTCAGCAGTTTCGCCAGAAGAACGCGCACAAGGAGCTAATAGAGTTTCTCGTCAACAACTACGCCGCCAATGTCAAGAACAAAACCTTCAACTTTGTCAACACGCAGCATTTGTTTCATTCGTTGTACGCTTATATACCGGCCGTCACTAACGTGGAGCGCGAACGCAAGCAGATACGCCTCTCCGAAGACTGCGTACACAAGCTGTTCGTTAACACCATCAACGACTTTAAGCTGTACGCCGAGATATTCGAGTATATTCGTCGCGAGCGCCTGCCCGAGACGTGCCCGTGCCAGCTGCTGCAGCGTCGCCTCAACCAGATCAAAGAGTACGTGGGCACGATCAAGAGCAAAAAGTTTGACAGCAAGCCGCCCAAGCTCAAGAAGGAGCCCATCGACAACATACTGTTCAAGTACTCGATCAACTGGAAGAATTTGCTGCTCAAGAAGAAAACTCCAGAGTTTACTTGTAAAAATGCCAAAAAAAACGTAAAATAAAGAAAAGAAACATTTTAACAGATGATATCGTTTATTTAAACAAGCCATTGTACACGGTCGGACTGTCGGCGCTCAACGGAATGTCGCTGCAAACGTGCAAGCACAAGTATGTGACGATGGAGAAGCAGATGCGCGCCGGCGACGAGGCCGTTTCTTTCATCAAGTACTGCCAGCTGTGCCACAACGTTGGCGGCAGGGACTAGTAGCGTCGGTTCGAGTAGCCGTAGGGGTTGGACGAGCCTCGGCGCGAGTTGCGTCTGCCGCGCGGCCTGCCCGGTCTGCGGCGGTAGCCGGAGCTGCGACGCCTGTATCCGCCGCTCGAACGCCTGCGCCCGCCACTGGAGCGTCTGCGCCCGCCAGAGCTTCGGCGCCTGTAGGAGCTGCGTCGTCGGCCGCCGCTGCTGCGTCTTCTGCCGCCGCCGCTCGATCGTCGGTACACCATTTTTTCCAATAAAGAATATCAAGCGTACACACACAAGTTTTTATATTTTGACCTTATATTATTTATCGGCTAGTACTTTTTGCGTTTTGCCGACGACGGCGATGAGCCTGCGCCGCCCAAATAAATGTTGAGCGAGTCACTCTTTTGCGCGACGCGCCCCGCCACCGGGCCGCACCGCAAATCGTACTCGCGCAGGTTGTCCATCACGCGGAAAATGTTGTTATAGTCGGCCACCTCAAACTTGCAGTTGGCCACCGCGTAGTTTTCCATGGTGGTGTAGAATATAGAGTTGGCAGCGTTGTAGAACATGCGGTGCAGGCTAAAATCGTCTATGAGCTTGAGCAGGTCATTGATAAAGTGCTCGTCGTCGCAGAACGGAATCTTTGTGCCGTCGGTGGCGTTAAGGTACTGCTGCGGCTCGAGGTGGCTGATTTGCTGGCCGCGCTCCATGATCAGCTCTTCTATGCTGCAGCGCTTGTCGCGCGCGAGCGGCGCGCTCGGCAGCAGCATGACGCGCGCGAAGCGCGAAATGGGATAGTTCATGGCCTTGTTAAAGGTACTCTTGAGTAGCTTGACGCTGCCAAAGTCGATGATAGAGGTGGGCAGGTCGAGCAAATTCTTGATTAAGTCCACAATGTGGTGCATCTGGTCGGCGCTGTAGTTGGGCGTACAGTCGTACTCGTCCGTCATCGACATTTCGAGCAGCTCGTACAGCGGCTTGTACTTGGGCGCCTTGGCCAGGTACACCATGCACGACACCAGGTCCGACACCTTGAATTCGGACGATGACGTATTGCTGAGCGTGTATTGCTTGAGCAGTTTCTGACAGTTGCGGCGAAACGTGGCCATGTTCACCGAGTCGCCGCGGTCGGCAGCGCCGCGTCTGCCGCCTGCGCCGCTAAACAGATTGAGCACGTTACGTCGCGCGGGCGGTGGTTGTGCGGCAACGCCACCGCCGCTGACGCCCGGCACGGACGCTTCGCTCGCCAGCACCGCATTGTCTTCGACCTGGGCGGCGCGCGACAGCTGCGCCACCGTCACCAGAAACTGCTGAAACTCGCTCTGCGACAGCGTAATGTGGGCGTCGGGATCGGCGAGCAAAGTAAAAAATTTTGGCCAAATGGCCATGTTCATTTGAGCGTCGATCTTGTTCTTGATCCTTTCGATCTCGAGAAATAGCATAACAGAACTCATCTTGACGCGTTATTCACTTATTGATTTACAACGCCCACTTTATTGTCAAAAATGTCCGACATCAAGCGCAGCACGTTGATCGAGCTCACCGTGCCGAGACGCAGTGAGTCGTCCTCGTCGATGGCGTCGAGTATTTTCTTCGCGATCGCCGACTGCCGACTGATGGCGCCGATCGCGTTGCGCTTGAGCGCGTCCTCGTCGTTTAGAATCAAGTCGGCCACCGTTTGCGTAGAGTTGAGACTGTCGAGCAGGTCTTGGGCGTACATGGCGTTGCCGTCGTCAACGCCGTCACTCGACATTGTCGTTGATGAGCACGGACAGTTCCTCGTCGAGTTTGTACTTTAACACCAAATGTCTTATATAGCTTTCCGACACAATGTACTGTTCCATGATCTCTTTGAAAAGGTCCGCCTTGATGTGGCCCAGCTTCACCATGAACGCCTCAAACTTGTCGTTGTCGTACTTGTTGAGGATGAAACGACACACGTTGCGCACCTCCAGTTCGGCGGCGCTGCGCTGTTTGTTGGGCGCCGCCTCGAGGTACTGACGCATGAAGAAACCCGTAAACACCACAGACGCAATTTTGTTCACCTTGAGCGGCTTGATTTTCGTTTTGCGCGCCAGCTCCACCACAAACTGGCGGAACGGCGAAAACAGCTTGGAATCGCACGAGCTGTTGCCGCGCAGCATGCACAGCAGCCGCTCGAGCTCGGCGTCGCGCAGCGCCACCGTCACGCGTTTGCACTCTTTGATCAGCGGCAGGCAAGCGGTGCGGTTCACAAAGTTGGACGTGGCCTTGTCGCACAGCAGATTGTAAAAGAACTGCGCAAACGAATTGGTGATGAGGTCGTCGGCGTTGAACGCGCCGCTCTCCACAAACTCTGTTTTGAGAACAATGTACAGGAACAGCGGCAGCCCGAACATGGGCCGCAGAAAAATGTCCCAGCCGTCCTGGATGCCGGCGTCGAACACGCTCACGCTCTGCGACAAATAGTTTATCTTGCAACTGAGACAGCCGATCGTGTTGACCGCGCATTCAGAGCAGCGCGCGCTGATCGCGGCCAGGTCGGGCGCCGGCGTCGGCTTGTAGTACTTTTGCAGGTATTGCATAATCACGCGAAACTTGGGCACCTGATTCATAAACTCGTCCTTTAGGAAAACGGAGAAGATTTTTTTCACGTCATTGTTGTTTTGTTTGTGCTCGAAATTGTGCTTTACGTGCTCAACGCACTTGTTGAACTCGTTAAAGAAGGTGAGCCCTCGCACGATAACATTGTCGCTGTGGTTGAAGTATTTGGAGTATAAGAATGACAACGAATCAATTTCGTCGACAGTGAGACGCACTTTGAAGTTGACATTTTCAAAAGAATCGTACTTGTTGAAACGCAGCGTGTACTCAACCAAATTCATTGTGCGCCTTTTATTTAGCTACTTATATTAACATGGACGTGACCGAGAAGCTCGAGAAAAACAGCTACCGCATCAAAAAGAACTATGCCCTGATGCTGATCAAGTACCTGCGGCGAGCGCGTCCGCAGCTCAGCGACCTCTCGGACAGCATGCAGGCGCGCATCGAGGGCTCTCAAAACGAAAAAATCGGCGTGGCCCGGTTCGTCGTCGATAATGTGATACACACGATAACCGAGACGCTCGACTACACGCCCGCCGTCATCGCGGTGCCGTCCACCTCGGGGGTGGTCAGCGAGCCGATGGAGCAGGGCAACGACGATGACGACGAACTCAAAATGGACGACCTGCAGCTGCTGCTCACCGACCTGCTCGTCAATCATTCGCTGCAAACGCTCACCCTGCAATCGCTCAGTGCGTTCAACGACTCGATTGCCGGCCAGGCGGTCATTCACGAGGACCTTTTTCGCAACGGCATCGACCTCGACGACATTGATTGCAAGATGAACGTGCAGCTGCAAAAGTTTATACGCATATTCGAGCGCTACGGCGCCGTACGTTGCGTCGTCACCAATCTAGAGTACTACGCGGAGCGGCTGCGCCAGAAGCCCGAGGTGCTGGCCGCCGCGCCGCCCACCGTGCGCGCCGCACTCGTCACCGTCATGGACCTGGCGCAGCGCAGAGCCGCCTACACCACCACGCTCGTCGTCGACCCCGCCGAGTTCAACACCGTCACCGACGATCTCGTAAAAACGGTGCTCAACAAATACTCTGAGCACCGCAGCATCGAGTTTCGCAACGGCGCCGCCGCGTCCACGGCCAAAAAAACAACCGCCTCCGCTGCCACCAGCACCGACGAGGACGACGACGCCGCCAACTACACGCAAACGATGCGGCGAAAACGAAAGACGCGCGCGCCCACACCCAGCCTGGCAAAGATGTTCAAAGCGGGCGACACGCGGCCGACGCCCGCCGTGCTGCCGGCCACGGGCGTGTCGGACGAGGCGTTCATCAGCAACGTGAAACAGATGCACGCCGCGAACGTGGTGGTGCCGCGGCTGCTGGTGTACGTCATTAACGTGGTGCCGGCCGACGTGCCGTCGTCGCTGCTCACTTGCCCAACCAACGGTCTGTCCGACGCCAAGATCAGCGTCAACAACTACAACAGCACCGTGGGCCTCATCGACAAAATGAACCTCACCGTCATCAACGAGAACGTGTATTTTTACAAACTGCTCGAGCCGCTCGCCTGCTACGGCGCCAGCGAGACGATGACGACGCGCGTGCTCTGGTTCATTGCGCGCGCCGCGCACTACTTTACCCAGAATGCGCGCAACTACCCGTACTTGCGCGACAAGCTGCGCGCCCACACCAGCGACCCGGACCGCGTGGCGCTGTTCATGATAAGATACAACTTTTTGTGGTTCTATCGACAGTTTATCAGCGAGCTGATGCACGCGCCCACGACGCCGTACCAGAGCCAGAAGATTCTAAACATTCTGCACGTGCACGCGAGCGTGGTTCAAAAAGAGTACAACTCGCTGCGGTACGCGTTCAACGAGACGCGCGTGTACGTGGGACCCGTGGACAATGTCATCAAGCTGATGGTGGTGTCGCTGTCGGACATTTTGGCATGATAGTGTACGTGCTGCTGCTGGTGGTGGTGTTTGCCGTGGGCGTTGTCGTGCTGTTAACACTAAGACTAAATAAATTTCAGTTGCAAGAGCTGCTGTATTATCAATACAAATACATTCCCGAGCCTTTACTCAGCGTGGTGACGGTGCACAGGCTCAAAAATGACTTGTCCCTTCAACATCTCGGTGCACATCAGTGACCGCTACTTTGCCTTCCCCTATAACCGCGTGCGCGCGCAAAAAGACTTGGGCGGCGCGCTCGTGCGCAACCTGCTAGTGTACGTGCCCACCGAGGAGGACGTCAAGTTTGTGGACAAGACGTACTTTTCCGAGTTTAGCTCGGTGATGGTGCAGCGCCACGAATGGACGGACCGCGTCGAGAGCCGCGCCCCTACCAAAAACGGCTCCGCCACCATCGTGTACTGGAACCCCATCTACCCCATCACGGAGATTGGCGTGGGCGAGACGGCCGTGTTCAGTGTGCTACTCACCGACAGCCTGTTCTACTGCAAGACCATGGTGGTGGACTCGAACACGCCCATGTGTCCCATACAAATCCTGACAAAGACGCTGCGCGACTACATCCCCATCGCGGGCGAGACCCCGCTCGAGACCTTCAACACCATGACCGACGACACCAAGAACAATTTTCTCATTTGCTTTTTGCGCGAAACACCCAAAAAGGTGCGGCAGCTGAACGTGAAGCGCATCCTCACCATCTTCGAGTACCGGCGCACGCCCGCGCGCTTCGCCTTTGAAATGTCCGACGCCGACGTGCAGGACATTTACGTGGAGCTAAAAAACGAGCTCGTGCGCCGCCTGATCAAAGGCGACTCGAGCGTGCACTGTCCCTACCTCAACATTCCCAATCTGCAGTACATTAAACGCGCGCAGCAGCTGCTGCTCGTGCCCGACTCGTCGCAGACGGTCGTCAACTTTATCAACATGTTCCAAGTGCTGGTGCTGCCCTACCTGATCGTGCCCGACATCATCATCAAGCTCAACGGGCTCGACCGCAATCGCAAGGTGCGACTCTACTGCAAAAACGACAGCTACGCCATCACCTCGTTCGGGCCCGTGCCCAACAACATGGTGGAGGACAACCCGGTGCCGTTCGACTACTCGGACATCAACACGCCCTACCACCTGAACGCGGTGCGCGACAAGCTGTACGAGGGCACGCGCATCGACAACCTCATCGTGTCCGCGGCGCGCTACAATTATTTCTTTTAAGAATGCGCCGTAACAATCGCGTCGGTGCCCCGCCCGCGAACAGCATCATCAATCGCGACCAGCTGGAGCAGCTGGTGTCGCGCAACAAGACATTCTTGCGCGATTTTCTTCTCGTCATCTGCTGCGTGGTGGTGTTCCTGGTGATCATTGTGTTTATCCTGCTCGTGTACAACATCAATCGCGCCATGGAGCTGTCGGCCGCCGCCAAGCTCGAGCGTCAGCGCACGTTCGCCGCCAACCTCGATTTGCGCACGCGCGAACGCGTCCGCGTCATGGACCTCAATCAGCCCGCGCTTGTTGGTGACCAATCGCCGCCGCCGCCCGTCAGAGCGGTTGCGGCTGTTTGAACGTGAATCGAAACTGGTTGCCGTGCTTGTTCTCCAAATGGAAAAAGTCGTTGACACGCGTAACGCCGGCAGCGGCCGCTACGTCGGCCAGCGTGAGCTCGAGCGGCGCGAGCACCGCCTCGATTCTCGCCACCGCCAACCTGTGCACGGAGCGCGACACGCTCGTGGCGTCGTTGACCGTCACCTGGCCGGCCTCGTCGTCGCGCATCGCCACCATTGGAAAATCGACGACGCATCGGATCGAATTGGAATTGGTGCTGATTAGGAACGCGCCCGTGTCGGGCACGCGCCGCACCGTCGTGTTGTCGTGCTCGAACACGTCCTGTACGATTAGGCTAAAGCAGGCGGTGCCAATGCCGCGGTTCATGAGGTCAGCGCCGATCACCTGCTCGAGCGTCTGCAGCTGCAGCTTGTCAAAGGTGCGCACCTCAAAGTCGGAGAGAGGCGCGCTGTCCAAAATGTTGTGCTGCTTGGCGGTGACGCCGTTTGCGGACTTGACGTTGCCGGCGCCCGTCCACTCGGGTTCGGCGGTGGTGTCGCGCACCAGCACCACGCACCGCGCATTGTTCGTCAGCAGTCGCAGACTCTTTACGCCCGTGTACAAATGGAACATTCCGTAGCGGTGATAGAGCGTGTAGCTGTGCAGCTCGAGGCCGAGCTCGTCGAAGCGCGCGTGCATGACCATGGCGCCCGCGTTTTCGGTGGTGGCCAGTGCCGTGTCGGCGACGCTCGCGTACAAAGCGCCCGTGCCCGGCACGCTGACGATGCCGTTCAGGCTGTCGGTGAGCAGCACGCCCGACTCGAGACCCGCAGCACGGTTGGGTAGGACGCGCGCCGCGTTTGCCCAAATCTTGCGCGTCATCGTCCACAGCGGCGCGTGTGCTCGATTATCGGCGTCGGCGTCGTAGTAGGCAAAGTCGGGCGCCTGGCCCACCACCGAGCCAAAGTAGCGACGCGTGCGCATCGTGAGGATTTTGCTAAAGTCGGCGCTGTGCACGCCGTCGCCGTAGTCGACGAGATGCGCAAGCGTGGGCGCGCAGTGGGCGGCTTCGTGCGACAACAACGCCGGATGGGCGATGCCCTGTGCGCTGCCCATTAGCTGAAGGGCGGCGTTGGCGTTGGCCATGTTCACAGTGTCGGCGCCAAACAAGAAATTGTAGTAGCTCAGCGTAAAGTAATTGTCGATGAAGCCGGCGTAGCTGCGCACATCGCCGCGCTCCACGTGCGCTTTGTCGTAACGAATGCCGTCGCCAGATCTGACGAGCCCGCAGCCCACTAGCTGCAGCACAGAGCGCACCTGCGGTTCGCGCCCAATCTCGGCGATCGACCGACCGCGCAGCAACTGGCCGTACACGTACGGCAGACACATGCGCACGGCCGCGGCGCCGCCGCGCCAACGACCCAGCGAGAACGTGGGCAGCGGCAGATAGTGGCGCAACAGCGCCTCGGTCAGTTCACTGACGTCGTACAGATCGCGCAGCACGATGCACGTGCTCTGGAAACACTCGGGCAGCGCGACGCTAAAGTGGCGCCAGTCGTGCGCGCCCGAGCCCCAGGGCGTTTGGTTGTCGGGCGGCGGCATGGGCAGCCGGTAGAAGACGACGTGCAGCGCGTCGTAGAGGCGGTACGCCAGCTCTTCGTTGGCAAACAGCGCATCGCCGGCGGTGCGCAGACGCACGCCGTACGCGATCAGCGAGTGCAGCAAAGTGCCAAAGTGTGCGGCATTGGTCCACGGCTCGAGGCCCACAAAGATGTTGTCGTCGTCGCTGAACTGGCGCAGCACCGCCGCCCTGTCGGCCCTCTGTTTGTGCTTTTCCTGCAGCGTCTCGAGGTAGTGGCGCTCAAACTCGTACAAGTCGTTGTTGGGCGCAGCGCCCTCGTCGTCGTAGTAAACAACAGGCTCTTCATCGAAGAACAGCACCGGATCGGCGTTGAACATGACCTCGTCGTCGTCTTTAACGTTTACGAAGAATACAATAATAATAACGACTATCACTACAACTATTATAAGCAGCACGAAACCGTACATGTACATGTGCGGCGCTGCGGTAACAATCGTAATGCGTTCTTATCACTAATACAAATAAAATACAATTTGTCATATACAACATTTTTTATTTATTTTTCATTTCATAAAAATACTTCCAAATGAACACGTCCATGTAGTCGACGGGGCGATTAGAATCAAAGTGCCAAGGCTTGACGTCACCGTAGTAGTTGATGACGTAAGGCTCGTAGCCCTTGCGCAGCCGGTAGTAGGAGCCGGCGTTCCACGCGTACAGGATCGACAGCTGCGTCACGGGCATGCGCAGCTGGATGAACGCCTGCAACAGCACCTGCTCGTCGAAGCCGTTGTGGTAGTAGCATTTGTGCAGGCACTTGTTGCTTGCGTTCATGAGCCGCAGCACGGTGCCGTAGAGCTTGAGGTCGGGCGCGAACAGGACGGTGCCGCCCTTGCACAGAATTTTGTTGTAGCGCATGTAGCCGGCGACGGCGTCCGGGGAGATGACCTGGCCGTAAGTGAGGCTGTCGTAGTAGCCGTAGTTGTCGTCGGTGAAGCAGAGCGCGGGCGGTTGCAGACAGAATACGTGATCAATGTTCTTGACCACGAGATGATCGGCGTCGAGGTACAGAATCTTGTTGTACTGCACCAGCTGCAGACACTGCCACTTGGTGAACGCGTAGTTGATCCAGCCGCCGTACATTTCGTTTTGCCGCTTGGTCAGCATGGGCGGACACTCGTAGTACATGTAGTCGACCACGACCACGTAGGTGAACACCTCGCTGAGGGCGGCGCGCGCAGCGGCGCTCACGTCGGGCGTCACCATGCACACTAGGTCGTGCTTTGTGCCCGCGGCTCGGAGGCTCGTGGCCAACACCTTGGCGCCCGCGACAAACTTGTCGCCGAGCATGACCAGCGTCACGTACGCGTACATTATTCTCTTTTTGCCTTACAACCTGCCCGACCGCGAATGAAACGCTACATTTTTCAAAATCAATTTATTCAAAACGGTGCATAGATTACGACAATTTATCATAGATTACAATAGATAAAGACACATTACAATAAACATTTGATCGTTGCGACATTGGATACAATCAGTCGAGCGACTTTGATTTATTGTTGCGCACCACGGCCAGCTGGCGCTCGGTGAGGGTGGACGCAATGACGTCGACCAGTTCCTCGCGACTGTAGTCCTCCAGAAGGGTAATCTTGTTGTGGCGGGCCGTATACTTTTTCTTGGGCAGCGACTCTTTCACCTTGTTGAGCACGTTGACGCCGTTGGGCACGTAGTCGCTCCTGAACACAATGTCCTGTTCGTCGACCGCGAGCCGGTCGAGGCTGCGCTTCAGCGAGCGCTTTTGCGGCCGCACGAACGCGTACTGGTCGTTGCCGAGCGCACACACGGCCAGCGAGTGCAGCAGCTGCGGATCCGACGGCTTGGCGATGACGTCCTGCGCGATGTCGGCCATGCGGTTTGCGAGCTGGTTCGTCATATTGTTTGCTTGTATCAAACCCGCGTTGGCAGTGACTAGGGCATCTGCGTAAATAACGAGTTTTGAAGTCAATGTTTTGTTTTCTTCAGTAATAACTGCAAGTAGTTGGTCCTTTTGTACAATTATATTCTTGAGATCGTTGATATCTTTTAACCACGGCGCTTCGGCTCCGTCGTTGGTAGCGGCGTGGACGGCGTTCATGCCCTGAACAATCTCGGCGGGCGCGTCGTTTACCATGTTGTATTGGCCTTCGTCGCAGAGCGTCGGTAGCAAGTCATTGCTGTTCCAAGCTTTAAATTTTTTGGCCGCGGGCATTTCGCTTGCGTTGATTAGCTCAAATATTCCTGCCTTGTTGATAAACTTTGTTCTCGGGTGTAGCGCAGGTGATGACTCATCGATCCCTCCGTTTCGGAGGGATTCATATTCTCTGTGATTTTCTTTAGACACGTGGTTCCAGATGGCCTTATTCGCGTTAGAATACCCCAATGCCTCGGCAAAAGGGTTTGCCTGATGCCACTTTTCGTTGCCGGCGGCGACGACGGTGAATACATCGATGGTCTTCTCGGCAAAGTTTATCTTTGACAAAGACATGACGTAATATTTTATTTTATTATTTATAATTTAAATAAATTGCACAGAGATAGATGCGGTACGTGTTCACGGTAGGAGAGCACTCGGACGATTGATTCTGTTTTGGTGTGTAAATGAAAATACATTTTTATTATGTAATGTTGTATTTATAATAAAAATACAATAGGTACATATAATCGTTGTCGCCGTCACCGTCGTTGTTGTTTAATCCTCATCAGAATCCATGTGCCAGCTCTCATCACCGCTGAGAACCAAATTTACATAAGTAATGGAACGCCATGACTTTCTAGCTTGATCATTTATGCACATCAGGGGCCATTCGTCATTGCTGACTCCGTCCGGCAAATAATCTCTATACTTGCGGTGCAGTTTCTGAAACATGTATAATAAATCACGAGCAAATTCTTGACCGTTGCCTTCTGTTATATCGTTCGACTCATAGGCCAAAGTCAAGTCGACCGTTTCAAAAACGCATATCATGATTTTATAGTTTAATAAAATCATCCTGAATACGCGAAACCACTGTTCGTTCGATAGTTCCAAGGGGGCCACGGACACGTAGCCGTGCATCACCTGGCTTAGAATATAGTTATCAATATTGTGGTACTTTTCCATTGAAGCATCTTCAAATATATTCTTGTATCTGCTGGTGCCGCCCTGTTGAAGGTCTTCAATAGCGCTAGACAATATTTCTAGATATTCCTTGACGACCGGCCAATATTCCTTTTGCTCGTCGTACTCAATCAGATTATCGACGGCCTTTTGATAATTTTGAAATGAAAATGTTTCACACAACATCTTGCCTGGTATAGTTCAAGTTTCTTGTTAGGTTTAGCCTTTTTGCGACAAGTAAAGCCTGCACTGCAAGCGATTATTTATATAGTTGCTGCTCGTTATCAGTGATGCTCATTATCAGCACTAGGCTGCTTGTCGGCGACCGAGGCGACGCGACACCATTAGTAAGCAGCAAGCACAATGACCGCCGACAACTGGTGCCTGTACTTGATCCGCTTCGACACGCGGCTGTACGCCGGCATCACCAACGACATGGATCGCCGACTCGGTCAGCACCGCAGCGGTCGCGGCGCCAAGTGCCTGCGCGGGCGCACCGACCTGCGGCTGGCGTACGTGAGCGCGCCCGCGTACACGCATCGTCAGGCGGCGCGCGCCGAGTACCGGCTCAAGCGCAAGACCAAGCGATTCAAGGAGTGGGTCGTCGCCGCGCAACCCACCGCCGTCGTCGAGGTATTGCTGAACGAATTGGATCTCAAGAAATAACAACACGATTGATTTGTACACGTTTATGAAATTCTTTTTGAATATACAATGAGTCTATCCAGACTACAATATGTGGTTTTGCGCATCATTTCAACGTAGTCCTTTTTGCGATAGTCGCGCACGATTTTTAGCGGCCCGGCACTGTGCACGCCCGGCACCAGCTTGACGTACTTGTACTTGAACACGCACGGCACATACTCCATGACGCCGCGCCGCTTGTTGAGCAGGTGGTCGCCAATGTTGAACAGATCGATGAGTCGCTCGCGGATCAGCTTGAGGTTCGTGTATACCCTGCGCGTGTCGTCGTTGGGCGGCGAGGCGGTGGCATGGTACAGGCCGTGCACGGCGCGGTTGATGGCCGCGTGGTAGTCGGCAATGTTGCTGCGCTTCCAATCGGCGCAAATTTGCCGATGCACCTCGTCGTCCGTGTCGTAGCGCGACACGCAAAACCGGTTCTCGCCCATCGCAAAGTACCAGCCGGGCGGCAGCTCGGCCCACACCGACTCCTCGAGGTCGGCCGCAATCATCAACGGCAACAGCCGCTTCACACACTCGGCGCTCTTGTGCTGGTCGACGATCGCGCCCATCTTGTTGAGCGACAAGTGGTACAGCGTCGGGGGATTGCCGAGGCGTTTCAGAGACATGTCGATGCCGTGGTCGATGCCGTTGGAGTGTGCAAGCAAGCGACAGAGCCCGCGCATTTATACAGACGGCAACGCCAAATGGAGGACGGGCAGACAGGAATGGAAAGCAATAAAACTATAATTTGATAATAAAATCTTTATTAACATTAATCCTTTTAGAAACCCGTACTTTCGTTGTCACGGGCATCGACATCAGGGTCCCCGAAACGGAAACCCTATCAACAATGACCGCGGCAGCGTCGTTAACGTCCCGTCGAACCAAAGCCGTCGGCGTCGCGCTCCGTGGGCGAGAGCGCATCGCACTCTTGCAAAGGCAGCACGCAGTACTTGCGCACGATGAACTGGGCAATCTTGTCGCCGCGCCGAAACTGCCGACTCTTCTTGCCGTGATTGAAGAGCAGCACGCTGATGGTGCCGCGGTAGTCGTTGTCGATGACGCCCGCCGCGGCGACCACCTGGTGCTTGAACGCCATGCCAGAGCGGCTCTTGATCTGCGCGTACATGCCCTCGGGCATCTGCAGCGCCACGCCCACGTCCACCGAGTGCCAGTCGCGCGCCCTGATCACAAAGTCGACGGGGGTGCGCAGGTCGTAGCCGGCGGCGCCGGCCGTCGACTGGAGCGGCGCGTACGCATTCTCGGCTTTCTTGTACTTGAGCACGCGACCGTTCATTGTGCGAGCAAAGTGGTTTGTGACCGTCTTACTAGTGCTTGCGCATCTAAGATGCGTTCACCGACGATTGTCGATGAATTGCTTGATCGTCAGATAAAAAAAATTTATTTAAAATAGTCTTTTATTTTCTTTTGCTTGAACCGAGGCATCATTTGTACACTGAACAAGACGCAGCCGTCCCATTTGGGAATGGCCGACTTTTTAACAATCTCCAAACAGTCGACGGAAAACACGTACGGCAACAATCTGACGTATTTGACGATACTGGCACATTCTTCGTAGGCGACTTCTACGCTACGCTGCCACGGGTGGTCGCCGGGCGCGATCTTGCCTATGCGAAACAGGTCCGAGAGACGCTCGCGGATCAACCAGTGATTCGTGTACACCGTCTCGGTATCGTCTTCCGGCGGCGGAGTGTGGTTGTACGGGCAGTGATACACAGCATAATTTACCATTGCGTGATAATGCCTCAAATTGTCGCGCTTCCATTCGGCGCACATTTGCTGCTGCACCTTGCTGTCCGTTTCGTAGGGATCCACGACAAAGTGGCGTTCAACAAACGAATAGTACCAGCCGGGCGGCAGCTTGGCGTACAGCGGCTCCAGGTCGGGCACAATGGTCGCGGGTAGCAGTTTTGTTAGGTTTACCTTTAAGCTATCGTCTGCTTCACCATCGATAATTCTTTTTGTTTTGGCCAACGAAAGGCCATATAGCGATCGAGGACTTTTGAGGCGTTTCACCGACATGGCGAATCGTTGCTGTTGTACTCGTCGCTGAAATGCAGGACTGTGGCTTGTCCGCAGGCGTTGTGAATATATAGCGACGGCGACGCCAACCACCCGTCGGCACGCACAATAAAACCAAAAATAGCACTACATAGTTTATTAAATATTACTTGGTTTGCGATGGCGTTCATCGACGATTGTCGGTGAATTACTCGATCGTCGGTGCTTGACAACAACGCGAGCGTGACGCACGTCGAGATAACGAATGACGCACGTCGAGATAACGAATGACGCACGTCTAAATAACGAATGACGCATGCGATCGCGGCCGGCGTTCACCGACAATCGTCGATGAACGGCATCGCAAACTAAACACGGTGCATGCGCTCGGGTCGCTCGGGTTCAATGACCCGTCGCCGGCGGCGTTCATCGACGATTGTCGGTGAATTCGTTTGCGGTTCGAACGCGCGCGTTGCGTCTTGTCCTAACGTGTTGCGTGTTGCCTCGATTTGTGTTACGGTTGTCATGTTTGTTTTGCGTGCGCAAGCCATCGGGCAAGTATGCATTTGTGTTGTCGTTCATCGACGATTGTCGGTGAAATCATTGCACGATTGACGCACTAAGCCGTTATGATTGATTAGGCGAGCTTAGTCATTAATCAAAGTATAAAAACTCGCGGCCGCGCCGATGCAGCAATCAGTCGTTGCAACTGTCCCTTCAAAATGTCTCATTTGTTCTCGCTCGGCGGCGTCGCGTGCACCACCAAGACGACCATTCTCAAAAAGCTGGCGCGCCGCGACAACATTGTCGTGCACTTTACCGACTACAAGGAGCTGCACGACCGCCACCAGTTTGACCATCGCGTCGGCAGTCTGCTGTACGCGGCGCATCGCATGATGCGCGACCAGGAGTTTGCGCGCGACTACGACAACGTGCACGTGTTCGACCGCCAGCCGATGGAAGCGCTCGTGTACGAGACCATGAACAAGGGCATTGACGTGGCGGACGCCGGTCGTTTGTTCGAGCAGTGCGTGGGCATGGACCTGATGCGCGGCTGGCGGTGCCTGGTGGTGCGCGCCAAACCGCGCACCGAGTCGTTTATCGTGCGCATGATGAAGAAGCGCGGCAACGGCATCGACCACATGAGCGAACAGTACGTGCTCGAGCAGAACGATCGCTTTGCCGCGTTCGCGCACAGCGTCGGTGCCGACGAATACGTCATTGACTGCGCCGGCAACCTCGACGAGCAGCAGCGCGAGATCGAGCGCTACATCATGCAGAGCATCTACAAGTGGCACACTGTGGACGCGGGCGCACTGCACGTCTACGAGTTTCGGCTGCCGCGCATCGCCAACAAGGTGGCCGGCTTTGACCTGGACGGCACGCTAATCGAGACGATAAGCGGCGCCGTGTTTGCGCAGACGCGCGACGACTGGAAGTTCAAATACGAAAGCATTCGGCAGAATTTCGTGGAGCTGCTCGACGCCGGCTACTGCATAGTCATCATCACCAATCAGCTGGGCGTGAGCGCGGGCAAGGTGACGATTGAGGATCTGCGCGCAAAAATAGAAGCAATTTGCGCGGCGCTGAGCGTGCCGTTGACGGTGTTCATCGCCACGCGCCAAGACAAATATCGCAAACCGCGCACCGGATGCATGGAGTACCTGCTGCAGCGTCGCCCCGACATTGACGTGCGTCACTCATTCTTTTGCGGCGACAACGTCAACGGCACGCTCAGCAACGATTCCGAGTTTGCTAAGAACTGCGGCCTCAAGTTTTTGTACGATTTTGAGTATTTTACCAAATGAATGTATCTATAGTAATTATTAGGTTGTAATAAACTAATTAAATAAAAATATTTTAATGATATATATATATTGTCTTTATTGATTTCCAACAACTACACATTGTTACAACTGAAAAAGAGCCCGGGCGATTCGCGCCTTTGGCGGCTGCGTCACGGACAGTTTGCGCTTCTTGTTCTTGATGGCGGCGGACAATAAAAAATGTTCCTCGGGCGCGTTGGTAGTGCTGACGGCGGCCGCTTTGCGCTCTAGGTCGAGCGGGCTCTTGTTGTTGTGGCTGTACACGTCGATGGTCTCCATGAATATCTGCGTGGCAATCTCTTTGGCAAACGTAATGAGATGGTGCTCGTCGTTTTTGCGCGGGCTATCGAGGTTCTCTAGGCACTCGTTGTAGTGCTGCAAGAGGGGACGGCGCGAGCTGCGCAGGTCGGGGTTGATGCGGTCCAGGCGACGTATGGCCGATTCGATGACGCCGCGGTGCGCCCGAAAGTGCTCCTTGCCCTTGTTGAGCGTAAACTTGACGGCCATCAGCATCATGCGTCGCGTAAAGTCCTTGTAGTCGATGGAATCGTCAAAGTCTTTGGTGTGGCCGATGAGCTTTTTGAGGTTTTCGTAGTTTTTCGCGGTGGGCTCTTTAAAGTACTGGTCGCGCACCAGTTTGAAGAACGCCATGTTGGTGCCCGGCAGCATTTGCTCCGACTCGATGAGAGCGCTGCACTTGTCCGCGATCAGCTGCCGGGCAAAATCGTCAATGTTGATAGCCTCCATCCCGACGACAGGCACTTACTAATACGCACGAGCCGCCCTGTAAAAGTTCATGGGCCCCGTGGTGTTAAAGTTGTAGTTGGCTAGCGCCTCGTACAGCCCCGCCACCGAATACGTGCTCACGGCCTCGACCGTGTCGTTGAGCTCCTTTTGTTGCTCGTAGTTGGCGGCGCAGTAGCTCAGCTTGCTGCCCTCGTGCGCGCACACCAGCAGTTCGATGAGAAACTGAAAGGTGCGGTTGTCGTGGCAATTGTACGGGCCGGCGTGGAACACGAGCTGCGAGTCGCAAATCTGCTCCGCGCTCACGCCCGACATCATTTTGGCAATCTCGCGATTCAGATGCTCCACGTCCGACTGCACGAGGTTCTCGCGCACCTTGTAGTCGCACGATTCGTACATTAGAAAGTTGCGCAGCGGCCGCACGTTGTACGCCTCCACGTCGTAAACGCGCGTCGTGTTGTACATCATGGTCGAGAGCACGTTGTACTGCATCGCGTCCTTAACCACGTACGACTCGTGGTCGCCGAGCGGGCGCTTGATAAAGTGCGGCAGCACAAACAGCTCCGGGCATTGCATGTACCACAGGTCCTCGTGCGTGGCGCTGTCGTCGAACGCGTGCGCGCCCACCTTGCCGTCCACGTACAGGATGGTGTAGTCGCGCATCGTGACCAGGCGGTCCTGCTCGTAGCGGTGGTACGACTGGTACTTGCACACCTCGACGCTGTCGCGGTCGATGCGCGTCGCGTCGTCGCCCAGCCGAATGGTTTTGGCGTCGATCATGTGGTGTTTGATGACGATGGGCGCTAGCAGCTCGCTCGTCGTCTCCGCCCAGTCCATGTTGTTTTTGCGCTCTTTTGCGATGCGTTCGCAAATGTACAGAATGTAGTGCAAAAGGCACTTTAGTTTTTCGCGCACCAACTGCGTCTCGCCCGCCTTGATCTTTTCAAAGTTGAGCGCGCGGTTGTTGTCTTTGAGCAGGGCCTGCGTGATGATGGCGGCGCAGTCGACGCGATCGAGATGGGTGCCGTCCCTCAGGCGCACGTCGTACACATTGACGTTCATCAGGTGCTCGAGCTCGACCACATAGTCAATGTTGCGAAACTCGAGCACGCCCAGCTGGTCGGCAAAGTCGTTGAACATGCCCATGACGTCGTACGACTGCATGGTGGTGGGCAACGACGGCAGCGTGCCAAAGATCTCGAGCGGCGGTTTGTGGAGCTCAATCTTCATTTTGATCAAGGCACACATGTCCAGCACGCTCTGCTCGTCGCTGTCCAGACACTGTACTATCCTGTCCCTGTCAAAGTCGGGCCCGATAAAGTTGGTGATGCGCAGTCGAATGTCGCGCAGTGTCTGCAGGTGCACATTAAACGCTTGCATGTACGAGCGAAAGTGATCGATGTTGGAGGGATTGTCCTCGTACATTAGCAGTTTTTCCGCCGTCTCTACCAGCTGCTCCTGCAGCGAAACGTATTGCGCCAACACCGTTCCGTCGTCGCTGTCGCTCATTGTGTCTGTGATTGCGCAGGATGATACTTACAAAAACAACAGTATTCATTATAAAACGTTTATTTTTTGAGGTTTATCGGGTTTACATACTTTACTACATCTAACAGTTTTATTATAATTATTACATTTGACAACATTATTATTTTTAATACGTTCACTGGTCTCACTGCTAAACATTGTGGCTAGCGTACACATCATGTCCATCAACTCGTCCCAGTCCAGGCTGTCCTCGCGCAACTCGTACACGCTGAAGCGCCGGTACAGATTGCGCGCGTACTCGTGCAGCTCCAGCGGCCGCGACACGCGCTTGGCGAGATTATGCGCGTAGCTCAGATAGCGTTCGTGGCGGCGCGACGTCAACAGGTTGGGGTTGCGCGCGTACACCAGCCGCACCAACGCCCACACAATCGCCTTTATGTTCTCCACTAGCACGTACACCGCGTTCACGTCAAACTTGAGCAGGATACTGTCGAGCAGGGCGCGCACGTCGCACAATCGTCGTCGCCGCCGCCGCTGATGATTTTCAATGTGGTTGAACAGGGCGCGTTGGTGCGCCGCGTCGACGTCGCAACTGGCGCGGCGCACGACCGAATAGATAAACATTTCACACGACATCGTACACTCTGCGATACACCGCGTCCGCGCGGCTTGGAATACACACTGGCACGGAGCGCGCCAGCGCGGTTTGATTAAATAACATTTTCGTGTACCCGTCGGCGCAGCTGCAGTCGGCCACGCTGAACGGCCGATTCACCAGATCAATGTCCAGGGCACCGCCGTCGCAAATGTAAGGCCTCGGCTCGCCTAGGTCGTCGACAATGTCGCGGTACGTGCTGATGCACACCTGATCCACCACAAACTCGCTGGCGACGTACACCTTGACGAGGCCGAGGGCAATGTCGCAGTGGAAATCGTCGGGCCGGCCGGTCACAGAAGGGTCGCGGTTGGCGCAGAAACCGTGGTCGCACACGAGCGCGCCCACCGCGTTCTGCACCGCGCAGTTGTCCGTGCACTGGCGGTCCGTGACGCAGGGCAGCCGCGTGTGCGTACAGTCCACGATGCCGTTGCGATCAAACACCAGGTCCATGGGCGCGCTCGCCGCCGCGGCAGCGACGCGCGCCTCGTCCGCGGCGTTCAGTTCGCGCAGGGCCGCAATCACATAGTAACATATAATAAACAACACAATCAACACCACCACGACGCCCAGCACCGACGATGCCGACGACGACGACGTCATGGCAACAGCTACTTAACAAACGCGCACTTAGGGCAGCAGCTCGACGGTGCCGTCGGCGACGACGTAATGGTATAGCGCGCTGAGGGCCGTCGTGCAGTCGTCGCACGCTCCCACGTCCGTGATCACGACCACGGCACCGCCGCAGCGCGCGCAGTTGGTCCACGCGTGGTTCAGCTCCTCGGCCGCAATCTCGTTGAGCGTGGAATGGCCAACTTTGATGTCGGCGGCGACGACGGCATCGGCGGGGTGCAGCGACGCGCACTTTAAACAATAAGACACGCCGTCTATCAATGCGCAGCGCACATTGTAACAACAGTACAATCTCGACAATTCCACCAATTGGCACTGATCCTCTTCTCGACTTTCCACATTTGCATTGATCATGATGAACGACTGAAACCGACTACGCTGTCCGTATTGAACGCGCCCGCTATTTACCCATCACATGAAGGCGGTGTGCGTTATCGACGGCGACGTGACCGGCAAGATACTGTTCGAGCAGCAGTCGCCGTCGCATCTGCTCCACATCAGCGGCTTCATCATGAACCTGCCGCGCGGCCTGCACGGCTTCCACGTGCACGAGTTTGGCGACACCAGCAACGGCTGCACCTCCGCCGGCGAACACTTCAACCCCACCGGCCAGGACCACGGCGCGCCCAACGCCGCCGTTCGTCACGTCGGTGACCTGGGCAACATTGAGGCCAAAGTGTCCAACGCGCTCACTGCCGTGGACAAGATCGACAACGTGATGACGCTGTTCGGCGAGTACAGCGTGCTCGGTCGCAGTCTCGTCGTGCACACCAACGCCGACGACCTGGGACTGGGCCAGCACCCGCTTAGCAAAACCACCGGCAACTCGGGCGGCCGCCTCGGCTGCGGCATTATCGGCATTTCGTCATGATCGAAACAACACAAACCACAATGAACATGAGTCATCATTTAATTATTGCATCATGTAGATATGAGTCAGATTATTGCATCATCTAGGTATATTACATTGGTATTGAATAATATTAGGCATAGCCATAATCACGACTTGCGTCAACAATAAATATTGTGCAATAACATTGTAGATGCCCGCGGCATCGCCGACCTATAAAAGTCCTGTTTTTTGCTAACAAAAATCATTCGGCATTGACACGTTCAGCGACGACAACTACAAGTAAACAGTCTAGCACCATGGCGAGCCACGACAAAAACATGGAGTACGTCAACGCCATCATCGAGCATCTGGAGAATCGCGGCCTCTTCCTGGACGACACCTACAGCACTCCGCTCTACCCCTTCAGCCCATTGACTCACAAGATGGCGCAAGACATTTGCGATGGTGTCGGCGCCGAGTTGCTGCGGTGCGCGCGACTGGTGCGGCTCGACCTGTCGTCGCACCTCGAACGCGAGTTTGCCTCTGACATTGTCGCCGCCAAAACGCTGCCGGTGTCTGAAATTGTGGAGCGCGTCGTGGGCATGATCAACGCTATGGCGCCCGAGGTGACGCGTCGCGCCGCCAAGGTGGAGAAGATGAAAGACTTTGTGCAAAAGAGCACCGACTACGTGCTGTCCGACCTCGATTTGCCCTTTTACAAAGGCAAGGACTTTTATCGCGATGCTAGCTACCGCAAGACGGCGTTGCTTCAGAACATTCTGACCAACGAGGACATGTTGGAATGGCTGCGCGTCGAGGACGCCGACGAGCAGTTTCAAGCCTTTGCATCCACCAAACTGGACGCCATCAACAACATGCTGGAGACCGAGTGGCACCGCTACCCCGACTGGGAAGAGGACGTGTACTCTGCCCTAGAGGATTACATCAACGAGACGCCCTGTTAAACAATAAACTGTTGTAAATTCAAATTATTTTTTATTGCATATTGTTTTGCTATTGTCACCTATAACCCATAACAATGCATAAACGGGTTTGTTTTTGTCACCTATAACCTATAATGCAGTATATACGGAGAGCGGCCGCCGGTCGCTGCACAAACACAATGGCGCCGTCGTATCAGGAGCGCATCGAGGCGGCCGCGCGCAACAATCTCGCGCGCCAGATCAACGACCGCCAGATTAGCGGCAACATGAACAAGGTCGACGCCGCGCTCGCCACCGGCCGGTTGTATTGCGTCATGAGCACAAACAAAAAAACCAACACGAGCCAACTGAACAACGATAACCGCCGGTGCCCGTCGCTGTACGAGGCCGAGGCCATAGACTTTAGCAAAAACTTGCACCGCACGCGCGAGGCAATTAAACGATGCGTCACCTGTACGCGCGCTCTGCATCCGCTTCTCGACATCAAACGCGCTGTGTGCTCATTTTGCACGAAATAAAGGTGCGTCGGCGGCCCGTTCGCCGCCAGTTGCGCGCGCACCATGAAACTAATAGCATTTGTCATGGTCGTGTTCAACCGCACCAATATGGAGCAGAAGCAAATCTACGAGACGTACTTGCAGCACTTTGACGTCATCGACGCCGCCATGTGCCTGAACGGCGACTGCCTGGCGGTGTGCGTGAGCGCGGCCAGCGACGACGACCGGCCCGCCGATTTTGTGGATTTTAAGTGCTCCAAGAAACACCTATTGCACATTGTCGACCGCGACGATGACGTGGAGCTGCTGCTCGATCGAATGTACAACATCGTGGAAATGTTCAACGAACAATAAAGTTTAGATTACAATATGTGTTTTATAATTGTACCACCATCACCGCCCCTTTCAATATACAAGGCTCGCACTTTTAATATACAATGCCTATACCTTCAATATACAAAGCCTGTACAGCGGGCTGTCGGAATTATTTACTAAGTCTGTTGGCAAAAATTTACTTTTTGTTACAATATAATGTCGCTGATTACTAAAAAAGTTCAAGAAAGCGGCGTGTCCGCCTACTTGGACTCGTCGCTGGTGCTGTGGGTGAGCGCCGACGACGTGTTGCAGCTGCTGCGCCTGCCGCAGTCGGTGCTGCAGACCGTGCCGGCGCGCCACCGCAAGTGCTGGGTGGATTTTCGCTGTCCCAACCAGTGCCGCTACGACAACACCAAAATCTTCGTCGACCTCTTTGGTCTGGGCATCCTGTGCAACCGCTGCAGCTCCAACACCGCCGACTACCTCATGACGCTCTTCGTGGCCGAGGTGTACAGCGACTACTTTAACTGCCGCCGGCGCTCGTGCAGTCCGCGTCGCCGTTCCGTTAGTCCGCGACGCCGGCGCTCCAGCCGCCGCTCTGTCAGTCCGCGTCGCCGCCGCTCTAGTCGGTCGCCGCGCCGTCGGCGCTCGTGCAGCCCGCCGCACCACCACCATCACCACGACCGCGAACTGCTCGAGCGCGTGGCGCGTCAAAACGACCTCATCCTGAGCAGCCTCAATACGCTCAGCATCAACAGCTCAAACCAACATCTCGAGCTCTCCAACCTGCTCAACGCCATCCGTTTGCAAAACGTCACCATCGGCACGCAGGTGGCGCAGATCCTCGCCGCCATCGAGAACCTCGGCGACGTCACCGGCGATTTTGATCGACTGCTCGCCGAGCTGGACACGCGATTCAACGCGCTCACCGCCGCGCTCACCGCCGCCATCACGCAGCTGTCGGACGCGCTCCGCAACGAGCTCACCAACATCAACTCGATCCTCAACAACCTCACTTCGAGCGTGACCAACATCAACGCCACGCTCAACAACCTGCTGCAGGCCATCAACAATCTCGACATTGGCGAGCTCATCGGCAACCTCACCGCCACCGTCAACACCATTCTCCAGTTGCTCGAAACCATCCTCGGAATACTGCAGCCTAACATTCCGCTCGGAAAGAAATAAATAGACAATCACGCCCGCGCTCTTGCCATTCGCCTCTCGGCACCGCAACAGCGACGACGTGTACAACGCCAAATCAAAGGAAAATAAATTATCATCATTATTATACAATGGAGGGCGTTGCCAAGCTCATCTTCAAGAACCGCAGCGGTGAAACTGTGGAACTTGTAAACGACGCCGCCACCGCCACCGCCGCTCAATCAAATCACAATTTGAATCATCAGTCGGCCAACGAATCGAACCGCCAGTTGTCGGAGCGCGACCCGTGCACCGCCATGCAAGACACTCAAACGCTACAAATCACCAGCGACGACGGCCAGCAGAGGACGCTGGTTCGTGTCGTTGACCACGACAAGGACGCCGGCAACAAACCGACGATCAAGCGCAGCGTGCGTCGCCAATTGGTGTTTCCCGATTCAGAGGAGGTGCTCTGCTACGAGATTATGCCCGAGGATGAAGAATCTTGTTTGTAAATTGTCAATTGAATTATTTAAATAAATAATATACATGTTATGTTTAAAAATTTTATTGTTTAATTAATTACATACTATTACTATATACATTATTACACACACACACTATTACAATATTAGAAATCGTCGAGCAAGACAAACTTGTCGTCGCCGGCGCCAAAGCGCTTGTACTCGCCGACGCGTTTCTCAAAAAAGTTTGTTTTGCCCTCCATCGAAATGTTGTTCATAAACTCGAACGGGTTGCTCGCGTTAAAGTATTTCGGCTGGCCCAACTGTACGAGCAGTCGGTCCGCTACAAACTCAATGTACTCGCACATGGACTGCGCGTTCATGCCCAGCAACGCCACCGGCAACGCCGACGTGAAAAACTCCTTCTCAATGTCCACCGCCTCCTTGAACATGGCGAGCATAGTGTGGCCGGGCATCTTGTGTTCGATGCGCGTTCGGTAGTACAGGCACGCAAAGTCCGTGTGCAGGCCCTCGTCGCGCGATATCAGCTCGTTGCTAAACGTCAGGCCGGGCATGATGCCTTTCGTCTTGATGTAGAATATGGCGGCAAAGCTGCCCGAAAAGAACACGCCCTCCACGATGGCAAAGGCGACCATGCGCTCGGCCAACGTCGCCGTCTTGCTGTCGATCCACTTCATGGCCCACTCGGCCTTTTTGCGCACGCACGGCATCCGCTCGAACGCGTTCAGCAGCATGTCGCGCTCGCCCTCCTCCGCAATCAGCTGATGGATGAGCAGATTGTACATTTCCGTGTGCACGCACTCGATCAGCACTTGCTGGTTGTAAAAGTACTGCGCCTCCAGCTCGGGCACCGCCCGCTGCATGTACTCGATAAGGTTAATATTCACGATACTGTCGGCGGCGGCGAAGAACGCCAGCACGTGCTTGATAAAGTGTCGCTCGTCGTCCGTGAGCTTGTGCGCAAAATCGTCATAGTCCTTGGACAGGTCGACCTCCTCCACCTTCCACATGCAATCGAGCGCCTGTTTATAAGCCGTCCACAGGTCGTTGTGTTGAATCGGGAACAGTACTTTTCGCGCGACAGACATTATTGCGGCGGATTGTGTCGGTTTGTGGTTGACACTCGAGAGCGCTCGCACTTTTTATACCGTTACACCGCCGCGCCGCCATGGCCAACGATTACGATCAGTACTACAACCGGCCGTACCCGGCCGTGGTGTCCTTCGACAAGTACATCAACGACGTGCGGTTCGCGCACACCGGCTACGATCAGCGCCACCAGCGCTACATCATCACCGTCGAGGTGCACGACATCGACGAGGGCTACCTGTTCGACAGCGACAACGACCGGCTCATGAACCTGCTCGTGCCGCAACAGTTTCTGGTGCGTCTCAACGACGACTATTACGAGCCCGAAACGGTCGAGTACGAGCAGGTGGGTCATCTGACGCTGCGCGTGCTCTCGCCCACCGCCGACATTCGTCACGTGGTAGTGCACGTGAACCTGCGCTACTTTGAAAACGACCGCGCCGTGTGGACCGTGCCGCAGACCATCAGGGAAGCGTTCAACGACACCGGCGACGAGGACAACCACAAGAGGTTCCAGTAGCGTGATTAAAACTCGTGTACGTTTATCGTAGAGTGTATATTATACAACGACAAATAAATATTACAATAGTGTATAAAACTTAACAAATTAACAAACATAACAAATAAATCGGCATTCACTCCAACGAGTTGTTTTTCTGCACCACAAAACCCAGGGCAAATACGCTATTGACAATGTCCAAGAATCGTTTCCAGCACTTTGAGTAGTAGTTGCGCTCCCAGCGATGGTAGGGAAAATTGACCTGATGCGTGACGCTCTTGATGCTGTTGTCGTAGCGATTCATAAAGTACAGCTCGATCAGCAGCTTGGGCCCGAGCGGGCCGAGCGCGTACAGCAGCCGCTTCACGTCGCGCAGCGTGAACCGCTCGTCCGACCTTTTCAATTGCCGGTAGCGCTCCAGCTCCTCGTCGGTGGCCTGCTCAATGTCGCTCGGCGCCAGCTCGAGCAGCGCGCGCAACCGCTGCGTGCGGCTCTCGATTTTGTGCCAGTGGTAGTTGAACACGTTGAACATCAAACACTCGAGCTGGTCCGCGATCAAGTACTTTAGGTCCTCCACGTACACGTCGAGGCCGTAGAGCTGCGCCAAGCGGTACGTGTCCGTGAACGATGTGGGCGCCCGCTTCACGGTCAGGTCCAGAAAGTACACGTCGAACGGAAAGTACTGCAACGCCTGCACGCGGTTGTCGCTGCGGTACAGCCACATGGGCGACGCGCTCGTCATGTGCACGTTGAACGAGTAGCGCACCAAAAAGTAGTCGTCGTTCACCAGCGACACGGTGGTCTTGAACGGCATGTTGCGGTTGAGCGCAAACGACACACGGTCCGGCTCGACCTCGACCGCTTCGCTCACGTACGACTTGAAGATGATCATGTTGCTGCGCGAATAATTGTTGTTCATAAGGCAGTTTATGTCGACGGCGGCGAGGCGCGCGTCAATGTCGTCGTAGTGCTGCTCGCACACGCTTCTGAGCGCCGTCTCCAGTTTGCGCAGCGCCACAAACGAGTTGAGGTTGTCGACGGTGGCGCGTTCGTCGTCCACGTACACTTCCATGTCGATGTCGCACAGCTGCGGCGCCGTCTGCTGCATGTGCGCCGCCACTGCCGCCCCGCCCTTGAGCACGCACAGCGTGTCGAGGGCGCGCGTCGCCTCGCGCAACACCGTCTCGTAGAAGCGCGCGCTGAAGCGACGCATCACCCGGTCGCTGAGCTCGTCGTTGACGTACTTTTTGGAAATGTAAGGAATGGTTCTGTGATTGAACAAGCGCTGCAGCAGCGACTCCATCATGAATTTGGTCAAGTTAACGAGCGGCGGTCAACTGCTAAACACTATCTTAAATATCGGTGCGCTGGTCGACACGTCCAAATCGACCGGGCAACGCGTGTTTTATGCGCTATGCAGCGCGTTTATAACCCGCAGCACCAACGGCCGCCTGGCCCTGTCCGCGCTCACCGCCGCCTTCGACGCCATCATACACACTGAACGCGTGCTCTTCAACCAGCGACGCGTACTCGAGCGCATACTGGCCTACCTCGCCGACCACAGCGACGGCGACAACCTGCAGTGTCACATCAACACGCAATGTCTCGACTATTTGATGTCGCGCTACGTTTAGCGTCAACGACACGGTCAACGCCGAGCGTCAACGACACGGTCAACGTCAAGTAAAGTTAATAAATGTAATGTGTATTCACAAGAAGCATTTTGTTATTCGTTGCAAAGAACAAACTCGGCAATGACGTGGGCACCGACAAACACATATTAAAGGCAACGACGTGGGCATTGACAAACACACAATAAATCTATTGAAACACACGCTCGCTTTGTTTGTCGTTGCCCACGTCATCGTCGAATCAAACAAACGCAACTCAACCTATAGTTTGTTTGTTTAAAATCTCAGTTTGCGTGCCAGGCATCGCAATGTCAACGACGCCGATTACATTACAGTGCGACAAAATAAGTTTGCTCGTTTCGCGAAATGTCGATTTGCGTGCCCGGCAGCGCTACGGCAACGCCGACGCGTAATTTTATGGCAAAACGACCGAAAAAAAAAGTGTTTGTCGATCTGCAAAGTACAACTTGGATGACCAGCAGCGCTACGGCAACGCCGATTATTAAAATTGGTCGACAAKAGTTACCGTTTTTCCGATGTATTTGTCTTGTCGTGTTGTCAACCAATAATTTTAAAACGTAAACGTGGGATAAATTTTATTAAGTCTTTCGTAAAGGTTTTACTAACAGTTTTGGTTTAAACTTATCAGCGATCACACGTATTTACAATATTTACAATGAACTACACAGTGGCCCCGTTCGAGCTCGCCTCTCTGTCCGCACCGTGCTCGTGGTCCGTCTACGTGGACATGTTCAACGCGTGGCGACAGTGTCTCGGCTTTGACTCGCGCCTATTGGACGACCTGTTTTCAGAGCACTTGTTTGCAAAATTTCAATGCTACCGCGACAAAGTGCATTACTCTGGTATCAGGTTTTGTCATTTCAATCAATATTTTATGACTCGTAGTGAGTATAGGCAATATAGTTATGAGGAATTTATTCGAACTGGAAAATTAAAAACCTATACATACGAACAATACGTATCCGCAAATCCCAACATTACTCTGTCTACAGTTCAAAAACATGCACAGTTTGCCTGGGACTATGATCAATTGCACTGTTTCCTGGGAGAAAAAAACAAAAATTATGCAGAGGCGAAAGAACGTTTACAACAGTCGAAATTTTGGAAGAGACGCTACGCGGAGTGGTCCGAGTGTTTAAGCGACGCCGGAAGCACTTTATTGGATTTGTGTTATAATAAATATTTGGAGGAGGTGTATTTTATCGAGAACGTAGACATATTTCGGCAGATATTAGAGTCAAAGTTTTTTAACGTCTTTTGCCAAAATCCAAATGTCACCTGGGACTTTTTAAAAGCCCGCGTCACTTATGACCGCAGCATTCCTTTGAAGAAACGCATCACTACGCTGATCAATCCCAGCGTCCGCTGGCATGATATATTAGAATTTTGTCGCGCCAATGACTTGTTCTTGCAATCGGACTTTTGGGCAGATACAGAAACGTTGATTCAACCAAATGAATGGTGGAAATTTAAAAAAGGAGATAAGTTTACACACCTTTATGCAAACTATCCACATTTACTGGATTACAAAAAGTTGAGGAAACATGTTGGCTGTGATATTATTTCAGCGCTTGTTCAAAAACCAGATGTTCCCGAGGAAGCGGTAATGTCTATGAAGAAACAATTTGATGTACAATTTAGGTGTGTAGGTGAAGAATTTGACGTGTGCGACACAAAGTGTAGGTACCGAAAGAAAAATAATATTATGCCTATATATTTAAATGTAAATTTACGCGACGAAATTAAATTTTCAAGTTCTTTACATGAACACAGATTTAGCTGCGAAAATTCTAAATCTTTTATAGACAAACGTAAATACCAAACTGCTACGTCTAGTCGCGATTTTATATATTACCAATATAGAATAGGCTATTCAAAAAATATAAATCTACGTCTTAAAGACATTGACGATACCGAACTATTACATTTAGATATTATGTTGTTTGCAAACCCTATGCCCCTCGAAAAAGTGACTTTTCTAAACGATGTACTCGTTCCGGCAGCAATAAAAATACAACGCTGGTACTTGAAACATTTTTATCGACCAGAAGGTCGATATGTCAATACTGTCTTAAGCAATAGGTTCAACGCAAGATTATAAATACCAAAACCGTACATAAAACGACAGAGACGCTAAACTGCGGCCGGCCCTCCTTTGATCGCATGGTCTACATCGTGTCGTCGAAACCGATCGTGTACTTTGCCCAACTGGAACGGATGGTGAAGAGTCGACTGGCGGAGCATTGCGACGGCGGCGAGATGTTCAACGTCGACGTTGAGACCATACAAAACGTCATAGTTGATTGCATGATTAGTATAAATAAATGAGCGTTTTACAATAGAATCATACGTCTTTCAATTGTCTACACAACTACAGTTTTTACACACAAAAAAAATCATGGCCCAAGTCAAAATCGGTCTGTTCAAGTTTGGCGAAGAGGAATTCGAGCTCCGCTACGTCATTCGCGGCGACGGCGACGTCAGGTTCGTCGCCAAGGATATTGCAAAAGTATTAAAGTATTCAAACGCCAAAGACGCCGTCAAGAAACATGTTGACGAAAAATACAAAGGCACTTTTGAAAATAAACCAAAAAACTGCGACGCCGGTGCCCGTGTCAACGAAAGTACGGGGCCGCAAAATGCAGCCCCGATTGGCGATGCCCGTGTCGTCGCCAAACAAGGCAGTCCGCTATACCTACAGCCGCACACGATTCTCATCACCAAGTCTGGCGTCATTCAACTGATTATGAAATCCAAGCTGCCGTACGCCGTCGAGTTGCAAGAATGGTTGTTGGAAGAGGTGATTCCGCAGGTGCTGTGCACGGGCAAGTACCAGCCGGCCATCGAGAACAACGCCAATGACCCGAACACCGTCACAATGCTGAATCAGATATCGCAGAGTTTGACCAACATTCGCCGCGACAACGAACAGCTGCAGACGGTCATCGTGAAGAAGGACCAGCAGATTGAGCAGACTACGCGCATGATTTCGCGCGTCATGAACGACATGAACCGCATGTACACCGGTTTCCAGAACACTATGCAGAAAAAGGACGAAATGTTCCAGCAGATCATACAAAAGAAAGACAACCAAGTCGACACCCTAATGCACCGCGTCGTCGACCTGTCGCAGCGCGCCGTCGTTTATCCGGTCGATGAAAAAAAAATGCCCGTGCTGTGCGTGTCGCAGATGAATCGCTCGTTCCACGTCATCACCGGCCAGCGATCGTACGTGACCGCGCAAAAGAACAAGATCGGCATTCCCGAGTCGACAATTATTGTGGAGAAAAGGCGGCCGAACCCCAAATTGGACTGGAACAATGCCGTGCACGCGATGGCGCGCCACAGCGGCGTGAAGCGCATGCACGCCCTAATCTTGTGCGACACCGACGACACCGCCGAGCAGTTTGCAAAGAAGCTAAAAGATATTGTCGACGATAATATTAATACAACGCAATGAAAATATACCTATACAATAGAAACCGTTTTATTTATTTTAATACACTTTTTAATGTAAACATCCTGATAACAGCCCACACAATACACGCAATCTTGTTTGACAATGGCGCGGTACCGGGCAAAGAACCGATCGCACGATTTATTGCTATATTTTTTGTAAATGTACACCATTTCTTCGCACAACAAACAGCTGCCGTAGATGTTTGTCGTTGTCATGTTCACCTATGATTATAATGTGATATCATTCGTAGAAGCCGCTCCGAGTATTTTGATTAAAACCGCTTACTGTGACGACGACGGAAAATCGAGCCGAAATGTATGCGCGCAATATCGTGGGCGGCGACGGCGGCGCGGACCGTAATATACGTACGGGATAAATACTAATAATTTCAAAGCTAATCAAGTCGACATTAGTGACGGTCGGTTGGCTGGCGCAATTATAGCCGTGATTGGGTCGCCGTCGTCGCGCGCCCGTTCCAAACCAATTACACGTATTGCGCGGCGCAAAAATAACTATTAGCGCCGCTCGACCGGCCGTGTGTTCGGTCGACCGATCTTGCCTCGTTTCCCCGGCTCTGTGCTCGAGCGCGCATTCGTTGGAGCGCGACCATGGCGTTTGCACGTTACCACGTCACGCGCACCCAGTCGCTGCCGCAGTGCTGCAAGTTTTTGGCCGACGAGCTGGCGCAGTATTTGCTCTACGTCAATGGCGTCGATTCGACTCTAACGCGTCACGTGATTGCGCGCGGCACCGAGGTCGACGACGAGGGGTTCGTGGTGCTCGTGCAGACCAGCGTGTTTTTCGACCTCGACCACCTGGCCGCTTCGAGTCCGCGCGACCTCGAGTGCTACGTGGGCGCCACGCGGCCCGAGCTCTCGTCGCACGATCGTCGCCTGTTCAACTACTTGGTGCGCGACCGCTGGTACAAGGGCGATTTCGTGCGGCTGCGCAAAATGCTTGTGCAGCCCGACGTTAAGGCGCTGCTCGCGTTCGCGTGCAACGTGCTGTGGGAGCGCGGCTACGAGAACCACTACACCCTCGGCCAGCAGCTGAGCATCCGCATCACCACCAAACTCATTCAGAGCGGGCTCGATTTCAAGCACCAGCAGGACTCGGACAACACGAGCGCGGTGGTGGTGCCGGGCCGCGGTTGGAGCAACAAAATGTTTGAAAAATTCATCGGCTCCATCACCTCCATCTCGGACGTGATCAAGCGGCACAAGAGCGCGCACAAGTATTTAATCATTGAGCTAGACCCTGTCAACGCGCCCCTGCTCAAGGAGTGCCTCAGCGAGCTGTTCACCGTCATCACGAACGCGCACGTGCCCAACGTGTGCGCGCTGCAGCTCGACGACGACAAAAACTCGCTGCAGTATTTGGTGAAGCTGTCCAAGCTGATCGAGGACAAGATAGTCAACGTGCTGTTCGTCACCGACGTCGAGTTTTACCTCAAGCAAAACGACTACATGTTTTATCTGTACAACAGTTTGAAACTTTACTACTACTGTTTGTGTAATAAATTTGTGTTTGAGCGCCGAGACTACGAAATTATTTTTTTGCTAAATTTGATCATCTCGCTCGAGTGGCACAATCGCGGCCACTTGAATTCGTTTACGTTGGAAAAGTCGCAAATCTATAATCCGCTCGAACTGTCTACGCGCCGCCTCAACTCGATTAAACGAGCGGCCACGCAGTCGCGCGTCGTCAGCAACGATAATGAAATTAAAATTGACTTTATCAAAGGCAAACGAATGAAAATGGGCACAAACTACGGCCATCGACTTTTAGAAATTACAAATTAATGTATCTACCTATTTACTGAGCCAAGTGGAAAATAAATTACGTTACAAATTATATTAGAAATAAATTAGATTAGAATAAAGTACCAGTGGGTTCTATAAATAAAAACGATTACATTCATTTAGTTGTTTTATTAATGTGTTTCAATATACAAGTCTGTTGGGGAAGCGCGTCGCTGAACGTGACATTAAACGCCAGCTGACAATTGCCGCCGTCAAAGGCAACGCCCGCCTCGCGGCTCAAGCACTGCAAAAAGTCTTGCGCGTACACGTGCACGCTGTACATGTCAACGCTGTTGTCGTCGCCACTGTTGATTAGGAAGCGGTTGGGCTGCAGCGACACGTACGGGTCGTTGACGAGCGCCAGGCCGGAGAAGGCAAGCAGGCGCAGGTGCTGCGCCACGGAGAACAGGAAGCGGTACTTGTTGGGCTCGTGGTCGGGGTAGAAGGCGGGCTCGAGTATCTCGTTGCACAGCACGTACAGGTACTTGCCCCACGACGGATCGTCGGTGAGCGCGATCCACAGCATGCCCAGGACAAACTGCGCGTACACCTTGAGCGATATGAGGTACTCGAGCGCCGTCCGCGCCGTCGTCTGAATGTTCATCATGGTAAAGTAGACAAAAAAATCGAGGCGCACATGCATCTCGTACACGAGCACCGACAGCAGCAAATGATAAAAGTTTTTGTTCTTGACACACAACACTTCCAAATCGTCGATGACGGTGGCGCCGAACTTGACGCAGTGCCACCGATACACGTCGGGGTTGTACTCGTTGACGCGGCCGCCGGCGCAGCCGTCGACGTAGTGACGCAGCGTGCACAGCTTGTCGGCGAACGAGGCGAGGCCAAAGGCGTGCGTGCCCCAGTCGGGCAGCGAGTAAAAGTGCCGACAGACGGTGCCGCGGGCGCCGCTCATCGGTTCCACGGGCACGTACATCAAAAACTCTTTGCACTCCTTGACGTCCAGATCGGAGATGTCGGGCATCGTGACGGCGGCGCGCTTTGTGTAAATCTGCACCGTGCTCAGATACTCGCACTTGTACTGCAGCACGGCACTCACTTGAGACTTTAACGTATTCATGTCGGGGCAATGTCGTGGGCAGCGACGATATGTGAATGACTGTTGCACCTGCGGCGCGGTCGCGTTTTATATCGGCGCGATCGGCCCAATCTATCGCGACGTTGCCCTAATCTTTCAAGACGTTCATCGAGAATCGTCGATGAAGTCCATGCGCACGAGTAGTGATTGAATACAAAAATTCTATAGGTCATAATTTTATCCATATAGGTCGCAGTGTCGATGAACCGGACGCATTAATTTTTATCGGCCATTCATCGGCAATGCCATTCGCCGACGATTGTCGATGAACGCCAAGCGCGTGTCGTACGTGACCCAAAACGCTCAGTCATTGTCCATAATTGGATGTGAGCACCAAGTCATCGTCCTTAATTGGACGCGCGCACTATCGGCGAGTGCGAGGTCGACGATAATAATATTCCTATCTAATCTATAAAATTTTCCATAACTCGTTTGCCGATTGTCGTTGCCGCCGTCAACGCCGTAGTATATAGTGTGTTTTTTGCGCTATAACAAACAGTCGCAGCTGTGCGTTGCATCGATCACCACCGCCCATTCTACCGTCGCTGCCACCGCCGTTGTCATTGAATCGTCATGAACGCGGGAATCTTGTGCCTCGTCGGCGACAGCGTCGAGTACCAGCTGAGCAAGCTGAACCAGCGCGTGCTGCGGCTGCAGCACTATCTGGACTTTGACGAGCCGCTGCCCGACCTGCAGCCGTTCGAGGACGAGCTGTACACCATTACGGCCAACTACGAGCGACTCATCGCCGCCACTAACCACCCTTTCGCCGCCACCGCCCTCGATTCGCTCGTGAGCTCGGCGACGCGCAACGAGCTCGAGTACATGCTGCGGCGCTACCTCAAAGAGGACGACGACGACTTTGAGTGCCCGGCGCTGACGTTGTCGTTGCACATGCTGAAGAATGCGCCCAAGATGCGGCGCAAATACTTTCGCAATTATCTGCGCATGTACGACGATGACCACGTCAAGACCTTTGTGCACATGGTGGACATGTTTGTGCCGCCAGCGGATCCGGAATACAAGCGCATCGTGACCACGCTGCGGCAGCGCCGGCTGCTGTGCGACCGCATTGCCTCCCGACTCGTCGCCTTTAAAACATAAGCTAATGTTAAAATGATTGTATATAAAATAAATGATACATTAATAGTTAATGTAGTGTTATTTATTTAACCATGCGCTGCGCAGGCTTGTTTATGATTGTGGAGCCGGATAAGGCGGTGCTGCTGTGCGCGCGCCGATCGTACAACAACAACACGCACTACCACGACGCCGAGCAGTTGCGCCGCGTCAACTTTCTCGAGAAGATTTCGATACCGCGCGGCAAGCGCGACGGCCGCGACATCTTCGACTACGAGACGGCCGTGCGCGAGTTTATCGAGGAGACGGGCACCTTCTTCGAGAGCGCTTGGGTGCACCGCGCGCCATTTGTGCTCGAGTGGAACGACGCCGGCGTGACGTACAAATACGCCATCTACGTGGGCATCGTCAAGGGGCTGTTGCGTGACGTGTCGCGCGAGCCCAACACTTATTGCGTAAAGCTGAACAGCGAGCGGCCCAACGACTACAAGATAAACCTCGAGGTGCGCCGCCACAACAACGAAATACCCCGTCATTTATATATTTTGCCGCTGCAAGACTACTTTCAGTACATGAACGAAAAGCAGCTGACCACCTACGACTCAAGCAACTATCTCGAATTTTTCGAGTTTGTGAAACGCGTCAAGGCGCAGTTCGACGAGCGCGACCTGCGCAGGTTTTTTTTACTGTCGCTAAAACTGGACGGATTCGATCTGTTTCACAAATGGATCAACCACGGCGCCGCGCGCAACCTGGTGCTCACCTCCAACAAGGAGCTGAAGAAGATTGTCAATGTTGTTTGACGCGCAGCGAGGTGTACGCTCTGGTGCGCGAGGTGATCAACAAGCGCAAGCACGGCGGCGACGTGGCCAACGTCTGCGACCACGCATTCGACGCGGGCTTCCAGGAGCAGCTCAAGTATATAAGGGCAAATATTGACAAAGCGCTCATAACCGTTGGCGGCGAGCGAACGCAGTGCAAGCACCTGTCTGTTCACGTGCACAAGATTAATAAAATTTTCAATTTGAACAAATCCCTCGAAGCGGAATACAAGGACGCCGTCAGCAAATATTAGCTTGACCGTAGCACTGTCGTCGCCATTACACGCTAACAACATGTCTAGCAACGCGTTAACCGAAATGTACAGCAAGTTTGAGGGAAACATTGTCTACGACCAGGCGCACATGGACCAGGTCACGGCCGCCATAAACACGCTCGAAAAGAAAAAGATCAAGTACAAGATTATCCCGATGCCGCTGTACGGCGAAGACGGCCTGGAGGTGACGTTCGCCCTGATCATTGTGGTGGACAAGAAGAATGTTAAAAAGAACAAAAAGATGATTAGCAACAACAAGTACATTCTGTTCAACAGTTGGTACACCAAGAACCGCAAGGAATCGTGGCCCAACAGCCACACCATGTGGAACTTGATGAAACGCCAGCCCCAGGCCAAGCCGTTTGTGGACATTTTTGACTTTATGGAAAAATTGGGAAAAACAATCGACGTGAAGAGGAGCGAGGCGGCCGTCGACGAGAACAACAACGAGATTGCCGTTCCCGGCGACGCCGACATCAAAGAGGGCAACGAGCGTCGCATCAAGCTGTACAACGAGTTTTACCGCATCGCCACCGTCGCTTTCGAGACCAATTGCGCCCCTGCGGCCAGCTTTATCTACGACATTAAATTGAGCAAGAGCGCCGACGGCAGCGGCCTGGAACGGCTCACGCGCTCGGTGCTGCAGCACGGCGTGGAAGCGTTCAAGAGCGCGCTCTTCAACAACAAACCCGCGCCGTCGTCGCCCGAGTCGTTGCCGGCGGACAAGACGCGCAAACGCAAACAGTTGGTGCAGACAAAACCGAAAAAGTTGTCGAAGCAGCGTCGAGCGGCGGACGACGCGCCCACGTACCGGATGGTGGACGATTTTGTCGAGGACAGTCAAATGTCAATTGCGTAGTAGCGTTTGATATTAATGCGCGGCGCGTCGACGCCTCTGTCGCCGCCCAATAAAGCCGTTTGCCGCGCACTTTACAGTCTTAGTCTGCGCGCCGCTCTGCACCGTCATGTTCGCGTTCGAGTACCGCGCCGGCGATTTTATCAACGTGTACTTTGACACGGTCGATTACTATTTCGACTACAACGAGTTGCGCGCGCTGCTAATGAGCTGTGCGCTAAAGTCGCGCGCGGCCCGCTGCGAGGTGCTGCGCCTGCGCGACCAGCACTTTTTGTCGGCCGACGAGGCGCTGGCGCTCGTGCGCTGCCACCGCGGCGCCGAACACCTGGAGCGTTACCTGATCGAGTGCTTGTGCCCCGTGTTGAGTGCATACAAACAATCTGTACAAAAGATGGTTTAATAAAAAAAATTTATTGATATTTAACTCTTTTATTGTATTTTTTTGGCCAAATTAAATCCACAAACAATCCCCGTTGACGCAACACCTCGGCGTCCAGTTGCAGTCCGTTGTAGACGAGGCGGCCGTCGCCGGGCGGCACGATGAGCACGGCGGAGAGGTGGGCCGCGCCGTGCACGCGCACTTGGTGTAAACCGCATATGCGCGCATCGATCACAGTGACGAGCACCATTTATCGTCGCCGCCGCCGCCACGCAGCCGCAGCACCAAATGTATGGTGGACTCTTTCTGTATATTGTAATCGCCCATCGTGGACGAGTCCTCGAGCTGCTTGCCCGCGTAAATGAGCCGCTGCTGGTCGGGAGGGATGCCTTCCTTGTCGGTGATCTTTTGCTTGAGCTGCTCAACCGTGTCGGTGGGCTCCACGTCGACGGTGACGGTTTTGCCGGTCAGAGTTTTTACGAAAATCTGCATGGCTTATTTATTCCTTCCTCTTACTGTATTAGTCGCAACAGTCGGAACAATAGGGATTGTCGCACGTAACCGTGCACTGAGTGTTTTCGTTGTCGAGCGGAAGACACCGTTGCGAGGCGTGGACGTAGCAATGATCGTTGGGGCAACGTTGTCTTATCGCCGTACCGTTTGTGCACATGAAATACTGTCTGCAATCATAGTCGTGCGGCCTATTGCCGAACGGCACATTGGCGCACAGGTCACCGGGAGTGGCGTTTGAAGTGACAAAGCACTTTTGTTGTGTCTGGTCGAACAGGGCACACTCTGGCGGACACAGACGCACCTCGCCCGTTTCGCAGTCGTGCATCACGTCGGGAAAGTCGCTGTCGGCCAGATACTTGTAGCGGCAACGCGGTCGCGGTAAAAGCGATGGCAACGACATGACCACAACGATCACGATTACCACGCAGATGATGAAAAATAGTATGTGTTTGACTCGCATTTTAATCGAACATGATCTTAATCATGTAAGAAGCAAACTCTAGAATGGACGCCGAAACGTTTGAGCGCGATCTGCGCGAGCTCACCGCCAAGCTCACCGCCGTGCGGCCCGCCGACCCAAAGTCGCGGCTCGGTGACGTTATCCAGCACATGGGCCGCACCAAGCTGTTGCTGCAGCGCAAAAAGGACGACGACTTTGCCATCGCCGAGTCCATCGACATTTCGGACGCGGCGCGCGACTACCTCAACGTGCTGCAGACGGAGAAACTGTCGCAGTGCCGCCTCTGCTACCACAGCGATGCCGCCAAGCGATGCGCCTTCCACGCCAAGTACATTTTTACGAAAAACCCGAAAGAGCACCCCGACGAGTACGTCCGCTTTCTCAACAGCGACATGGGCATCATAAGCTTTGTAGAACTGTACTACTCCTATCTGAGCGTGCCGTTCTGGAAGGTGGCGTCGCTAATGATGATGCGCGACCTGACCGGGTTTTCGTCGGTGCGCGAGCTGCTCACGTTCTACAACTACGAGTGCGACGACGACGCCGACGAAGTGCCGTTCGAGACGATGGACTGCGACGAATAGCGATCGCAAAGAATTCATCGACGATTGTGGATGAAAGTCATCGGCAACGAATGATGACGTGTGTGTGTGACGTCACGGTGCAAGTGCCCGCCTTGGCGTTCATCGACAATTGTCGGTGAACGGCAGGCACGATATTTTTTTGGCAAAAAAAATATATATATACACACGATCGATTGCGTTCATCGACGATTGTCGGTGAATGTGCGACAAAATGCGATTATCGTCTGCGTTGATACGTTGCGACACGTTTACGTCATTTGCCTTTTGCATTAATACGTTCTATGATGCCGTTCACCGACAATCGTCGATGAATTCCGGCGGCGCCGTTTACTCGATTGCCTCAGTGCAACCGATGGTGTCGCCGTCGTTGCGAGCCTGGCCGTCGTCGTTGACGTGGGCGGTGAGCGTGAGCTGTTCGCCTAGCATGTTGACGGCGAGTGTGCCGAGGCGGTTTTTGGTGCCGGCGGCAACGACGTGTACGGTGCTCGGATCGTTGTTGCTAATGTACAGGTCGTAGTCAAAGATGTTGGTGATGTAGTCGGTGAGCGGGTCGATTTGAAAATTCAGCTTTTCCAGCTCTTTGAGAGACTCTATGGTCAGCGTCTGTGGCACCAGCCCCTTGGCCAGTTGGTGCAGCGTCATGTAGTGCACAAACTTGTGGTGGTGCTTCGCCGAGAAGGACGTGTTCTTCAACAGATCGCTCGTCGTAAACTCCATTATAGCACTTACTATAAATAGCTACCACCGACGGCAACGTCATTACAATTAATTTACCATTCGCACCCAGCGCTCACATCTACGCCATGGCTTCTAAGCGCGCCCACGTCGCCGACGACGACTCTGTCGCGCTCGAGTCGGACCCCAAGCGGCCGCGAATCAACGACAATGACGACGACAATGACTCTAAAGCAAACGTGAAGCAAGACCTGGCAGTGTACAACGGCGGCGGCAGCGTCGTTGCGAGCGCCGACGAGGACGACGAAGTGGAACACCCCGACGGCAACCAAATGTTGTGCGTGTTCAAGACGCCGACGATTACGCGAGAGCTGACCTGGACGGACAAGCTGCGCTACAACCTCGACGCCAAGAATCTGACGGTGCTGCGCTGCGACACGGCGTTCAACAAGCTGTTTGACGCGCTCGCCTTTCTGCGCGAGAGCATGAGCATTGACCAGTGCATTGACGAGATACTGCCAAAGCCCTCGAATGACATCATCATCCTCAAGCCTAAATCAACGGGCGTCGTGTACCAAGTGGGCAAGCAGATTAAAGGTGGCATCATGCCGTTTTATTTCTTTGACTTTGTGAAGATACGGCGCGCCAGAGGCCAGTTTGGCGAGTACCTGTCGATGCGCTGGCCCAAGCAGTACATGCACAACGAGGCAATGTCGAGCATCATCAGAGCGTACAAACACTGGGGTTGTCAAATAATGAAAATGCAAAACGTGGTGTACAGCAACCTGCCCGGTCCAGAGGCGTACACAAACAAAATGTCGTTTGTGCGCAAGTTTTTCGACATTAAACCCGAGCACAATCAGCGCGTGTTCATGACCGGCCAGCTGTGCAAGAGCGTAGTGTGCGAGCCTTTTACCGTGGAGCGTTTCGACAAACTGTTCAAAATAGAACCCGAAGGTAAGGTGCCATCGGAAGAGGTGGAGATGCTGGTGGGCGTGCAGATTGAAGGCTTTAAAATAAGCAAAAACGACGTAGAGTACGCGACGATTGACAATAGTTCGGTCCAGGACAAGAACTACTCGTTGGCAGTAAAACCCATGGTGTTTTTCCACATAGCACAGTAATCGTCGCGCCGCTCCCAACAATGTACGTGTTTCGCATCAACGGCGGCAGGGTGGAGAAGCGTTTCGGCAGGGAGTTTATCAACTATATTTGCGGTGGAAAAATTAAGCGCGACCTCAAGAGCAACGAGTGCACGCGCAAACGCATCGTGGTCACCACCCGCTACGCCGCCGACAAGCTGCTGGCCGCGCACCGCCGCGCCGTGTGGCCCGACGGCACCACCTTTGAGTGCGAGCTGCAACGGCGCCGCCGCACATCGGGCTGCAAACCGCTCGCCTCGCGGTCAACGCGCTCGCCGCGCCGCTACAAATCACCGCCCGCACCCGCTACACCGCCGTCGTCATCGCCGCTGCCGCCGCTCAGTCCTGTCATCTCGGAGGACTGGTACTCGTCGTTCATGGACATTAGCATTCACGGTGACGACGACGACGATGACGCGGTCGCCGACACTGCGCTGCCGCTCGTCGAAACACAATGTTGATTTGATTGTTGTAAATGTAGGGTCAATGTATAGATATTATATTTATAAAATAAAAACCACATTTATAAAATAAACAGTCTTTTTATTATCAAAACTTGGTTGTGCTAAAGGCTAAAAAGTCCATGCGCATTTTGTAGAGTTTCTGTTCAATCTCCGCCACCTCCTTGGGATCCTTGGTAATGCGCTTGATGCGCTCCCAATGCTGCATCTGAATGCTCAGCTGCTTTTTGGCCTGCAGGATGTGATTGAGCTGTTTGCGCAGGTCGTCGTCCTTGTTCTTCCTCACCGCCTCTACGTTCACGGTCTTGCCAAACACGGGCATGTTGCGCTGTTTTTTGTCGAATCGAGTGTGTGCGCCGACTCGAGATGAGCGCGGGATTATATACTATATTAAAATGTCAAGGGTCGATGTCGCGCGCGCGCGTCTTCAGATAAGAGCAATGTATAAAATGGCATACTTGGCAACGGTGTTGGCATTAGTGGCGGCGATGGCGGTGTCAGCGAACACGCTTTCCAAACACAACGTGACCTACACGGTGGACGAGGTGCGGCGCACGATGCGCGTAAACACTGTCGACGGTGTGCCCGTCACCATCGAGCCGATTCCGCCGCACTCGGACACGGACGGACGCGACGAGCTGTCGGTGCTGCACCAGTTCCCGGGCGTCGCCACGCAGGTGGTGTTTCCGCCGCTCGCGCCCACAGACACGCTGTTTGTGCAGCTGAACAACAAGGCGCTGTACCGCACGCGCGCCGCCGCCGTCTACACCAATTTTCACACGCACAAGGGCCGCATGGTCTACGGCCAACTGCTGACCATCGTCGTGGACGACCTGGCCGTGGCCGGCAAAATCTACGTGGGCGCGCCCATATTCCGCGACCGAAAGCTGGTGTCGGTGGTGACGTGCCGCATGGACGACTATGACAAGGGCGTGGCGCTCTTTCCCGTCACGGGCATTCGGCCGCGCGGTCTCGTCTCCGGCCAATTCAACTTTGACGACCGCGTGATCGTGCAAGAGCTGCGCCCCGGCATGTCGGTGTACGGCCGCCAGCAGCTGCCCTACGACAGCGCGCACATGTCCGTAAAGCACTTTGCCCTCGCCACCGTCGCCAACAAGCAGGCGTACCGCGACATGCCGCGCGCCATCGCCGTCTTCCACAACCAGCGAGAGGTGACCGTGGCGCTGGTCGAGGGCGAGTTCGAGGTGGACCGCGTGCGCTTCGACGGACCGCTGATTGTGCCCCAAGAGTGATTGTTGTCGGCGAACCGTTCACGGTCGCAATAGTATTCGATAGATTGTAGTGTATATTCAAGAATGTTAATAAGTTTATTTATAAAAATATAATTATATTAACACCATGTCTCAAAATATTTTGCTTTTGATTCGCTCCGACATTAAGGACGTCGACGCCAAAGTCGATGCCCTGCAGTCTAGCGTGGACGACGTCAGAACCAACTTGCCCGACGTCAGCGAGCTGTCCGCCAAGCTCGACGCGCAGGCCACCACCCTCGAGTCGATCAGCAACTCTATTAACATCATCAACGACATTCTGAACCCCGACATTCCCGACTTGCCCGTTCCCAACGTGCAGAAGAAATTAGGAAAAAAATAAACATGCTCTGCACGATGCTCTAAGCCGTCTTCTGTATACTAATCGTAGACTAGTGTTAGTAGGGAAAAAATTTTGGCAAAACTACACTCTGCAATATATTGTCCTAATTTTATTATTCTTCGCTGTACAAATTGTCGTACCAGCGCGTCTGCAGGCGGTCAGTGTGCTCGCGCAGGCCCATGTAATAGTGCAGCGACTCGCTGATGATCAAATAAAACGCAATCAGCAAAAATATAACGAAGAGCGCCGTCACGTTGGTGTCGGCGGGCATGGCCATGAGCAGCAGCGCGCCCGCAATAAACATCACGGGCAGCAGCAGACCGCCGCGGCCGGCGTTTTCAAACAGCAGCTTGTTGTGGCGCTCGGTGTACTGCATAAAGTCGAGATAGGTGTAGAGCGCGCTCGACGCCAGCGCGTCGCCCACGAGCGTCACCTCGTCAAAGTCGGTGATCGCTTCGCCCTCGTCCAGGTCGAGGCGCTGACCGTTTGAGTTGACCTCGAGCGAGGCGACGTACTCGAGCAGATCGCTGAGCGACGCGAGGTCGATGATGTCTTCGGTGTTGATGAGCTCGTCAAAGTACTCGGGAATAAACTCGATAAAGTCGCGCGACCCGCCAAACGAGTCGAAATAGGCGGTGAGAAAAGAGAGCGACAGATCGTCGGGAAACTCGCGCGGAAACATGTTGTTGTAGCCGAACGGGTCCCACAGGCCCAGTATGAGGTCGGCAATGGACATGATGATGAGAATGATGCCCACCACTGAGGCCGCTTTGATGGCGATGCGCGTCAGTGCCTTGGCCACCGTCGATATGGTCTTTAGCGCAATAGTACTGAACGCTTGCGACACGGCCGCCTTGTACGTTTCGCCGAGGATGCGCGCCGTGACGCGTCGCGACGTGTTCACCAGCGTTTGTTTGAGTAGCGGTATCAGCGTGCTGTTGATACGCTTTAGCAGCGCTTTGAGCGCGTCAAACAAGTAGTCAAAACCAAAGCTGGTGGCGATGCCCAGGATCAGCGCCTGATCCTCGAGAAACTGAGATATTATAAAATTGAGATCGTCGTCGCTCATAGAGCGCGACGGCGACGACGACGTGGCCACGCGAAACGCCAACTTGCGCGCGTGGGGCTGGCGCGAAAAGCCGCGCTCGGCGGTGTACACTAGCATAGTGTGATCGTCGATGCCCAGGTCAGCGTAGGTGGTGTATTCGCCAAATTTCTTTTCAAAGTCCACATCGACAAAGGGGTCGCGCACGTTGCGCCACTCGACAAGCTCGCGTTCGGCGTCAACGGTCGGCGGCGCGGGCAACACCGGCGACGGTCGGCGGTAGTCGAACGAGCGCAGCTCGCTAAAAACATTGTTGGCTAGCATTTTCATGGTAATGTATATGGTGTCGCCCAGGACAAAGCCGATTAAACTCTCCCACCATGCCGTGTGGCAACCGCCGTTGAGCAGGTTGCGGCCGAAGCGGCGACAGTAGGCCTCGTTGAAGGTGCCCACGTACCGCTCGGGGAACACGGGATCGTCGCTCGGGCGCACGTTAAACCCCGGCACGTCGTCGACACCCTTGATGAGGTGCTCGTCGGTGCGCAAGTACGGCGAATTGAGGTACATCTTGGACAGCGTGTCCACGAGCAGGCACCGGCCGCCGGCCGTGTAGCGCAGCTCGGGCGCCTGCACCTCGTTTTCGGCGCCTTCGCGCGTCGCCGCCGCCCTGTCCAGATTGTAGCAGGCCGGCTGCGCGTACCGCACCGCCGTCTCCGACGTTTGCGTGTACGCCGTCGGGGTGGCTACGTTGACCGGGCCCGTTTCGCTGAACGGGTAACAGCTCATGCTGGCGCAGCCGCGCTCGCTAAACTTTACGTGCACGCGCAGCGCCTTGTCGGCGAGCGCGGCCGGTACATAGTAGTCGTCGTCGCCCGCGGCGCGGATGTCATAGTCAATGAGAATGTGCGGCATTTTGGCGCGCCATTGTGAGATGTAGCGCAGATTCCTGAGATTATACGAGTATTTTTCGGCGTTCAGATAGTCCACCTGCGTCAACGTGGGCGCCGCCATGTTCAAAACTTATTAAACTGGTTTAGCGATAACCTCGCAGATAACGATCGATATAAATTTAGGTCGCGGCGTTGCCCACGCCACAGACATACGTCGAGCGACAGCTAATAAACACCGAGCATTATGGACACACGACTGAAAAAGTATCTGCGCGCCCACGTCTTTGACCGGCGCGAGCCGTGCGTGTACATTGTCAGCATAGGCGCCGACGGCAGCATCAAGAACATTCATCAAGCGGTAGACAACGGCGCCCCCGTCTCCGCCCAACAGAGACTGCACTACTACGAGATCAAGCGCGTGCGCAACGGCAGCGGCACGATGCATTATGTGTACAGGAGCATAAATAAAATACCAGAATGTATAGAGTATAAATGTATTTAGCTGTTATATTATACAATACTATATTAGATTATAAATAAAATTACTACAACTATTTATTATTGTTCATTGACCGTGTCAACGCCCGGCACGGGATAATACCTCACTTCGTAGTTGCACGTAAAATTATTGAGCGCCACCGTCTTGACCTCTTCCATGGTCAAAAGGCCGCTTGTGTAGTTGGCCACGAGGTTGATCATGCCGTTGTGACGGTTGTTGATCTCCTTGCGATTGCTGCTGCTCATGTTAAAAATGTGATGCCTGTAGTTGCGGTAGCCCTTGATTATGTCGGGTACGACCACGTCCTGGATGACTGTAGTGATCCACACTATTTCGTGGCCCATCTTGATAATGGTGATGCGTTCGTCCGACTTGGTGGTGATCAGGATAAAGCTGTGCGACTGCGGTTGGTCGCGGCACGCGTTAAGATAGCTTTCAATGAGGTGTACGGTGCCGTTCTCCTTTTTCACCTTGTACAGCTTCTCGACGCGCTTGTCGGCCACGTCGTACAGTAGTCGCACCACGCTGCCATACTTGTAGGCAAAATTGTTCTTGTCTTTGAAGTCGGAAGAGCGCATTTCGCGCGGCCGTAGCCACACGCCGAGCGACTCGACCACGGCGTCAATTAGATTAGAGCGCGGTGCCTTTATTCTGTTGTTGGGCACCCGTTTAAAGTACAGATTTCGCGTCAGCTTCATAATTTCGCTGACGTAGACGGGCACCTCGTGCTTGACAGTCTTTTCGGAAGCCTCTTTGCGACACATGTGGAAGGGCAGCGTAAACAGCGACTTGTCCGCCATCATTTCCGACAGGGTATTGTAAATCGAGCGTGCCTTGTTCTCTCCGATCGAGGCCAGCAGCAGGCTAATCTTGCCTTGCACAAATACCTTGTCCAAGTTGAAAAAGTTGATAACGGTGGCCAAAAAGGCAAAGTCCTTGATTTCCTCGAAATAGCAGCGGTTTCTGTTGGTGTCGGCCAGCTTCTTTTCGCAAAACTGCTCCTGCTGCGGAATGTCAATCTCGAGGTCGAGCAGCAGTTGGTACGATATGAGAAAACGGTAGCGCTCCAGCGTGGCGACCAAGACGTAGCGGTCGTGGTGCATGTGGTGCGAAATGTACTCGTTGTAAATCGAGTGTACGCAGTTTACAAACTGAATACTGAAGGGGTCGCGCCCGTCGTCGCCGTTGCCGCCGCCCACAGGTTTGGTCACCGTGAACATGTAAAACACATTATCGAGCACGTGACTGGCAAACAGACGATTATTTTCAAACTTGGCCTCGCTGTCGCTGTGGTGGTCAATAATGTTTTTGAACAAGCGATTTGTGGCCTCGTCATTGCCGCTGCCGCTGCTAGTAGAGGGCATTACGTGATCCGACTTTTCCGTGGTGAGGACGTGCATCTTTTTCACGTAGCGGCCGCGCGGTTTGTGCTTTAGAATGGCGCGCGGCGTTTCGTCCTCGTCCTCCTCTTTCTCCGATGGTCGCGCATCGCGAGGCAGCTCGGTCACAATCTTGCCAATCAGTTTCGCATTCTCGTCCGGGGCCACGGTCTTGCCGACCAGTTTTGAAACATCGGCCGGCTCGGCAGCCACAATCTTGCCGATTAATTTTGAATTTTCGTCTTCGGCAGCGACGGCGGCAGCTTCGTCACAGTGTCGCTTGTATGACAAACATTTGCGCGACGAGCCCACACCTCTTTTCGTCGGAACGTGCGTGTCAACGGCCACGTCTTTGACCGCGTCACCGATCTGAACCTGAATTTTTTTCTTTTTTCCACTCGACAACAAAGGGGCGGCGTCGGTCGTCGTAGCTAGCTTGGCCTTGCGTTTCTTGCCCGACGGTGCCGGCGTGATCGGTTCCTCGGTCAGGACGGGTTTGATGTCTTCGAGTAGCATAGTTTCCAAGAAGTTGGTATCAAAGTCCTGCGCGCTCAAGTCGTAGCCGTGGTTGATGGTGTCCACGTTGCTGATAAGGGTGTTGTAGTTTTTGTCACTAAAACCCTCCTCGTCGAGCACCTGGTCGCAGATCTCGGGCGTGCTGGGCGCCGCGTTGTGGAAAGCCAGAAAGTGACCGAGTTCCTTGCGCGACGGCGTGCGGTTGCCCTCGCAGTTCTTGTAAGTCTGGTAGCGCGATTGCATTGCTGCTGCCGGGGACTGTGCCAACTGAAAGAGTAAAGAAAATGAACGTCAATTTATACTGTCCACAGGGCAGCGACAACGTGATATCGTTCAGTTTGTTGGGCAGCGTTAACTCTATTAGCATTTATCTGTTCGACATTGGCGCGCCAATAAACAGCGGCCACGGCGGCGCCGTCGCAACACGACTAGTGAGCGGATACGAACGCGGCTTACGCAACATCTGCATGAACCTTGAGTGTGTGACGTCATACGATAAAAATGCGTACCTAGTGAGTTGCGTCAGAACGCCGTACGTGTTGCGCAAGCTGATGGTGAATAAAAATTTTGCGCGCACCGTTTCGCCGATGGTGGTGCAGGCGCGCGGCGAGGTGCAGGTGTGGCACGTGCTGGGCGTGTGCAAGGGAAAGGAGATCGCCTCGATCGCACGGGTGCGCGGCGTGAGCGTGTGCGAGAACGGCGTCGAGAGCTATGTGGCCAAGGAGATTATCGCGTTGCGCGGTAACATACCGGCGGCGTTCGTGGCAGCGCTCTCGCGCAACTCGCCGCATGTGCGCGACGTGGAAGCGGCCCAATGCGTATATCCGTGGCTGCGCATAAACGACGAGGACGTCACCGTGCACACAAAATGAGCGAGGACACGGCATCGACAGTGGTCGTCGACAGTGGCACCGACAAAAACAATCGACGCGCAACATTGACAATAACAAGTGACGTCACAAAGTGTTTATCGTTGACACGGGCAGAGCGCGTGATCGTTGACACGAGCAACGAACGTGATCGTTGATCATGTTCGTTGATCATGTTCGTTGACACGTTCGTTGATCATGTTCGTTGCCGCGTTCGTTGATCATGTTCGTTGACATGTTCGTTGATCATGTTCGTTGACATGTTCGTTGATCATGTTCGTTGATCATGTTCGTTGCCGCGTTCGTTGATCATGTTCGTTGACACGGGCATCAAGCGTGAGCAAAAAAAAATTTAAAGTAATAAATTTTTGTACAATCGTCCTACGCACCCGGATTCGAGCGTGGCAAACACGCACTTGTGCTCGTCTAGATCAAACTGTTCGCCGGTGTCGCAGTAAAATTGCTGACGACTCGGGCACAGAAAGTAGCTGTTGCAGTCGTACGGGTCGGGCACGAGTCCGTGGTAGCCGTTTGGGCACAGCTTGTTGACGTGGAAATCAAAGTGCAGGTCTTTTAGTTTGTGAAACACCATGAGTTTTAGTATAATAAACAATCCCAATAGTAACCACATGTTTTATTTGTATACAATTCTGTGCGTATTACACCTTGTAACTTAAAATGCCTAGATTGGTTTTACCGGAAGCTTTTTCACAATCTTCTACTCTAAACTTAAATTTACTCAAAAGCATGTTGGAATAGTTGCTGCTGAGCGTGGGCTTGCATTTGTTTGCAAATATTGTGTGGTCAAGCAACGACTCGGAATAGTTGAAGATGCCGTAGTTTTTCAGAATAGAATAATGGCCGTACGCGTGCTCCATCACAAACAGCAGCGTCACGTACTGCGTCGTCTCCGACTCGCTTATCTTGACGAGCGCCTCGTAGTCGTCCGATTTGCGCTTGCGCGTGGGCGCAAAGGTTTTCATCAGCTTCACCTTTTGCTTTTCCTTGACAATGTTGCCGACACTCATCTCGGTGTCAAATTGTCGTTCGAGCATCTTGACAATGCTCAGGCGGTCGATGGTGCACACGATCTCCTCGCGCTCGTTCAACCGAAACATGAGCGGTTCCCCGGGAATGACCACGTCGGGGCTGTCGGTGACGACAAACTCCATTTTGTTGTCAAAATTGTTCACGAGCGGATGAACGCGGTTGTGGATAAAGCCGAGCGACGCGACCACGATCGAGACAATGTCGCGCGTGGCCTGGCGGTCGCGGAAGATGGTGAGCAGCGGCTGAGTGAGCTGCAGCGTGTTGAGCATGGCCATGTACTTGACGATGACCAGTTTTATTTTGAGCGAGTCGTAGCTTTCCAGGCTGTTGAGGTTCTTGGCGTCAAACTCGGCCAGGTCATAGTCTTTGTGTAGCTGTTCGTTGCCGTTGATTATTTCGGTGACTGTTCTGATCTTGGGCGACGAGGACGAGTTGCACTTGAACTGTTTCATTGTTATGGTCTTACTACAACATGGTGCGCTGCGCAGGGTTCACAAACGGGTTCGCTCTCATGGTGGCGTTGAGCGGATTGGCAAAAGTGCCGCCGCCGGGCGGTGGGTTTGGTGAACTGTTACCGCTGCTCGACTGGAACAGCATTATGAGCAATATGATAATGACCAACGCGATCAGCACCGTCATCATGGTGTTGGTGCTGACGTTGTTGAGGCTGAATCCGCCCCCGGACGTCGTGGCTGGTCGGTTGATATCCATTTTATGTGAACAATTTCAAGAGCGTGTTTTTGACCCACGGATTTTTCAAATTATCGAGAGTTTTGAATTGAGAACTTTCGTAATCTCCTCTTATAATTAAATAGGCAGGCACAGAGGTGCCAAAGATGTGTTTGGTCAGATAGATTTTGTGTTTGTCGTCGACAATGTACGTGTCCTTGTTGAGTACGTGCGGCACGGAAAACTGTCTATAGGGGATGAGGCGGTAGTCAAAGTACAAGAGCTCGGTCGATCCGAACAAGCTGTTACTGGCGAGTATGATGAACAGCTGGTTGGAGGGCACGTAGAATGCGTTTAGTGTGCCTTTGATCTGGATAATGTCGGGCCGCACAAAAATGTACGACGTCTCGTTGGCGCGCAGCGTGGGCAGCACGCTGTTGGCTTCAGTTTTTATGTTTAGTTTTCGATACTTATTTACGGCGTACCGGTCAATGACAATCTCGTTGTAGCTGCTCGCCAGGCGCGCGTTTTGCTCGCCAAACTTCATGATAAACTTGTAATTGGACGTCTTGGTCATGTAGTCGTTGAGCAGCTCGAGCAGGTCGTCAGGGAACTTGGCATCGTAAATGTAGTCGCGCTGAATAAATTTAATGTAGTTGGCGCTGTTGTCGAGCTCCAGGTTGATCTCTTCGAACACTTGGTTGGGCTTGCGTGTCACAAAGTGCTTGCTATTGATGATGCGAAAGTTGTTGCGCACCAGCGGCAGGCCCTTGTAAAAATTGCGAATCATGTAGTCGTAGTTGGCGGGCACGTTGATGTTGTTGCGCAAAAAGTGCTGCGCCATCGGCTCGCCCACCAGATACAGACGGTACGGGTAATCGGGCGTCTCCACCTTGGGCGCCGCGCACATCTGCACGCCCGACCAGTCCACGTATGCGTTGTCAAACAGAAAGCCCTCCTTGCCCTCGATGAGGGTGAATAGCGTGTCGTTAGACACAAAGAACCGGTCGTTGAACACCTTCATAAACTCGCTGTACAGCAACAGCAGAAAGGGCTGCGGGTCGTTGACAAAAAAATTGGTGGCGTACACGGGCGTGTGGGGTTGGATGTAGACGCGCTTGTCAAACTCGATAATGTCCACGTTGTCGCGCATCGACACAAATTTAAACTGGGGTTTAATGTACTTGAACACGTTGGGGTCTCGGTCCACCACCAGGTGCTTGAGGTCCATGGCGCTCAGATAGTTTACGTACTTCATCAGCGTCTCGTCGTCGACCGCGTCAAAGTTGTTGCGAATGTACTCGCCGATGAAGGGGCGCGCCTCGGAAGCGATATAGTCATAGTTGTTGAGCTGAAAGTACGTCGACAGGAACAGGTACTTTAGGTGCTTTTGTTCCAGCGACTGCTTGACCGTGACCAAACTCATTTTGGAATCTTACTATTGTTTAATCGTTCTCCACAATTTGCTTTGAGCTCTTAAAACTGGTCTTACAAACGGGACACACGGGGTACATGTTGCAAAATTTCCACAGATTCGCGTAGCACATGTTGCAGATGTTGTAGCCGCAGCACTCGTTGGGCTTCAAAAAGTTCTCCTGCAGGCTCGCGTCCTGGCAAATGTTGCACTGGTAAATGCGCGGTTCGGTGAACACGTTGATGACGTGCATGCGCTCGTTCATCGTGCGAATCACGTGCAAATACTTTTCGCCCGCCGCCACAAACGCGTCAAGCGCCGCGGCGTTGCTGCGCACGACGACGCCGCAACAGTGGTCGTGCACAAAATGCTGGTTCAGCTGACGCAGCTGGCGGACGTACGGCAAAAATATAAACATGCTGTGCTGGTAGCGCGACTGCTCGCTGAGGTGGCGCACCACCTCGATGACGTTTTTTATCTCGTCAATCAGATAATGGACGCAGCGGTCGCGCGGCAGCGCCACGTCCGCGTCGGCCGGTCGCAGCGCGAGCAGCGCGTCAATGCCGTTGTTGTACGACTGAACGTACATGTCCTCGACAATCTTAAAGGCAGCGCGTTTCACGGCAAACTGCGCCGCCGCGTTCAGCGGCAGCTCGTCGCTGTACAAATTGGGCAACACGAACCGCGCATACACTACAGCGCCGGCGTCGTTGCTGTCGTCGAAAATCATACTTGCGCTCATGACGCGACCACAACCATTTATAAATTCTTATATTGGTAAAAGAAAAAAAATAGTATAGTGTATAAATTTTATTGAAAGAATATACATTTAATTTACACATTACATACTACAATACATACTACACACCTACAATATTTTTATTACACACACACTAAGCTTGACACGCTGCGCAATCGGGCGCAGTGCGCGAACATGACGCCGCCGCCGCCGTTGTCGACTCGACGGCCACGGTAAACGCCTGCGAGTAGGCAGCGGGTTGAGTGCGCAGATAGTACATGCCCGTCTTGAGGCCCATGCGCCATGCGTAGTCGTGCACCGACGACATGAGCGTGTACGTCGGGTGCGGCACAAACAGATTAAACGACTGGCTCTGGTCAATGAACGCGCCACGGTCAGCGGCCATTTCAATGAGTCGCTTTATCTTCATCTCCCAGGCCGTCTTGTACAGCCGCTTGATATGATCGGGAATGCCGTCGATGCGCTGCACCGAGCCGCGGTGCGCAAAAATCTGATTGCGCATTTCGTCCGTGTATAGGTTGAGCTCGATCAGGTCATCGATCAGATACTGATTCACCACCTGAAACTCGCCGGCGAGCACGCGCCGCAGATACACGTTGCTCGTAAACGGTTCAAACGACTCGTTGTTGCCCAAAATCTGCGCGGTCGTTGCCGTGGGCATGTACGCTACCAGCAGCGAGTTGCGCAAACCGCGATTTTTTATTTTGCGCTTCAGAGCCGCCCAGTCCCAGAGCGGCGACGGTGTCACGTTCCACATGTCGTACTGCAGAATGCCGCGGCTAGCGGGGCTGCCCTCGTACGAGCTGTACGGTCCGTGCGCCGCCGCCAGTTCGCAGCTCGCCTCGAGCGCGCCGTAGTAAATCGTCTCGGCAATTTGCCTGTTGAGCAGCGCCGCCGACTCGCTTTCGTACGGCATACGCAGCCGCACAAACGCGTCGGCAAGGCCCTGTACGCCCACGCCAATGGGCCGGTGTTTAATGTTGGAGAGGCGCGCGCTCTCGAGCGGATAGTGGTTGCGGTCGATGATCTTGTCAAGATTGCGCACCACCACCTTTGTAATTCTGCGCAGCAATTCAAAATCGTACTTGTCATCTACGATGCATCGGTTCACGGCGATAGAGGCTAGATTGCACACGGCCGTCTCATCCGGGGCGCTGTACTCTACGATCTCGGCGCACAGATTGCTGCATTTGATCACGCCCACGTTCTTTTGATTGCTCTTGCTGTTGCACGCGTCCTTGTACAGCATGTACGGTCCGCCAGTTTCCACCTGCGTTTCCACTATGAACCGATGCAGGTCCTGCGCGCGCACTTGCTGCTCGTAGCGACCCTCCTGCTCGTATAAAGTATACAGCCGCTCGAACGCCTCGCCGTAGCAATCGTCGAGACCGGGGCACTTGTGCGGGCACATGAGCGACCACACGCCGTCCGCGTACACGCGCTTCATAAACAGATCGGGCACCCAGAGCGCGTACATGAGGTCGCGCGCCTTGCAGTCTTCGGCGCCCATGTTGCGGCGCAGGTTGAGCACGCTGAATATGTCCGCGTGCCACGGCTCAATGTACACCGCGAGCGCGCCCTTGCGCTTGCCGCCCTGGTCGACGTGGCGCACCATGTTGTTAAACACTCGAACCATAGGTTCAATGCCACTGGCAGTGCCGTTAGTAGAGCTAATGCGACTGCCGCGCGCTCGCACTTTGTGCACGTTGACGCCGATGCCGCCGCCGTACTTTGAGATGGCCGCGCAGTCGCCGAGCGTCGAGTAGATGCCCTCGATGCTGTCGCGCTTCATGGTCAGCAGAAAGCACGAGCACATTTGCGGAAAACGCGTGCCGGCCGCGAACATGGTGGGGCTGGCGTGTGTAAAATATTTCTGGCTCATCATCTCGTACGACTCGAGCACGCGGTCCATGTCATCGCCATGGATGCCTATGGCGACGCGCATCAGCATATGCTGCGGTCGCTCCGCCACTTTGTTTCCAATTTTGAGCAAGTAGCCGTTTTCTAGTGTCTTGTAGCCAAAGTACTTGTAGTCAAAGTCGCGGCCGTGGTCAATGGCGGCGTCGATCAGCGCGCGGTTGCGCACCGCCACGTCGAGTAGTTCGTCCGCGACCAGGCCGTGAGAGTGTAGCGCCGTGACCACGTTGCAAAAATTGCTCCCCACTTGCTTGTGCATGTTGTCGATGAGGATGCGACCGGCGAGCACGGCGTAGTCGTGGTGCACATACGTCATGGTGGCCGCCACGTTGGCAGTGTACAGGTCAAGCTCCTCGGTGGTAACGCCGGCGCGAATGCCCTTGACGACGCGCAGCGTCACCGCCGCCGGGTCTACATAGTTTTGGTTCAGATTGTAGCACAGCGACTTGACGCGCGCCGTAATCTTGTCCAGGCGGACGTCCTGCCGCGATCCGTCGCGCTTGATCACATATAGAGTCTGCATGGCAAAGTGTGTCGGCGACGCCGCAATCACCGATTTATATACTGATTGCACACCGATTCAGATAGTCCAAGTCTCAGAAACACACGATAATACGGCACCGACCGCGTCATCGACAAGTATATAAAGGACGCGTGCAGCACTCAATGTATCAATTGTGCGCGAGGCATCACAAATCAACGACGCTGATCAGGACATCGACATGGCTTTCAAACACTATGTGAGCGTGTACGCACAGTGCCCCGAAACGAGCGTGTTTGCCCCGATCGCCGACAACTATCGCATCGATGGCGGCGACGACGACGGCAATGAGCATCCCCTCATCAATACGTTTTATGGTGTGCGCATCACGCCGCAGCACGGCCGCTTCGCCAACAGCATCATGGCCGTGCACGTGAAGAGCTCTGGCGGCCGCGTCCACTACGTGTACGCCAACAGAAAGCTGTGGGATTTTCGATGTGCGGTTCATACGGACGACGACACGCAAGTGTTTACGTTCGCTGCCATGCCCGGCGTCGCGGTCGTGTTCTCTGAGAACGTGCACGTCAAAAATGTCCGACAGCTACGGCACAAGTTTGTAGAGCACTACGAGCTAGGCGGCGCCGACGGCGTCCCCGTACACAAGAAGGCAAAGTTTCCGTGCGTGTACGCCATAGACGACAACGGCGACCATCGACTGGTGCTGCACTCGAAAGACGTCTACCTGTACCAGAACACGGCGAAGAAAATTGTCCAGATCGACGAAAATATTGATTACGACACCGAGGACAGATCGCCGTTGCTGGCCGATTGTATGTAAACAGGGACCAAATTGTAACCATAAAAATAAAGTTTATGTATTGTGTGTATGACGCAATAAATGAAATGTATTGTAATTTGTTGTGTTTTATTCAAAAAATTACATTTTTACGGGATTTGTAAGTAATTTTCTCCTTTCGTAAAAGATTGTGAAAAATTAAATATA